TGTAAAAGCACCAGAAGACAGTTCGAATGTATCCCAAACAAGATTTGTACCATCATAGTAAGTATAATCTATTTCGGGTATACCAGAATTAGAGTTTTCATACAATGAACCATCTGAACCTCTATTTGCAAATCTGGCCCACTTAGCATTAAGTTGGGTGATAGTCCCTGTTACTAGCGATGTCTCACCTGCCCAAGAAGAACCATTGTAATAATTGTAAACCAGATCATCATTATCGTCTACGTAGAAAACATAAATATCCGTACCTACGCAAACAGTGCTAGCCAGTTTACCGACGTTACTAGAGGGGTTATTAAAACCCCAGTTAGCAAGTCCGGATGGTGGGGATTGCTCTTGTACTAATATAGCAAAAGAATCAGCAGAGGCCCCTCTATATGCGATGACTACATCGCCATCAGATTTCATAGCCACACTAGCATGCGAGGTAGCGTCTACATCTTCTATATTGTCTAGAGAACCACTAGAATTTACCGCTGTAGGGTAGTTATTATTGCACCAATGCTGGTATAGATTGTCATCTCCAGCCGCATTTCGTACGGTAGACATATTAACCAGCTCAGTACTGTCAATGAACCATATATCTTCTACCTGATGATCTCCTGAAATCCAAACTGTAAAAGGGGTACTCCACGAACCGCCGTTCCTATTAGTATAGTGTGGGGTTTGGATATCTGTTCCCATCGAAGTGATGACATCAGACCATATTACATGTGGAATATCATGGCTATCAATAGCAACACGACACCCGTAATAATTACTGGCTGGGGAAGCGTCACCAATATCATGGACTGAAGTATCTCCTGAGAAAGTATCGGTAGAGGTAGAAAAGGTAACGTATCTCAGTGCAGTACTTTTCCCGTTTACATCTACATATGGAATATGAATAACTCCTGTAGAGTCAATAGCCGCACTATGTATCAAATAGGTTGAAGCATCAGGAGCATTACCAGCGTCTTGTTCAGAAAAAGAAGAAGGGGTTGCGGAATTACCTTTGTAGACTCGGATATTACCACTTACATTGACAACGACATAAGGGATGCCACTTGAATTACGCATCGGTCTACAATGAGGAGCCGAACCACCCGCTACAACTGTTACTGCCATAGTTTTTGCATATGTCCCCTATCTATTAAGATAGTATTCTGAAACGGTAATGCTCTCCACCATTCTATAGGTTGAATGTTATAGAACTTAGCATTGCCTGATGTATCTATTACATGTATCTGTTTCTTATAGGTTTGATTAAGATGAAGGATCAGTTCTTCAATATTCTCTATACAAGGAAGTACCCTGGATGTAAAGATCACATCGAAGGGTTCTATTGGAGTATCAAAGATATCCATCTTAAACAGGTATGGTGAAGTACTCTGACTAAGTGCATAGTCAGACACTTCACATCCCCAGGCTTCATAGCCTAGTTCTCTAAACTTTTCTACAGCAAAACCATATGCACATCCGGCATCCAAAATGAGATCATTGGGAGAGAGAATACCATGCTCATGTATTCGCCTAGCTACTTCCTCTACATTAATCTTCTGATCTACATAGGAACTATACCCTGCATTATGTGCATACTCAGCTTCTCTACCCTCAAAATATGACTCATCATATTTATCGATAGTGAGCATTACGTTAAGGTTGCAAACCCTGTAGTAAAGTCAATTGTAAAGGTTTCTCCGTTCGCCAGCGTCACGTCGGAACCATAATCATACCAACCAATCAAAGGATCCGCCGGGCTAGTAGGATCATCATTGTAGAGAACCACATATCTGAATGTAGCCACAGCACCTGAAGCAGTTAACACTAAGTCGTTTGCTGTGAATGTAACCGTACCTGTAGTATGTTCTGCTGTGATACCTGTTATGATCCTAGATGAAAGGTTCGTATAAGCTATCTCAGTAAGATCAGCAAGTACAGCATTAGTAGCTACAGGTGCATTGGCATTATTAGTCAATGCTACAGTTACAGAACAGGTGGCATCCGAAGTGAAATTATGAACTCCTTTGGCCAGATCCTCGACAAATTGTTGAAACTTATTAAAACTCGCCATATCTTTTTTTTACGAAGATATGTACATCATTTTATTTAAACCCCTAGTTATGATTTGTACTTCTTACTTACTTTGTTGACAGGATTGAGGTTGAACTTACGCCAATCCTTCAATAAAGGCTTTAGCATATGTTCTACTAAAATACCATGGGCAAGTAACCGGGTTTCCATATCAAAAGAAGAAAGCATAGGAACGACATCAACCTGAATGTTCTGTAATATCTGAGTAGCTCGACGTCTGGGTTGAAAACCGGTAAAATTATTGTAGAGAATAGTACCTAATCTTTTGTTGTCTGTGTACCTTATTATTCGGGGAGCTTCATATCCATATAGTTTATCAATCTCATAATAGCGTTCTATTATACTACTATAAGGATGCCACGTTTCTGATATTGATTGTCGTCTGATGAGGGTTTCCATAGGAAAGATAGGAACAATGAGCAACTGTTCATCTCGTATAATTCCAACGCCTGCTAGAATACGGAGAGGCCGGGAACTTCCCTTTGTCTTTCTCTGCTTGTAGATGTGATACGCCTTCACTGATAAATTTTTTTAAGTGATCATGTACTGCATTCAATGCTCGATAAACATCTGATCGTAAACGAGGTGGAGGAAAAGTATAGAATATATAAAAGCGAGCATAGAGACCCATATAGGTTAATACCAGATCATCGAAGTTCTTTGAAGTATCCATATAGCATGTCTTTGATCATTACTTTAGTTTCTATATCTTCTGATACAATCATGTCCCATATAGTTAGAAAGTTTAATTCACTTTTAAGTGAATCGCAGAACATACCGTTTGGAAAATGCAATACTCTCACTCTGGTTATGGTCAGTCCGGAATGATCTTTACTATAATCTGCATAGGCAAAATCAATGGCTAGATGGAAAACTCTTACTATGATATACTTTTTAGAATAGTGTTCATCTGTTAGAATATATCCTAATAGTTCAAGCTTCGGTTCTACTTTATGATGATGACTGCCTTTAATCTTTTTCTGGATAGGATAGATTAGCATATAAGTTCTTTTAGCATAGCCATACCTAAGACAACACTCTCTTGATCAGATGATTGTACCATATCTATTATTTGTTTGCTTACTTTCTTGTGAATATTTCTACCTACCCATGTATTAACATATTCTACACTTGATCCTGATCGAAATGTTCTAACTACATAGTATGTATGATCTATTTTAGATACACTAACTTTACATTCTTCAGCACCAGTTTCTTCGGTAACCATGATACATTCAGTATCATATCTCCCTTCATCCTTTAACTCTTTAAATAAGAAACAGACACTAGGCATTGCCTGACAGTATATTACTTTCATAGTACTTTCATTTTTGAGTATACAAAGATCCTTCCTGTTTGGGAGCGTTTAATAGTAATTTTTTTGAAGCGTATTTAACAGATGCAATACCATATCCTATTGCTCGCGTTTCTTGATCATCTGACAATAACATTTGTCTTAATGGTTCATCTTGAATCTGTCCATATTTAACCGAGCGAGATGATATTAATGTTAATGTTGCACTTTCAGAATATCCATCTTCTAAGATCATAATACCTGGTATGTCAACTAACCACTGTCCTGCTCCATGGTACACGGGATTGGATTTATGTTCACTCATAAGAAATATATATTCTGCTGTACTATATTCTATGAGCATGAAGGAGTTACTCAAGTCATCAATCGATAACTTCATTTCCTCTTCGTCAAGTGTAATGTTCATGAGCAATAATTATATCGATTAAAAAAATCGTGTTCTCTTCGTCAGCGTATTGCAGTTGTTCACAGATAGATGCATCACAATGCAGTGCGGATAATACCCTGGGCCAGCCATTAAATACTACATAACCCGGTATACTATTTTCAAAGTCCACATTCACAAGTATGGTATTGCTAACTTTTTTAGCCCTTTCTTTTTTATCCATGTCAAATGATATTATATACTTATCGTAGGAAAGTAAAACTGCATGATCCATAGAGTTAAAAGTTACCTTTCTTATAAAGTATACTTCACGAAAGACTCCCTTATGCCAACTACGGTTTGGCAATAGAGTCTTTATAGTCTTCCGGTATGAAGGATCCATAATGTATTATAAATAAGTCTGCGGCCATGATTACTGTTTCCTCGTCATCTGAAGTAAGCATGTCTAAAACCTGTTGTGGAATATTTAATTTGATAAAACCGTAGTCTTGTATATCATGACTGGTCATAGATATCCGGAGAGGATCGTTGTTTATAATAATGAACGTTCTTGTTAGCTCGGTACTAGATAATACACGCCCCAGGATGAGGGGCTGTACTGATGCTTCAAATGCATGAATGTTTAATATCTTAGCATTCGTAACAAGCAGTAAAGCTCCATCCATCCCTAACTTAGATGCGTATAAACCCAGCAAGTTCTTGGCTGTGATGTTTGAGTAGGTCATAAGCCATAACGCTTGCGTCCGGATCACTTCCTGCCATCATCTCTTTAATCTGATTGGGACACTGGATACGATTATAAGATCGATTGTTATAAAGAATTGCAGTGTGTTGAAATACACCATCTTCCTTTTCATCCTTGAAAGCGGGTGCAGGTGGTAAGTTAGGATGAATTTGTGCTGTACCTGCAGGTGTTAATTTACTAATATCCAGTTCTTTTTTCTTAGGAGGATCCTGTGTATCACCATTGAATACAATAGTGACAGTATCTCTTTCATAGTCGGCATCAGGCATTTCATCTGTCAAATGTTTAAACTTCATGTCTGCACGCCTGTGTGATACTGTAGGACTAACAAAAAACTTTGGTTTAAGATCTATGATCTCATCGGCGATAATGATCTCACCGTTCTTAGATCTAAATGCTTCCAGTTCTATCTTCATCGTTCTGATTTTTAATGTTGTTTAATCTTTTGGTTAACTGATCGGCCAGCTCATAGTTTTCATCTTCTATGGCTTTCTTAATGGCGCTCTGTAAGTCTTCAATGACTTCTTCTGCGATGATAGTTATCTTAAACTTGCCGGCAATAAAATGCATCTCTTCATAACGGATAATCATACCAGCATTCTCGTACATGCCATTACGAATGGCAGCAAACTTTCTGAATATTTCTCCTATTGCTCTCCAGAAAATATTATTCATGACGATCAATATCGTGTAAAGTATTCTGATTCTTTCTTTCCAGTAACTTACTATGGTTATATCGAAGTACTTCTTCAACTGAAAAATTATACAGGCTCAATGCTCTTTCCAAAGCACCTATTACTTCTTCCATAATAGGATTAACTTCACCAAAAATATCGGGTCTACCATCTCTATAATATTTTTTAAGCTTACCTGCACGCTTAGTAATAGATAAGATACATTTGTTAATGTCTTCAAGTATGGCTCCTTGCAATGTATAAGTAGGAAAACCACTACTAACTGCACCATAGGTAATCATATCAGCAAGCTTATCAATACCAGTGACAATATCAATACCATTTGTATACCAGAAAACATCACCAGCTTCGTCCAGTACTCTAATAGGATGTCCTACCTTTATTGCATCATAAAGTTCATGGAGCTCATCTATTAAGCCCAGATACAGATAGCACAAATCAAATTTGTCTACTCTTGCTGGATAAACTGCTGTCTCATCAAAAATATGCTTATATTCTTCTAGCCTCATTGTGTCCATATTGGGTTCTTGACTTTAAAGTTATTTAATAAATCAGTAAGATATCTCCATTGTGTGTCTGTATAGTTTGATCCTCTGAAATGAAAGCCATCAAGAGATGAGATGTGTTCAAGTAGAAATACCAGGTCTTCAAAGGGTATACAACTACCGGCATACAGACATCTTTCCCATCCGTTAGGTACAAATCTTCTGCTCTTTGTAGTTATAGCTCTATGATTAAGACTCAGTACTGGTATCGGCATGTCCTTCCAGGGAAACTCCGGGTTAGTTACTAGGATGAATGTCTCCATATTAACTTCCTTCCTTGATACTTTCAATGGTTTGCTGTAGATATGTACATCGGTGTACTTCTTATCAGCTAGGGCTTGTTTGTATACTTTTTCCCAGAACTCTGTAGTGTCCAGGATTACTTCTCTCGAAGACCCCAGGGAGAGAATCACATCATAGTTGCCACGCATACTCATGGACAGATTACTGATCCGTGAGTTAGTCTTTGTGTTAATATTGATGTATACTGTGTAGTAGTTTTGTATTCGCTCTTCTTCCAGCTCCTTAAGAGCTTCATCAATGAGCTTACCAATCTGTAGGAGACGCGCTTTTATACTCATGTTTGGCTTTGACTAATGTTTTACCTTCATCTAATAATCGGTTCAACATCTCACCTCCCAAATGTAATACATAGAGAGGTTCAAATAGTTGTTTGGCTGTCTTGATATACACACCGTAGTCATATCGTAGACACAAGGGAATAAGATCCGGATAATACTCCATCATTTTATCATGAGTTAGTTCAGGCTGGAGATGTATTTCATACTTATTACCGAAGTGCTCTCCCTGGGGTGCATTAAACGGTACTGCAATAATCACAGTCTGATGCCTCATGAATGATTTGTATAGTTTATCAGCATCAGGTTTAGATAAATGCTCCCATACATCCCCCATGATTACTACATCATAAATAGTTAAAATAGAAGAAGGAAGCTCTAGTATATTATCATGATAAAGTCTATCATATTTATCCTTGAGAGAATAATTAGCGATGTAGTCCGGAAATACTTCTACACCATGTATGTTATTGTACCCCATTGGACGGAGTAAATCAGAATAGGTTCCTGTTCCACATCCTACGTCCAGAATAAGGTCATCACTAGTAATGTATTTTGTAAAGAACTTAAGCGTTTCGCTCTTGAAGTATTGAGTGCTTGTCGGCATTGGATATAACTTTTTTGGTAACTAAATAAGTTAAATGGATTTCCAGAAGATAAGTCATGTACTGTTTCTTATCTCCATATTCATTATGGCATGCTCTACACAGTGCCATTAAGTTTTCTATGTAATCTTTTAGCTTACTACCTCCCATACCGCGGCAATCGATATGATGTATATCAACTGCTCTTGACCTGCAAACTTCGCAAGGAATAAAATCCTCCTCATCGAAGTTAAGGGATGACAGGTACACCTTTTTGTAGTGCACGTTTAAACTTTTCTACGTCTGTAATAATATTATAGGAATGGTCTTTACGTTCATCACTCATAGTATCATAGTAATGCGTGACAATAAAATCCCGAGCCATTACATATGTTTCCATGTCGTCGCTCTTAATCATCTCCTCGAGTTGACTACGAACATCTGAAGATATAATGTTGAAGGTCTCCAGACGTGAGAGCATAGGATCAAAATTGCTCTTCATCGACTTCAGGTGCATATGATTGTAATTCTCCTCGAGCCATCTGTGTAAATAAGGGAAGAGGATCCACACATTCCTCATATTTGTGACGTTCGATAGGCTCCGGTAGTACTTCTTTTTCAGGTAACAAATCTTTCATCTGTGCTATAAGCTCTTGTATATCAGAAAGCATGTCAGGATCTACAATGATGATGCCTACTGTTCTTTTCTTAGACATCTTAATGAGTTCCACATCCTGTTCTTCAGTACATTCCGGAAGATAGAGTGTAAGTTTGGTAGTGTTGTCGGTAAGTAAACCGTTGTGTTTCAGTTGAACATTATTTACTTGAATCATAATACATATTTTGCCTACAAAATAAGCAAAACACTGATAAAAAAAAAGGAAGACCCGTATGGATCTTCCCTCACTTACTAACTTAAATAAAACATGTCTCCTTTATGGTAGAGAAGACTTCGTAATACTCCTGAGTCTTACTTACAGAAGCACCGATATGTTTTTCGATGTCCAGTCGAAGCCGGTCTGACTTATTGACTACTGCAAATGCCATATTCTCCTGGCATAAGTAGAAACCTAATAAGTTTTTCCACTTCGGGACTACTTTATATTTGATACGTACTGCCTCTTTATATTGTAAACTGACAGCACTATACTTTCCTTGGATAATCAGTTCAATGTCTGGTAGAAACTGGGCAGGTATCTGTAAAGAGTAAAGAACTTTTTCGTTGATATGTTCAACATCTATACAAACATTAGAGTCAACAATTAGTTCATTCAAAGAATAGTATGGACTACTCGTATATCCTAAGTCTTCTAACACTAACATATTGAAAACTAAATATAAAACATGGAACTTCGGATCTTCTTTACGGAATACATAGGCACGTTGTAGCCCATACTCATACGCAAGTAGAATAAATGGAAAACCTACTTGCGGTTCTGTTTTTGTCTTGATGCCTGCAGTTAAATCATTAAACAGTGGTAATACCAATAGCGTACTTGCATTGGTGGATGACCATACCTGTTCTAATAGCATTAATCTTGTTTCTGATAGTTAAGTAGAATATCTTCTACTAAAGTTTTGGTTTCTTCATCTTCGGAGTACATCATATTCATGATCTGTTCGAAGTTAAGACCTTCAATGGTAGTAAGTTCAGTGATATGAAATACATCCTTACCACTATTGGGTGGAGGTTTGAGTTGAACTATTGTTGTGAACTCATTATAATCTTGTTTGTTTTCTTGAACTTGATGTACTTCAAAGGTCTCAGGATTAGCAAGTAATAAATACATAGGATATTTTTTTATGATGTGATAATGAAAAGAATCGTTTCGAGCAAGGTTTCTTATAAATATATGGTTACTGAGATAGGATACATCATATACTCTTGATAATTCAATCTTCTTTCTCTCCATAAGCTTTGTATAAAAGATTAAGAAGTGTTTCTACATGCATGATCGCATACTCTCCCTGGGGCATAAACTTACCTCCTTCTGATTTAGAGGTAAGCTTATGTAAAATACACCCAGGTGTCGGCATCTCAGATAGCAGCTTATGGTAATTAGCTCCTTTACTTAAAGTCTTACATTGAAAGTGAAGAGGGAGCTGACCATATATATGTTCATCCTTATTCATCAGATCCACCTTCATATTATCTCGTGATCTGGACTCGGATCTACTTGTTACTATATTCGGAAAGATCTTCTTCAGTAAACTCATGCACGACCTCTCCCACTGATGTCCCGCCTGTCTGTTCCTCTTGCTCATCTTTTAGATAGTTAGATACTTGATTAGGAAAATACTCAGGATTTAAATCAAAGATAATACTATGTACTTTTAAACCAGGTAACCATTTGATTGTTTCAGCAGGTGTCTCTACTTTATCGAGTATCCTTCTATAAAGATCTTTGATAAAATCACTTGGAATCATATGACCTAACTTATGCTCTTTGTACCACTTAACCATATATGTAAATATGTTTTGTAAAAAGTAGCCACTTTGATAATCATAGTCATTACCATAACGACTATTGTCTGTGTACAAATTACCTAACATGTTACGTAATGGTTTAAAAGTGACCTTGTTGTAAGTTATAGACGATCTGATTGTAGTGTTTCTTAATAAGAAAAGCAGATCAAATAGAAAAACAGAATGACTAGGGTCAAAGTTTGTCATCATTTCTACTCCTAATTCCCTTGTCTCATGGTCTTCACTGCATAACATCGCATGAATGTTCCAAAAGTTTTCTGGAGTCAGTTTGAGATCACTGGATACTTGAGTATAAAAATCAGACCAGGATATGACATTCATCTCTTTCGAAGAGATGTATTTGTTGATCAATAGATCGAACTGCTCAAGAGCTTTCTCATCTTTAACTAAAGGATCATAGAGCATGTATAGTTCTACTGATACATCCGGTTCAAGTTTGGGATAATGTCTTCCAGAAGCAGCATACGCTCCATCAAGGGTTCCTATCCAGTAAATAGTTTGATCTGTAAATGATTCATAGTAATCGCTATATACCATAGGCATATCAATAGCATTGATAGCTCGTTTATGAATCGTTACTTTCTTTATGGACTTGAGTATATTATCCATTACATCTGTATCAACGATAGTAACGTTAGCATTCTTAGGAAACTTGGCAATAGCAATGCCTCTTTCTTCTGCCCACTGGCGAAACTTAACTCTCGGGTAATCAATATGATTAGGAAAAAATACTTTATCTCCTTCTTTCAATTTGGAGACAGTACCTACGTTAAAAGACATGATGCGTTCGTATTGGTCAGGCCAAATAAAAAGAGGCGTCACAATAGACGCCCCATATGTACTATTAACATCAAAACATTTAATAGTTCTCATTGAGTTACTGTTATATACTTCATGAAGGTTGGCTTACTAATTAAAGATACAAACTTCTGCCTGTGTTTAAAGTATACCTTTTTGGCAATTGTATAACTTAAATCAGCACCAAATACTTCGTTAACAATAATATCATGAACCCTGTCTATGACTCTACTAGTCACAGGATTCTCATCTGCATACTTGATTAGATAGTTAGCAAATCGAATCGATAATACACTACCTATATCATTTCTGTACTTCGCACCGGTACCTACACAGTCTTTGATCTGAAACAATACTTTATCAAGAGAAGGTTCTTTGATCATAAACTCTGGGTCCGGTAACTTATCCATGTTATTATGAATAAAGGCAAGGAACATGGTGATCAACTCATTACCTAATGCCATCTGACCCAACGTTTCGATCCTTCGCAGGTTATCTTTTTGTTGATAGTCATCAAGATTGTTAATAGTATGAAAGAAATTCACCCACTGTCTTGGATTGGCAGGTATTCGCTGGTTGTTATCCTTATCCTTGGCACCTGTTACCACCTCTGGATTAAAGAGCATGAAGTTAATGCATCTTGAATCAATGTGATTATGTTCAGCCCATTCTGCCCAGATCTTCTCGTTGTATTTGATGCCCATCGATAGAAATCTGGTAGCTTGTGCATCATCTGTTTCATTAACGATATACTCACCGTTAGCTGGGTTAGATGTCAACACAATATGCCAGTCATGCGGCAGTGTCCAGGAAATGTATTCACCCCGGTCAATTAAGTCCATGACTGCCTGAATGAATCTTTGATCTGCTCGAGTCCAGTCATCCAATAAGAGGATACCTGATGGACCACGATTAGAAATCCATTCCGGTGCAGCATAACTCATTACCGGATCTTTATCCATTGGCTCCCAACCTGCAGCAAACCATGCAGGTAACTGAGGTTCACTGATACACTTCTCTTCGATTTTACCTTCATCATTCTTACGATGAATGAAGTGTTTCTTTTCCGGAAAACCTACGATGTCACCTATCTCCTCAATCTGTGCCAGATTTATCTTACACATCTCCATGTTCATTTCATCGGCGACCTGGAGTAATGCACTAGTCTTACCTAGACCGGCATCACCTATTAACTCAACGGCTACCTTCTTCTTGATACCTTTCTTTGCATTGTCTCTGTTGTTCTGAATCAGATACTTAACAATACCTTTTGCAGCATCGATATCAAATTGAATCATGCCGTCATCTTTTGATTGCTTCTGTTTTTTACCCATGTTTTAATGTTAAGTTATGAATGAAAATTTTCTTCTTCAGGAATACGAATGATAACTCCAGGAAAACCCTGCTCTTTTAAGTGCTGAATGCTGTCACCACTTTGAGAGATGACCCACATCACAGGACGACGAGGAATGGTATCCGGACATGGAGCATATCCATCCGTGAAATAAATAAGTGCACTATACTTGTTAGCTTCTTCGTTAAGAAATTCAATAGGCGGATCGAATGAGGTACCACCTCCACCGGTTACTTTACGATCTTGAATAGAGCTTAGACCGGTGAATTTATATACACCCTTTTCTTTGTCTACATATGCATCACATTCAACAACAGTAACATGTACACCAGCACGACGGACAACATCGATTTCTCTCATGAATTCAATAAACTCATCTTTAGATACTGAACCAGATGTATCTACTGCACAAAGTAAACTCTTTTGGTTCTTAATCTTGAGCCCGGGCATAGCAGGAAATCTTTTGTTGTATTTCCTTCGAAGTTTTTTGGTAAAGATCTCATTAGAATATGCACCGGTAAACTGACGTATCGTTCTACGCCAATCAAAGATAGCTTTCTTAGGTTTTAGAATCTCATCGAGTATACCTTTTAATGCATTAGGAATGTTACCTCGACTTTTATCTACGTTCTCCCATGAACTTTTCATTTGGCTACGTATCTGTTCTTCAATGACACGCTTTTCACTCTCTGTTAAACCTTCAAACTCATTCCAGGTTTTATGAGAACATATAGTTTGTTCACCTTTAGCCATGGCTTCATATAATTGTTGAGTACCTTTAGGTAGTTGATTCTTTTCCCTCTTTTGCATGAGTTTCTCATAATAATATCGGGTACCCTTAAGCGCCTCATTTTTAGGATCAAAGCCATGGTCTTCCAGCTTGAGTGCACCGGCTAAATTGTCTACATCGTCCATGGCAAATAGATACTGATTGATCTCAAGATCAGCTGCTATATTAAACATAATATAGTCACGATAAGACTGTCTCATAGTAATATGGAACAGACATATATGTAGTAGTTCGTGGATGAGAACAAACATCTTCTCTCCCTGGGATAGTTTGTACCAAAACTCTTCATTCACTGCGATCTGAGTGTTCAATCCATTCTTGGATACACCAGCAGTAGGACATCTTTGAGGATCATTGTCTACTTTTCTATTAAGTGTAGACAAAAAGATACCATAGTAAGAGTGACGAATAATAATTTGTCTACCTATGCGTGCAAGATCTGCGAGTACATTCATGGTTTTCTATATTTTTTGACAATGTTTTCTATCATACTAAAGAATACTATTAGAAAGATAGTTGTACAAATGATAAAAAGGATTAAGCTCATATTTTTAACAGTTTATATTCAGGATAATCTTCAATAATACTATCTACGATTTCATGACTGAAGAAGTAGTGACAACGGTACCTAGCAAAGACAGGGTACTTAAGCAAGCCTCTGTGTCGATCTTTGAAATTCCAACCAGACAAAAATAGGTCAGTTCCATATAGTTTAATAGGATACACTCTTCGAAATCCGTAGGTCTCCACATACTCTTCGAGTTGAGACTTAGAAACTTTTGTCCCTTGGCGTAACTTATGCTGAAAGATTGTAGGCGGTATTTCCCCATTGATACTCATTTTTTCTAGGAAATATAGATCGAAGTTATTAATATAAGTATGTAATAGTTTCACCCGATCAATAACGATCATGGGATAGTTAGGATTCCCTGCTATATCTACATTAAAGTCAGAGAACATATGAAATAGTCTAGCGATTCTTTTCTCATGTACTTCCGTTAATGCATTACCTTTTACCATGATATAGGTTCCTGTTTAAATAGAGATAATGCTTCATTAACTTTAGAAAAAATGCGTGACTGGTAAAATCCAGCTTCCTTGTTGAAGCGTGCAGCATAAACTTCAGCTGCCGGATGTGGTACAGTGATAATTCTTCCATTAATAATGTAACTTTTCCATTCTTGAGCTTTACGACCCATCAATACGTATACTAGATTAGGTTTCTCTTGACTTAATGAGAGTAGAAACTTTTCAGTCCATGGTCTCCAGATAGATAGGTGTGAAGTAGGTGTTCCTTGCTTTACAGTAAGTGCTGCATTTAACATCATTACTCCCTGATTTGCCCAGGATATAAATGTAGGATCAAACTCTTCACTAGCCGTAGTAGCAGGATCATTCTGCCACTCTCTATAGATCACCTGTAATGAAGGTGACATATGTGTGATCTCACTGTTGGGATCTAGTTCATTTGCTGCTGCCAAGCCGGTAGCTTTACCATCATGATATGGATCCTGTAAAAGCATGATCACTTTAACCTGATCGAAAGGTGTTACCTGAAAAACTCGAAACACTTTAGTTTTAGGAGGATAAATAACGTCAGTTTTGTAAGCCTCATCTAAAGACTTAATCATTTTGCCAAAACCAAAAGCCATACCCCAACGAGTTAGCGGATCGAGCCAGGTTCCAAAAATATTGTTTAAATATTCGGACCCCATAAAATTCCAAAAATTATGTGAGTTTATATAATAAAAAAAGTTTATATGATACTATAGTATCTAAGTCGATTATTTACTTGTAACTCGACTTCTTTCAATCCATGACTTTTTGATAAGTCAGATGGATCCTTGGGATTGCCGATATAGCCTTTAGGAACGTTCCAGTGTAATAATTTGTGTTCTTGAGTTATTGCAGTACTACGACTAATTCCAGTGTAATCATTATCGTAATTAACGATGATATGTGTATACTTGTTCCTTAATATTTCTAACACGGATAACGGTATAAAATCATTTTCCGAGTGTGGTGCTATAGCGGGTAATCCTAGTTCAAAGAATATCATCACATCTTTCATACTCTTGGTAATGAAGAGTATTTCTCCTTCTTCTGGTATTTGCTTATATCCTTGGATGTGATGTGTAGTGTTTTCTGTATAGAAGCGTTTTCGCTGATTTTTACCTTTAACAATTTCCCAGGGAGCGTGGGGGCGATAGGCTTTCCATATCGACTTCTTTTGGTCAAATAAGTATACAAACATAGGATCTCCTTCTGTAGATCGATGCCATAAGATCTTATTGACCCATAACTCTCCCGGATAAACATCAAAATGATTTAGAGTGCTATATTGGATATGATAGTCTTCCCAATACTTGAGTTCCCAGGAATAATAGGTTCTTCTAAACTTCAGAGCGGGTATCGCCTCTGTTTTAGTTTTATAGTTGGTCTGAGGACATATGCCTGGTTTGACCTTATACTTAATCTCGTTAAGTGCTCTTCCATAGCTGATATTGCGATCGTTGTTGATTTCCTCACAATACATGTAGAATTCGACAGCATCTCGTGGATAAGGAGACCGGCCAAAGTCTCTCCACTTAAGTTCGCCATTATAGATATCAAATATTAGTGATGGATCCCTCTCTCCTCTGGGGCTTATTAAATACTCGTTATAATCAAAATCACCATAACAGAAGTAAATAATATCCTCATCTGACACTGTCTGGTTGAGGTGTGCTTTACTTGAAACGTGAATGTTGATAAAGTTGTATTTCATCATCTAAAACTAAAAAGGCCCCAGACACTTTGTCTGAGACCTTACGACCCTTAAATGATTAGAACTTGCTTTCCGAAACATTGCTCCAGTCTGTACCCGGAGCTCCTGCTTCTTCATGCACGCCAGCAGCTGGTGCTGTACGCATGTTAGCTATCTTATCCTGTTCATACTTGGTATACATGAGTCTACAAGTACTCTCAGACATATTTTGTATAAAGTCTGTGAATGCTGCTACCCGGGTATATCCATTATTGTCAGGCAGGGTTTTCAACCAAAAGAAATTACCCTTTGCCCGACTATTAATGATTTCAGCATACGTTTCAATAAGCTCTCGAAAAGTAGAGCTATTAGCACATTGTTCTTGTACTTCTTCTCTGCCGATATTGCATGCTTCCGCTACTCGGAGCAATTTAGTGTTGAAGACCTCATATGCCTTCTTAGTGACATCTTCTAATGTCATATTAGGTTTAGGCTGCAAAGTAGACTCATTTACGGTAAAAAGTCTATCCTTGATCTTTTGTTCAACTCCGGCCTCATCTTCTCGTTGGTAATAAAAGTCAACTGCTTCAAAAGATGACCCATTCTTGTCTTGACCAGATACATATTCTACCTTTTCAAGTATAACATTATCAATGGCCGGTCCTATTGGAAACTTAGGACCTCCAGTGTTAACCTGATCTTCTCTAAAACCGTATTTCATATGATAACATGTTATGATTAAGAAAAATTAGTTGGAAAAATGCCATCCCAGTTCGTTCTAAGATCTCCAGAAACTGGGTCTTTCTCAGAGATCACAAACTCCTTATTACTTAAATGAGGAGGTCGAGCACCACATACAACATCAGTACTCATAGTCTTGAAACTTAGAATATTGGTATTGTCTTTATCCGGATCACGGAACATTGTACCAATAGCATCTACTTTGGCAGTAGTAATTAACTTGAGTTTACCGGTCAGATTGATATCGATCGATGGTGTTACTACTCCTCTAATTGTTATAGAACTATCCTTGACATGAGAAGTCAAGATTAGGGTTTCAAACAGGTGAAAGAATGGAGATAATACCATATCGAATGCGGTTCGTAGCCAGTTATACCCTGCGCCGTACTCTAGTTCGGTAACAACGCTTTTGCCTTTAAAATTCTGACCCTGTTGACTTTTGGTATACAAATACGTAGCATATGCATCACAGTATTCTTCAAGGGCAGATATAGTGTCAATAATACCAAATTTATACTTAAAATGACCCAAGTTTTCATTTTCTTTCTTAATAAGTTCGGCATATTGTAGCAAAACATTAATCGGGCCACTTTTTAGTTTTCTGCACTCATCATCAATGTTCACATAGGTGCCTCCATACAGATGAGCTGAGTTCTCAAGATCAAAAAGTATACTATCTGGCAGTTTCAGTAATGCTTCAGTTTTACCCACTTTGGGGCGACTGATAATAATCATTGATCTAACAGTAGTAGGTTTTGCCTCTTGGCTACTCGGTAGTTCTATCATATTCGTAATATGCTTTTACTAATGTGTTAATAAGATATTCATGATCTTTTCGTTCATTGAGTCTAGCCTCAATAATTAGTGTATTCAGCCACTCCTTTTCACTTCTGGGTACTTTTAAGGCCATACATGCTTTGTCCCGGATAGTAAAGCTTTCTTCATCTCCCGTGGGAAGAGGAACTTTATAAACATGTCCGAAGTCATTGATACCTACAGTACTTTGTGGTTGAACCGGTTCAGGAATAATACCCTGACCTAATTGCCATACCATAATAGCTAGATTTGGAGGAAAGATGATGATCTTCTTCTCTGGATGACGTTCAATCATATGCTTGTCCCAGCTCATTAATATGTGCTTAGGTAGCTTCCAAATGGTAAGCTTATTGGGATACAAATCATATCTTCTCTCTTCGTTATACTTGTACGCTGAAATAAAGTAGAGATCTTCTGCTTTCTCTACCATGCTTTCATATACCCTGAGTTTTTTCTGATTCATAATACAGATACCATAGTTGGTAACATCCTTCTTGAGTGACTGTACGATGATTTCTTTGGCAACCTCATCATTGGGTATATGATAGCCTACTGTTGAATTAAGCTGCATGTGTGCTTATTTAAAACCAAAGTTTGTTAAATCTTGCTGAGTCAATTCTACTAACCGGTTATGTTCCAGCTTGTTATGAAACATTACCACTTTATCGGGAATTCCTTCTCTTACTTTAAGTAAGTGTCCAAACACAAATCCTCTCGTAGGCCACTTATTTGGCCCATATTGTACAATATTTAGCTTATAGGGATCATGTAGAACCAGAACGACATCACTAAACTGAAAGCATGCATCGGATCCAAATATGTCTCCTTTCTTAGGAAACTGTAACATAGGTTTAAGTATCCGGCTCATATCCTCTAAATCCCGGTTTAACTGGGCAAGAAGTATGTACATACTATTGGGATAGATCTTTTTGAGGTCGTTAAAGTGACTCATCAATTGGATCAGTCGTTCTCTTTCGGAATCTTGATTATCGCTTCTAACGAGTAATGCATGATCGTAGATAACTAACACCTTCCTCCTGGGGCGTGCTTTAATAAAAGCTTCTATTTCGTTCCTGGTAGCAAAAGATGTCTTAGGTATCTCCTCGTAAAAGATATCCTTTTGATCATGGTTTACTTTAATATTAGTTTTAATATAGTCTAATTTCGCTTGATCCATATTAGTGTAGATATCCTGTACTGTCCACTTAATATCGTGCGAAATAGTTCGGGCTATCAGCTTAGTAGCTGCCATTTCCATCGTATAGAATAATATTGAGATGGGTTCACCCGGGTTACAGCCATGGGTCTCAGTAACAAGTTGATTGACAGCTGCAGTCTTACCAACACCAGACATTGCTGCTATGGTGTTAATAGTACCCCACTCCCAACCTTGAATTCCTGCCTTATTGATCGTCGGCCATGGAGTTAACATGGACTTGATCAGGCCTTTCATACGAGCCTCTATATAAAGAAGCTCCTCGTCAAATACTTGATCAATACGCTTCATTCTACAAAGAAGTTTCTATCTGATTTCTTATCAGGACTACGAATAATATCCAAATACTCCTCACACCGGGATATCTCCGAGTCTATTCCTTCCATTTTGTAGAAGAAATGATGAGCACTTCCATGATATGGAGTATTCTTATCTTGTAACCACCGGTTTGTTGATTCTATAATCTCATCCAGGGAACAATCATGTTCTTGTAGAAATCGATTTAGTTTATCACGAATAGTAGCCCGGGATCCTCTAAAACCAACAGGCCATAATTCCATCCACGATGTTAACCATTGTTCTGTAATAGGGATATCACTGAGACCAATTAATGCTTTACCTTTCTGTGTCAATACGACACTTCCATACTTCATCTTTTTTTTCGGATCTGTTATCAGACCATGAGCCTTCAAGATACTAATAACTTGAGGTTCAATAATTCTGATCAACTTCTCTATATCTCGTCTTAACATTAAAATGGAGTTTCACCCAGATCATGTGGTGATTTTTCGTGAGCTTTAATTTTAAACTTATCCAGTTGTGACAAATCTTCAAGCTCCTGTGAAGTAAATTCGTTTTCAAGTACTCCGTTTAATCGATCAAGTAATTTTGATCTACGTACTGCATCATCATATCTTTTCCATAAATCATCCCACCACTTGGTAAGTGAAGGTTCAATATGGATTAGAGCATCATCCATTTTAGCCTCCTTGATTCGATAAAACATATAAAATAGTTGTCTTTCTGTTTCTTGATCAATTCTACTAGGAATGATCTGAGGAATACAGTCTTCATGAATAGTAGGTGTTTCTACTTCTTCTAATCTTTTTTTAAAGAAACTCATAAAATATCTTCATTAAGGTGAAAAATATTATCAGCGGAGATTGAACTTAAGCTTTTATTTACCCAATCAACATCAACAGTATTAATTGCCTGGATAATGTAAATAGTAGCTAAGTGATCTGATCGCCATCGTAAACCTCTCCCTTGTCTTTGGATGTATTTTCGGTCATTGCTATTGGCCTGTACAATAACTACGACATCAATATCAACCAAGTTATCACCTTCATTAATTGCGTCGACTACAGCTAATCTATTAATCTTCTTTTCGTTAAAAAGAGCATAATGATGATCATCTGTTTTCGAATGATAAGTGTATTCACATAAGCTTTCTGCAGCTTTAATAGTTGAAGCAAAAATGATTACTCTTAAACTGGGCGCCATAGTAGATAAAACTTTTTTGGCTGCTCGTACTTTATTTTTCGAGTCATAGATTGCACGCATCCTTTGTAAATATAGCTGCTGAGGCGCCTGAAATGGATAGCTTGCAATTTTCTTTGTATAGTAGTCGTATGTAGATTGTTCACTTGTTGGAAATCCGTAACCACTCATTACTTTTTGAGTGTCTAACTTTGTATTAATAACAAAAATCGTATAAGCGGATATCAGGTTATCCTCTACAGCATCATCTACAGTTATAGTTCGAATCAAGTTAATTTTAAGTTTTTCCATGAAACGATACTTAAAACCATACCTGGGAAAAGTGGCACTTAGGAATAGTATTCGATTCCACTTATTTTTAAAGAAAAACATTGAACTGATCTGCGTGATATTATGACCCTCATCCATAACGATAAGGTCATATTCTTCATCGTGTAGTTTATTTATGCTCTTATAGCATATAGTCTGGATATAGTCTTTGAATATGTCTTCTGCATCCCATTTCTTAAACTCTGCAGGAATAGTTTTGTCTCGTAATTTAATCGTAGGTACCATCCAGAGCACACTTTTGATCTCTGCTTTCTTAATATAGTCGATAACTATCTTTGTTTTACCTACTCCTGTTGCTATTTGTAGACCTCCATGACCATTATGTTTAATAATCTCGTCTACTACTTCTGATTGTATCTGATCTTTACTCATGCTAATTCCATTCCTTCTATGTCGGAAATGATTTTATATGCTTCATAAATATAGTAGTCATAATCTATGTTTTTGTATCGAGATAGATCTTTACCTACTATACGTTGAATAATATTGACAGTATGATCTTTTAAGATGCTTGTTATTCTACTGTCATGCCAAAATTTAACTAGACTTCCTGTTTCATATTTTTCATCAGGTAGACCTTGATGTTTTGCTACATAAAACCTAAGTAATCTATCACTATTCTTTTTGATGGATACACTTCGATTATGATCAGCAATCAGAAGACCAAAATCAAACCCTTTTTGCTTTTTAACACCAATAGCAAAATCATGCAGTGACTGACAGTTTTTAATTGTCGTTTCAACTGGTGTACCGTCCTTGAAATAGTTAAAAATAGCTTCTTGAATAATACAGGAAGATGGATTTTTGTGATACTGCTCATTAGCAATCAAATCCTCTCGTAAACAGAATAAACCCTTTCGCTTTACTTTTCCATTGGTATAGAAGCCAATGTAGTTGTTAACATTATTAATAACCAGCTTCTCGTACTCATCGTGCTCCAGATCTAAGTTAGTTAATTTTTCCCATCTGGCACAAATTAAGTGATACCAATGTTTGTATTTTCTTGGTATCCTAATCTCAAGACCATCCGTATTTAACATTAGTAGTTTACTGTCCGGGATCAATGAAAGCAGATTGCCTAAAAGAGCTTTCATAAGCTGTCCATTAACCGTAATTGTCAACATTACTTTAGGATCATACAGTGCACTATATTCACTACCGGTTTTTCCAAATACACAGTTACCGGCATCCTTATAGCTCTTGTTTAATCTTTTGTGGGTACTCTTAGGCCATTTCTTTCTTTCATCTACAATATGTTCTTTATAGATCTGAGTAAACTGTGGTCCAAAGTGTTGAATATAAAGTTGATTAGCAGCTATGACATTAGGATACTCTCCTGCAACATCACAAGACATAATAATATAGTCCTGGTCAGATTCATATACTCCTTTAGGTACACATCCATGAATACCACCTAAACCATAAGTGATTGTAAGTTGTAGTCCATTATTGAAATGTATCTGAGTAAAGTCTTGTTGACTTTTTATGTCAAATACTTTATTGCCTTTATCTGAAACAGTTGATTTTAAGTGTAAGTGGTTAAAATAATTTTCCTTAGCATCCAGGACCCAGGGAGAGGACCATATGTATGAAAAGATTAAGTCTTTGATTTCAATCTCATCATACTGAGTACGCATCTTGTCAAGCTTCTCCCTGGGGATTTGAAGCTCTTTAGACAAAACAGATAACACCATATTTTCACCAATGGATGAATCTGACATATTCATTGCAGACATATTAAACATCCGTGTAACATCTTGTCGATGTAAAATATGTTCCCGGGATTTCTCAAAGAATATCTCAGTGGGTTTCAAGTCATATTTACAATAACTAACTATTTTTTTAACCTGAGCTTCTGTCTTGATAATAGCATCGTGAGCAAATGGTAGCTCTTTTATATTAGCCAACTGAAAGAAAAACTCCAGTTGTTTTAAGCTAGTACGTCTAGCATTATTGTCATAGTGATGGATCTTAAGTAGATCTAGGTTGGGTATTTTTAGTTGCTCTTCTCGTTTTAGAGGCCACTTAGCGTCGATACACTCATTGGCGTATCTTTTTATTTGATATACATCCGGACGATCATCTGATAGTACATAATCTAGTACAGGAGCATCAAATGACAGGTTATTGAAACCTACTAATAGTTTATCTTTTAGATAACTACGCATAGAATTTCGATCATCTATAGTCTTGACACCATCATTCCAGATGATAAAAACAAAGTATTCTTTATTCTTGGGTTCTTTGAAAACTCCGACAAAAAGGTTGCCTAAGACCTCTAAGTCGTAAAGATTTATGGTCATACTCTAGTTTGTTCCTGAGTCATAATTATTACTTACTGCGACAAAATAAGCTATTTTTCTGGCTGTAATAAAACCTTTATTGGGACCGTCTATGAACTCTACTTTCCAGCGCTTCCAAGTCCATATAACCGTATGTGGGGCTTGCTTTTTAGGATTACCTATCTCTGCTCTAATGTACTGCCTCTGATGTTGTGGTGTGTTCGCGTCAAGCTCACATATTAGTCTTGCTCTACCCTGATAATTCTGTAAGTTTCTAAAGTCTTCGTAAATATCAGCAATGCTTCCCACTCCGAAGTCCGTTTCTGTAGGACATCGATAGTGTTTCTTCATAATTGGCTATAGTGGTTAATACATTTTACCTACCATAATATGTAACTAGCCTCGAAGATAAACTTTTGCATATAAATTTACAAACATATATCCTCCATCAGGAGTGTCTAAACTAAAGGTTTATGAGTTTTACACAGCAAGAAAAGAATAATCTTTTCGCCCAACTTCGTCAGATACAGAATACACTGAACTGTATCTATCCCCTGGTAGTAAGTCCTGTTGAGCCTTCGAGTAGTATGGCGCCGTCAAGCAGTGCTCCTCCTTCGAGTAGCGCACCTGCATCGAGTAGTACGCCACCACCTTCGAGCTCTGGACCACCAGCATCATCAAGTCAATAGTAAATGTTCTGCCAAATATGCTACAGTAGAGGGCAATTACTGCCCCCTCTGTAGCCATTACTAACTCCCTATATTTTATCACCAAGAATCATAAAAGAGTCACCGGGTCCTTGAGTAGCTTTTATTTGTTCAATGAGATCTTGCACTTCAGCATCTTCAAATATGTCTTCTTGCTTGTCTTGAAAGAAGTTCTTCATAGTTTCAAAGTACTGAATAGCCTGTTCCTTAGTATCTTGATCAAAATGTTCATCATCTTCGCTTATTTGTTCAAAGCCATAAGACTTCAGTTGTTCTTCCTCTCGAATACTTAATGTAAGTCCCATATTGGGTTCTACTTCTGCAAACATGAGATCAGGTATTGTTTCGTTACCAGTACATCCTTCTGATTCAGCACTTACAAATTGTACTTGTCCTTCTCCTTGACCTAAAGATCTTCGTCGATGTTTAGGATCATCTTCGTCTGAAGTGAATGGATACTTCGGGCATTCATTAATAGATATACATACTAAATGTACTTTCTTTTCCATAAAAGGAGTAGCTACCATAAATTGATCGCCTACTTGAATATCTTTTAGCTTCATGTTTTATGTTTAAAGGTTAATAATCTAACTATAAAAAGTTTAGAGATAAAAGTACTACATTGCACTTTTTTATAGAAATCTTCAATATCATGTCATCATTATCAGAAACAGTAAAATCACATCTTAAAGGGTATGAAGGTACACTTCAACTTGTGAGAAATCAACTCAATCAGTATCGACAGCAAATGGCTCAGATTCAGTCATTTATAAGACAAAAAGAACAAGAGGAAGCACAAATATATGGTCAGATAAAAGCATTAACTGACTTAATAGAAGCCGATAGCAAGGAGAAAGCGATTACAGTACATACACCAGGAGTTATCAGATCTATAGAAAAAGTAGAGGCTGAAGCTTCTGATGATACAGTTGAGATTGAAGAAGTCAACTAAAATTATTGCTAATGAAACACTTATTGATTGCTCTACTGAGCATAATTAGTTTAACGGTTTTTGGTCAGTCACCGACTCAAATACGAGCGATACGACCATTAAACAATGCAGAGCCATTTGGTCCTAGTGCTGCCAATCCATGGCAGGTAGGAGCTAAACTAAGCTTTGCAGTACGGGACTTGGATGGTAGTCTTGAAAATAACTTTATTTTCGCAGGTAAGGCTACGGGCATGCTCTTAGAGAGTGACCGGTTTGCTATTCCTATCTACGGATCCATCGGACTGGGTAGTAATGACTTGTTTTCCAATGAATCAGGTGTTAACGGAGGTATTTATCCTTACTATATCGCCTCTTCCGGGGAGAAAAGCAGGATAATTGTCCATGGTGGTGCCGGATATAAAGTTATACCTGGTAGTGATTCTTTGGATCTACAAACTCAGTTTAAATTGTCAGCTGGAGTAGAAGTCCATCTATTTAAAGATGCAACTTCACTTCCAACGACTATTTCAGTAGCTCCTGCAATGCTTATACATGATGCTGATACAGAGAATACTGCAGCTTTAGAGCTTACAGCTATTGTACCTATCAGCAAGGGATTGGGAGTATTGGCTGAATATTTACAACCATTTAAGAAAGACTTTGACGGCGTACTCCGAATTGGAGTAATTGCAGTTGGTCAACTTTAACTAATACTCTTTCCATATACTACGGAATTTGCCTAAAGAGAGGGTCTAAAGCTTCCAGACCCTCTTCTTTTTTTAGAAGTTACGGGGGAGCCTTCCCCTGGGGTCTTCATACAACTCATAATGCTTTTTCATCACTGTTAATAATGAATGTAACTCTTTAACGAAGTCTTTAGCATGTGGAGGATGAATCTTATGTTTATCATAAATATAAAAAGCAGTACGTTTCTTACTAGAGCATATAATATATTCTGCTTTCTGATAGTATACAAACCATAAATACCATCGTATACGACTTTCTTTTTGTACATGATTATAATGAGGATCACCAAAGATCTCTCTAAGTTGCATATGAGTCATTTGAGTAATATCTGCCATTTGTTCAAAGTTATCCAGCTCAAGAGCTTTGGATAAATAGTATTCTAAACCAGTACCAAGATGATACCCATTTTTCTTGTACTGTGCTATTCTTTTATTCACTATATCCTCCAACTGATTGGTTGTAATAGTTGGATGTCTATTCAGTAATCTTATTGTACCTTCAGCATTCATACGAGTAAGACCGGTATCTAATATAACACCTTTACCTGTAAGCCTGTTTTTACGAACAGTTCCATAGCCGGGATCATGTGGCCAAATCGTTTTGCTGATTTTCCATTTGGTATAGAGAACCGGCGCAAGTAGGTTTTTAAACCATCTAATAAAGTTCTTCATGTTTAGTGTTTATATGATTTGTTAAGAATAAAAGACATGCCTCTTGTTAAACCATAAGCCTCAATATTTACAAGTAAATTTAATAGTCGATGAGTATTTGTAGTAGGTTTACTATGAACACCTTTAGATTTAGTTAGTATTTGCCACATAATGGTAAAATATCCATAATAGTAGGATCTATTTAGATGGAGGGTTAAAGAGGTAGATTTCATAAGCAAGAATAAGTACTCTAGTTTTGTAAATCAGATTAGGAGCATTAATCGCATGAAAACGACGCATCAAAATTTTTCTACGACTTTTAATAGCATCAGGAGATAAATGTAACATCGAAGCTATCTGCTCTGTTGTATATCCCATCGCCATATTATAGAGTATCGATATATCTAAGAGAGATAAGTTATTTTTCTGTAAGATCGACATCATAGTCGATCGGGTATCCGTATTCATGCCAGGGATCAATGTAGATGTCATAAAATTCTTTTTTCGGTGCTGTCATTGCAATAAAGTCATCGTCTGCATACGTGTTACCATCTTGTAAAGTAAAGAAAGGAACGCCCATTCGATACTCTATTTTAGTAATTCTAAGCGTCTTCATACGCTTGATCATGCTTGGTTTGACTTTAGTCTCCCAAACTTGTTGACGGACATCGTCCATCTCCTTTTTGATTTGTTTGATATCTTCTAACGTCATTCTTTAAGCTTTTGAAGTTCTTCTTGAACAACTTGTTCAATAGTTATGATGGGTCTTCGAAATACTCTGGGAGTAATATCATGTTTTCTTGATTTTAGAAACTTATAGTTATTTTTGCTGCCTTTCTCTAAAATTTCTATATCTACATACATGTAGTAATGGTTCGTATATACGGTAAACTTAAGGGGTGGAGCTACAATGATTGATAAATCTTGGGTGATTCTTTTAGTTATCATGTCACTTCAGATAAAAAGAGAGGCCATAGGGACCTCTCTCAAGAACTTAGTAAACAAATCCTAACTCAACGCTTAGACCAACTCAAGGATGTGATCTAGCAGCGCCTTCATCTTTAGTAACTCGTCTTTGAGTGATGGGCTAGGTTGTTCGGGTTTTTTTAAATCACTAATGGCTTTATGAGGGTTAATAATACCATATCCACTTTTCTTATCAAACCCAGGGGTAAGAATATCATCCGTGGATTGGGTTAGTATATTGTATTCCATCCTAACACCAGCTTGTTTCATTAAAGCTACACAACCGGTAGCAAATGGAGCAGCCATAGAAGTACCTGAAAGAACGGCATAGCCACCTTTTAAGTATGTTGAAAGGATTCGTTCACCTGGTGCAGCCCATTCAAGAGCGTCAGTAAATGAAGAGAAACCACTAATGGCTTTATGTATATTTGAAGCTCCAGTTGAATAACATGCCGAGTAACTGGCAGGATAAAACTTCTGCTCTTTTCCGGAATTTCCAGAACTCACAACAATAATTACTCCTTTTGAAGCAGCATAAGAACATGCTTGTTCCAAGTAAGCAGCATTAGAAGGTGATCCCAATGACATATTGATAACATCAATACCATTATCTGCAGCATGCTTAATAGCATTGGCCACATCCACCAGATTACCACTACCATCTGCTAATACTTTATAAGAATAGATATTCACACCAGGTGCTACTCCTAAAGTTCCTTGTTCATTTCCTTGTGCTGCTATGATACCGGCTACATGTGTACCATGACCTACTGTATCTTCTACAGTTCCGGATCTGGTAAAGTCAAGAGCATCTGTTATTTTTAGATCAGGATGATCTGTATCTACTCCAGTATCCAAGACAGCTACTTTGATTCCCTGTCCTGTAAGCCCCAGGGAGTGGAGCTCGGTTATTCTCATTTGTTGAAGACCCCAGTCAATCGTCTGACTGAATGGCATTATAGGAGCATCATCCAGCACTACATATGGTGGAGTTTCCGCTCGGTCATCACTAAATAAATTTTCCATCAGCTTTTTTAACAAAGCTAATCATATAAAGTCAAATAACTCAGGAGTTACATTAGAGTCTTTTGTAAGGGCCATTGAGATATCTTCCAGTATTTGGATGATACCCATTAATGTTGAATACTGTTCTTTATAGGGAGTTATCTCAACAATGTCTGAAACCCAGTAATCTACTACACGATATCTAAATGCTTGAAATATTCCGGCGTACACTTCCATGAAAGAGAAATACAAGTTTACTAATAAGAACAAAACAGGTTAAATCAGTATAAATCCTTCTAGATACTACTTTTTCCATGATATCTACTATAGCAAGATAATAAAAAGAGGAGAACACATAGTATTCTCCTCCTACTGGCTCAACTTTAAAAGGTTGCTTCTTCATTCTCGAGAGAATAAGAATCAGCCACTTCTTCCAGTTCAGAACTATCTCTTGGGATATCTAAACCGGTATGCTCAACCTCACCGAATCCAAACCGTACATTTCTGTAGATTGGCTCACCTCCTGATTGGAGATATTCACCGGTACGAGGATTGAGAACTCCTTCTTGATCATCATAAAATGGAGTCAAAGAGTAATCAACTGCCAGGTTCGCACCTTCAATAATAACTCCCTCTTTGAACTTCATCTTATCATAGATGTTTTTGTCCACGTTTTCAGTACATCGAAGTACAGTATTGTAATCCCATCCTCTGAAGAACTTGTTAGCATCGGTAACCACTTGAGATCCGACCGTAACATCTTTTCGGTTCTGAAACAGAGTAACAGGTACAAAAGTATGCCTTCCATCTCTGGAGGTATACTCGTCTCCAACTAAGCCTATTACGACTTTTGAAGCTATCGCATTTTCCGGGATAGCTAAAGACTGTTTAATTGCATCTGGTAGGTCAGCTGTAGCAACTGACAATTTTGGTTGTTTAGACATAACTTATTTGTTTTAGTTAACTAATGATTACTGATGTTGTTCAACTTCTTCTGCATCTACGACAATACGTTTAGCATATTCAAGAAGTTGATCTGCTGTTTCTTCGAGAGTAACTACCTTCCATCCTTGAGAATCAGGTATAAACGCTACTCCCAGCTTCTTACAGATTAATGTGAATAGAAGCATAGCTTGTTTTTCACTAATCTGCACTACAAATTTTCTATAGTCAAAACTAGTAGAGTAAATAAACTTTGAAATATCAAAGTTGTGTTTCGGTACTACTAAGTGATATTTCTTCATCACATAGCTTGTAACGTCTTGCCACACATATGAAGGGAAGGTGACAAGTTTCTTAATAGGCTTAACTTTCGACATATATTATGTTTTAAGTAATGAATCAATTGCATCTAACCGATCAGTATTGATCGAATAGTAAATAAACTTACCTTGTCGGTCAGTTAAAACAAGTCTTGCTTTTCTCATAATGCTCAAATACTGTGAAGCTACTGATTGCTCCCAACGAAGTTTAATATAAATATCAGTAACGGTTATAGGACCTCCTTTCTCCAAAAATAGCTCCAATAAGGTCTTTATCTTTGGGTTGTTCAAGGTCCGAAACAATAACTGAGCTTCCTTCCATCGCTTGACATTGTATTGTGACTCCAGCATCGGAGTTGGACCGCATTCTGTTACATACTTTTTCATGATGTTTTGTTTTTGATAAAATAATACCTTCTATGATACCATTCTGATAAGAATGTTCAATATGTACCTTTGGGTCCTGTGAGCAGTTACGATAAAAATATTGGTTGTGCAAGTTTTGCAAGTTCCGGAAAGCTTTTATGTGCTCCCGGGTTTCACAGCTGAGTGCCACGGATTGTAGCCGGCTGTAGTAGGTGGTAAACTTTTTATGCATTCTAAAACGGATTTGTGTTCGATGATTTGATCACACAGTTTACTAACCTCATCCATTTTAAGTACACCATTATCAGTCATGTGTCGGATTTCACGTAATTTACGTTTAAGTTCCTTCATGACTAAAGTATCTTTATATCTGTTATACATAGTCTGAGTTTAAAGGTTAACATATGTGATATAATACAAATATATCACTCTTCTTCAGATAAAGCAGTATTTAATTTTAAAGCTTCTTCCACTTCAATGGGTATAAATGATGCTCTTTTACTAAGTATATCTTCACGTACAGAATCCGCAAAAACTTTATTGATAAAATCTTCCGTAACTACATATTGATGACCGGTACGCCAGACATTACCTGGTTCACTCTTTTTGCCATCGATAACTACTAACTTAATACCAAGTTTCATATGATCCTGACATTCTTGACAGGCTTTTTCCATGTAACCAATGGTCTTTCCATGAAGATTCTCCACCTCCTGGGCTCTTGTTTCAGAAAGAATCTTATTCATAATAATGGGACCATCTTGAAGTTTACCACATAAAGGGCAAGCTTCTTTAACTAATGCTACTCCTAATGTTTTTTCTTTTGACATATAAAATAGTTTAAAAAAGAACTTCGTTTACATCACGAAAGGAAGGATCATCTAATGTAGGTTTAATCCTTACGACTTGTCCACTTTTAAGTAGAGCCATAGTACCATAGTCGGCCTTTTTAGAATCTTTATCTTTGAGCTGTTCAGCACGTGTTATAGTGACTATTTGTGATAAAGGAATATTGCAATATTTACCTGACTTTAGAGTCTTAACAAGTTTTCTTAAACAGTATAGTTCAAAACCATCTTCTGATTTATCCTTTATTATATGTCTCCATTTTAGATAAAAGTAATTGGCCTTACTTTTAATACTTTCTTTGTCACTTTCCTGACACTTATAAGCAAATTCTTCAAGAGCTTTCTTGAAGTCCTTATTTGTTTTATGAAACACCATCTCTAGTGAGTTTAGTTTAAATAAAAAAAGGGACCGAAGCCCCCTTTAAGTTAAGTATAACTATATAAACCTTTATCTTGCTTATTTCATAGTTTACCTCCTTTTTTTTTAGTTTAATATATCTCCGTGCGCAGGGCAGGATTCGAACCTGCAAACGCTCGTGTCGCTAGAAAACAGAACGCCTTAAATAAAAGGATATTGACTCCTCAAAAATCAACGTGTCTGCCAATTCCACCACCTGCGCAAACTAGCTTATTTTAAACCTAAATCTTGTAATATGCTCATAATGGATAGATTTCATAACCAATAATCTCTTTGTTCGCGTCACGCATCGGTCGATATCCAACCTTCTTATGTGATACTTCGTTATACTGTTTTGTCATTTCTTGTATGCGTTGTTCATCTGGTATTACCTGAAATATTCCCAGGGAACGCTTCATGTTTACATGTGATCGAATCAAGTTAAACGATTTAGATCTTCTAGTAAACTTATCACCAGTCTTTATTTTAGGCCATTTAAATGGTATCATGATGTTGCACTTACTATATGAAAACAAGGTTGCGTTTCAATTATAATCTCTTCGAGTTCTTTTATATGACGCTCAAAGTCTTTATATTCATTTGTATCCTTTAATCGTTCTAAGTCTTCTTTCTCAGACTTAAGAAACATTTCTAAGCCATATTTAAAAGCTTCTTTGTAACGTTCCTCGTTTGCTTCACGTACAATAGTAGCATACTCAGGATTATGATCATCATCTGTGATGATAAAACCAAAAACGCCAGGATAATAATCCTGATCACATGATCCATGATACCATGTAGATATTTCAAATGTAAGTGGACCATTTTCTCTAGGATTTGTTGACCATTTACCAGGAATATAAACGATACATTGATATTCTACGTCATATTCTTCCAGTAATGATAGTAACTTCTTGTTTTTATTGACTTCTATACCATAACAAAAATTATTAAAGTGATACATAACGTGTTATTTAAAGTAAGAAAAAGAACCCCTCGCAGATCAATATCCTTCGGGTGCGAGGGGCTTGTGTTGTAATCGATGTTCAGATAGCTTTATGCTAATGCTATATTAATTCCTCCGGTTTTACCTGTTAAACTACCCGACCGTAAAACCCGGATCCTAGACCCGGGACCGTTATACGGTTTTTTACGACACCTAAACTTTCGAGGCCGGGACGAGACTCGAACTCGCGACGGGGAATATTATACTACCTGATCTTTCCAACCAATCAACATAAGCCTAAGTCTATACCTCAACACTAATGCTTAATGTCTAGCACAACGGTGTTTACTGTAAGTATAAAGCTTAAGCTACAGGTATCTTTATCCTTGATTAATATAATCAAAGAACTTTTTCGGATCAAATACAGAGCTACGTATTTCTACATCATTGGCTTTTTTCAAAGCTTCTACTACTCCTATGTGAAACAGTTTAATTCTTTTCAGTGCAGTAGCTCGTTGTCTTTGAGACCATTCACCACTAAATTTTTGAGTGGTACCATGCCCCAGGAGGCGTGTTGTATTCTTAGTTCCTAATTGTGGAGTATAGTTTTTATCTCCTATTTTATCCAAGTTAGGATCTGTTAGAATGTAACTCTCCTTTTCAGTAGTTTTATTATCCCAAGATAACATTGGATTCTCATATATCGCCCTATCTTTGTAATTTTCTTCAACAGTTTTGTTCCATTCTTCTGCATCAGAGCGAACCGGTATTAAACCGTACATTGCTAAGAGATCTCCATTCTCCAGGATACTTTTCAATCTCAGTAATTCGAGGGAACTGTATGTTCCAAAGTCTTTACCATCAACAATTAGATCAGCTACTGCCATGCCAGATGCATTGGTAGCTTCTTGATCAAACAGTGTTTTTAAGTACTTTTCCGTATTTTCAACAAACCATTCAAACTTTTCATCTACAGTAGTTTGAACAAGTCTGTTACCGCGGTGTTTAGGTTCATCAACAGCATCACCGGCTGGAGTATATGTTTTCTTTTCTCCAGTAAATGCTCCTTGATTATTTTTGAAAAAGTTGATATAATCCTTAAGCATATTCTTAAAAGAAACAGCTAAAGAATCAGTGACTGCTAACAGTCCATAAAGCTTATCGTTTGCCATTTTAGTGGATTTAGCGTAAAGTTAAAAATTATTCGTTTCTAAGAGTTATGAGTGTATTTTTACCCAAGGTATCTTTCCATGTTTTTTGATCCACAGTTTAATCATTTGTGGATACAAGACTTCTAAAATACCAGATAATAGTGTTTGCGTTTCAACATCAGTACTTTTATTCATCAAGTGATAAGTCTCATGTTCTTGGTTACTAATAATATCAGACTCCCACATTTGATTAAGAAATATAGTAAGTATGATTTCTTGTCGTTGAGTACTACTTAAAGTATCTACATCTATTCGGTCGCCATATATATTAAGCCCGAGAAAATATCTATATAGTGAAGTTTCTTTAAAGAACCATTGATATTCTTGTGTAAGACCCATTTTGTAATGCATAGTAGAGGCAAGAAACCTCCCTATCTTGTCAACAGTAGTCATAAAGTCTCAATTATTTGTTACTTTTCTCACATCAGTTGCTAATTACACACTGAGGGATAAATTTGAAAAGTTGGATAAGCTATAAAGTTATTTTCGATAGTAACTTCATCTGCTCTCAAAGTAAGATAATAGTTTGCGCTGTTTCCACCATTAGGAATAATAATCTCTGAAGCCTGATACTCATAACCTTGAAGAAGGCCTTGAAGAATTAAGGTACCATCGACTATCTCCAACATAGGAGTAGCAAAGATGTTAGCTCGCATAAGTTCACCAGGATAGAAACCAAATCCTTTGGTGTGATCAATACCATGAGATGTAAGATGACAATAACTCATAGCAGTACTATATTCAATAGGCATAATAACCGGTGTCATAGGATTACCTGCACAATCGTCAACTCTCATATCATTATTAGGACCCCATATACCATCGTGGGTATGTCCAAGTCCAAGGTTATGTCCCAGTTCATGAGCAAGTACATTTGTATTCCATGAATAAGCAGGATAATCAGTAACTGTTTTAGATAAGTTACCACACACATTGTATGCGCCATAGTATCCTAATAAGCCACTCTGATTGTATACCGGTTTACGAGGAGTATTATATCCTCCTACCCAACCAATACCACCTCCCCATTCATAGGTGGTCATCATACATTTGAAGCGTCCATTGACATCGTCTTTAATGAAACCACCAAAATCATAAAGTACTTCTTGAATATTATTATAGGTACCCAATGTGATCCAATCCGGTTCTGTATAAATGTGAATAGCTGATACATCCACACTAACATTTTCAATAGCAAAGACCTCTTTTACATTACTCCAGTTATCTTCTACCCATTGTACTATTGCCGGCTCATTGCCATTAAAATCAAGATAAGTAAAGTAGTCTACTACGGCAAAAATCGTTAGACAGTGAGTATGTAATGCTCTATCAGTCTGATGGTTATGATCAGGTGGTACATAGAACTGATATTCGAAGTCTGTTACAAAACATTGTTGTGAATAGATATCAGCTATTACACATAAGAATACTGAAATGAACAAAAAGTGTTTCATGGTCTATTTTTGACCATCAAGATAGCTTGTTTTTTAGTAATTTTCTTACTTGGATCCAATCGATATATCCTTCTGGAACTAATGGTGCTCCAATGGCTTTAGGATCAATTAGTATCTCATAGTTGACGTAATATGATCCATTGATTGAGCTAATCGTTTGATTAGGAACAATGTTGATACCAAATAGGCTGATGCCATAGCCGGCGAGATATTTGACTTCATTGTAAAGTTCAGGTTCAGATGATGTTGATACAAGCACGAGTGCATGATCATAAGTAAGTTCTCGTAATGCATCAATGGCTCCTTTGATAGGTTGTTCTTTATGCTTAACGACTCCATGGAATGCAAATGCTATGACCATAATGTGAATGTTTAGTTCCTTCTAGATAGTATAAGTAATAATCATAGTTTTTATAGAAATCTACCTGCTTCATATTGACTTATTAATCTGGTAAGTATCTGAGCCTGATAATAAAGTGTGTTTTCAAGTAAATATCTATCCAATGTGTCATCACTAAATGAATTTTTGTATTCAGTTATCTTCCATAGTAGTTTTCGATATATCTTCCAGTTCATGATCAGCATTTAATTCGTTTTTAAGCGCTTTTAAATCGTCAAGTGGTATATTCTCCTTCAAATAACGATATATCTCACCAGGAGCTACAAATATGTGCTCTTCATCTTCAATTCGCTCTTCTCTGGGAATATCTCTACCACGTTTTATACAGTATCGATGATAATACCGGTCTAACCAAGTATTAGAATAGAGATGCTCATAAATACGAGTTTCTAATATTCGTACAATATTTAGTATGTGAGGCTTTGCAGCTTCCCTTTTACCCACCCGAGTATACTCCATAATAATCGTATTAGCTGGTATACTCAGATAAATATCTTCATTATTATCTTTACTACTTACAGTGACATATCGAGTTACTCTATCAATATAAGTAACAAGATAAACATTATTATGCTTACCATTAGTTGTAGCCCGGTGACTAATAAGATCATCTACTTCTAATACATCAAATAGCGATTGACTAGGTACAGCATTGGTAGATGATACATTTTTATGATCATCTGTTTCAGGTACCCATCGTACTATTCTATTGGGTGTAGGAATAAAAGGATTTACTTTTGCTTGTTTACGTCTATTCCACTCAGATTTGGTATATATGTCAAAGTTTATAACATCGTCTTCAGGAATATACATAATAGCACCGGTCGTAGTATCTATTACACCTATTCTAATGATTCTGTCTGGTCCTAATACTTTAGGATGAACAACAGAATAAGCTCTCTTAGAATGTTTATGTACCAAGATATTTCCATGGACACGAGGATCATTCATAACGGTTATTTACTTTAGGTGTGAGTAATCCATGATTTCTAATGTATTTCTTTTGCTCATGACCTAGTACTTTAATGATCTCATCATATGACATGTTGAGCACTACAATGTCATCAGCATTTCTAGCATCAGCATCCTGTATATTCATTTTCATAAACATTGTTAAGATGCTAATAATATGTCTACTTTTCATACTCGATTTTTTAATCGAGCCAGTATCCTACGAGCAGTATTGAGAAAGTTATATATGATTATATCATATTTAGATGTAGTCCCACTATTTAATCTTTCTCCATACTTATAATGTAGAATCTTGACAGCTCTAAACTGTATCTCAATGAGTTTCTTGTTCATCGCAGTAACATTTTCGTTCATATTCCGGAAGATTGTAAGCACATAAACAGGTATCCTGATACTCAAGACAGGATTGAAACTTATTATACTTATGCATGGTAGCAAAAAAGTTAGCTTTATGTGCTTGTTCCCAGTATTCTATTTGAGTTCTTACTACTGCACCATAAATAGCAAAGTATAGTATTATGATACCTATAAGGGTAAGAACTACTACTGATATCAAATTAACAATATTATCAGCCATATCAGCTTTTACTTTATCAAGATCGTAACGATCAGGACGAATTTTTGTCATCGTTGTATATTTTAAGCAATAAGTAAACTTTTTTAAAACATTTTATGTACCTCGATTGTTAGACCCTTATAGTAAGTATACTAACTGTACTTACTTACAGTAGATACACTAACTATAGACAAGATCCCAGGGAGAGGAACACATACTAATAGATATAACATATATCTTTTTTATAGTATAAACTATAATTATAGTATAGTTAAGTACGCGCGCGAGGACAATCATCTAACATCCGATAAAGAACTCTCACTTTAGTTTCCAGTTCCAAGATCATATTCAAAGTCTCATTACTGAAATCGTGCATATCTCTATCCCATATTAATAGACGCCAATGAAAGAAGTCATAGCAGTAATGATAGAATCTGCGTTGATACATAGTTCTCTGTTCCATATTCATTTATAGGTAATCATATCATCCTCACCCTCTGGGGTTTGTGTTCTCTTTGAAATGAATAAGATACATATGATAAGCTATACTACTTAATCTGATAAGCTCATCTGCAATATACATCTGTTCATTATACTGATCTAAAGGATTTAACTTATTAGTTATATGTTGAGACATCCATACCAATAAAGAGAAGTACCATTGAAACTTATTCGAAATACTCATGTTTATGTCGAATATACAGTCTAAGTAACGAAATGAGTACTCTAAGATCTACATAAAGAGCATATTTACTAAATGAGTTAGATGCTCTTAATCTGTTTACATACATTATGGATCTAAAAAGAAGCATATAAACTCTAGCGTATTTCTTAGGGAACGCATAGACTCTATACTTCTTTCTTTTCATCCTTTACGATAGAGTCATAGAGCTTCTGTAACTTCTCCAATAGCTCATTAGCTCTACTTAGCGCTGTATCATAGAAATCGCTCTGAGGAGAGCTCTTCTTATTGTTCTCCCAATACTTCTTCTTTGCTATTTCAGTATCATGGATAAACAAATGAGTAATTTTCATGAAAGTGTTCACCGTTTGAGATGTCAGTTTCTTTGCCATTATGTTTTATTTTAAAAGTTTCAGATAAAAAGGGAGTCTTTCGACCCCCTCGAACAACTAATAAAGAGATAAGAAAAACAAGGTAATCTTGTGAGATGCCGGCATAATCATTTCTTTCTTATGCTTTTGTTCATTCTCCTTATCAATCTTATCAAGTAATTGGGCAATGGGATCCGGATAAATAGTAACAGATTTCATATAACAAGTTATTTAGTTACAACGATAATATAACCTTGCCTAGCAAAGCAAGACCTTTCCTTGCAGAGCCTCTCCCCTCCCATCCGGGCAACTCCTATCGCAGCCGGTCCGGGCAGTACCCAGCCTGGATCCGCCTAAAATATATCTTTAGTTTTGGGTAAACCAATCCTTGCAGTGCCTATCACCTCCACTCCAGTCCCATCCTTGACCATCCATGCCCATCCCGGCCAATGTTTCTGAGTATTATATCTTTAGTTTTGGGTAAAAGCCTTGCCTTGTATAGCCTCTCCTTTCACTACCTTTCAGTGCCCATCCTCGCCAATCCCATCCTAGCACCGCCTGTCCTAGCAAATCCCCTCCAGTCCAGTCCGTGACTATCCAAGTTATTCTTAGTATATTTTTAGTTTTAGGTATAAAAATCTTGCCTAGCAAATCCTTACCAATCCCATCCACTCCGAGACTCGCCTGTCAGGGCCTAGCACTTCCTCACACTTACGCGTTATATCTTCAGTTTCAGGGTAAAAACCATTCCTTGCCTATCAAAGCATAGCACCGCCCCTCCAGGCAGGGCCAGGAAGGGCCAGTCAGAGACGTGCCGAGCCTAGCATTGATTATATTTTTAGTTTTGGGTAAAAAGCTATCCTTGCCTATCATTTCCGAGCCTATCCTTACATTGCCACTCCTTTCCGATCCAAGCTCAACCAAGCACATATGTTTATAATAAAAAACTCTACCCAGTTTCCCAGGTAGAGTTATCTTATGCAGTGCAGCGTCTTGCATCGCCCCTCCTCTCCACACCGATCAGAGCCCCTCCATACCTTGCCTACTTTATTTCATCCCAAGCTTCTACAACAAACTTTCCAAAGACACCACGATAGGTACCTAAACCTATTGCAATACCTCCTTCAGAAATAAGGTTGTAGATCTCTGTTTCTTTGATTTCCTTATTTGGATGAATAACCATCGTAAACTCAACACTCCATGGTTTAGGAAGCACTGGTCGTACTTTTGGATTAGGTATACCCTTTTCCAATCTTGCTACACTACGATGGATATAACATCCACTGACAGTATCGATCTCTTCAGCATTAAACCTATCAAACTTAATAGGTTTACCATTCCTCATAAAAGGAATATGCTCTTCCTCAATATCTACAAATGATAAACAAGCATTGGCTATTGCCTTATATTTTCTTGCATCCCTCAGCCTCTTTGGAGCAGAGTTGGTATTATGGGCGGATAAGAAGCTCATAAAATTGGCCGCCGGTAGTATAATACTGGGCAACTCTCCGTCCGGTTCTGGCTTCAGGTATAACTTCTGAGCTGGTTCCAACTTTGTGTTGTTGTCGCCGGCGTACCGGTCGAACATGATGTCCTTTGTACCTGTTAATACGATTCTTCTTTTGATAACGTCCATGGGACGTGATGCTAAAATATTCATGTTTCATATTTTAAATAAGTTAATAATCAGTGTTTTTACTCTGTCACATAAAATTTCTATCCATAGCGATCATATACTTTAATAGCTACATTCATAAGTATAACTGCAGCAGCAGGTAAGGTAATAAAGATCGCTGCACCTGGTCCTATTATAGGTTCCAGGAAATGTATAACAAATGCACAGATCAGTATGATCATGCAAAAGCATAAGAATACGATAGTCTTTTTCATGTTTTTTTATTTTATAGTGGTTATATCATGATACTTCAGATATCTACATTTCCATGATAGCTCTTGAATATCGTTAGCTATAGATGAACAATTATAGCTTATAGGCCAATAATGTGAAACAAATAAGTTATAAGCAGCACAGAAAAGTTGATAGTATATTATAGCGTTCATAATTATAAAAGGGAGACCCAAAGGCCTCCCAATGACTGAGTGTTTAAAAGGGGAAATTACTTATATCTTACTATATGATACCAGTATGCGTTAATGATTGACTGAGTACAATAGTAGCATCCAAATGTATCAGCAGATGTTTCAATCCTTGTTTTGAACATTCTGAAGATAGATAGATATGTCTCTAATGGCATGGGAGTTCAATTGTGATGTTACCTTCAAACGAGTTGATAACAACACTATCTTTAACATATAATGTTATAGAATCTGAAGTAACATTTGTTACCTGAATGTATCTAGCTCCATGACAACCGTTTATATGATCATCAAAGATTTGAAGTCCAACTGGTGTAGTACAGACGAAATCAAAGTTATCCGGATCACATACAGATCCCAGGAGAAAGGAGCTAACTAATAACTTAAGAAGGGTAAGATTGATCATGATTAGATATACAAGCTACTAAATAAATTGCATAGACCCAAGGATGTTCTTCTTCATACACATTCATAATGTTATGAGCTAAATGATCACGGACCCATCCAAGAAGATATGTATGATCTTTAAGACTAAATTTGGTCATGGTATATAAAGTTGGATAATAAAATAGATTGATACCAAACATCTTTGACTATATCTTGACGTTTCCCATCCTCATATTCAATATAAAGACATAATCTCATACTACGCATTATATAGTAATAAAAGAGCAGGTTTTTCATGTTGATAGTATTACAAAAGTTATCAAATATTTACCTGCTCTCTTAAAGTTACAAGTAGCGAATCGCAAGCTTTCCAAGCATGATATCCACTCTTATTTGTCGCTATCCACATCATTTGCTCAATCATGTTCAGCATGCTCTTGTATGTTTTCAAGTCCATCAAAGTAGTTGTTTAGGATGTCCAGATAAACGTCGATGTTATAAACTTTAGCTATTCCATTATAGCTAATAATAACATCCGTATGCCCATTAGCTTTAAGCTTTTCCAGGATGTCCATGGTATCATCAGGTGTTTGATGATCTAATGTTATTGTTTTCATTTAAAAAGGAGTTAAGTGATATTCTAAATATGGCAATATGAATACGTGAATGAGGATTTAGATAAAAGTAGTAATACTTATAAAGTATATCTATAACTGTCTTAAAGTGTTTAAGATTTGTAGTATATTTATCCATAACGGCGCTTGCGAATTCTCACGCTAAGACCCATACTATAAATGGCATTAACTACAGCAGTAAGTTCTGGTCCTTGTAAGTCAAACCGATTCTCATAGTAATAGAAAAAGACAGTTGCTGTATCATGCCAGACATAGTAAGAAGGTAAATAGTTAATTGGTAGGCCCATAAGTTCTTTGAATTGTTTGAGATAAATCGTCTCTAAGTGAAAGTACTTTGAAGAATACAGCACCTCCTCCGGTTACTGTATCCTTGAGAAGTATCATATTAAGAAACCAGGAATAGTACTGGATGTAAATCTTCTCATTCATGGTTCAAAATGTGTAGTGAGGCAGTCAATGAGTTTTACTGATGCATTATGTACTTCAATATAAGTTTGATGAAAAGCTGGTGATACTTCAAAAGATAGACTACCAATAGTATTAATGTATCTAGATGTTATTATCATAGAAAATAAAAACTTATGATTATAAATAATCATCATGCGAATGATCCGGAAACAGATCTTAAACTTCAGTATCATAGAAAGATAATTTAGAAGCACATGCTTCATTATGAAGAATAAAATATAGCATTCTACATACTTTGTCTACATCATAATATTCTTGGGGAAGATCACGAATCCATCCCTCTGGGGTCTCTATGAAGTAATAGCTGTAATAGCTTGTAACATCACGCATTATATTTACCATATTGTCTCATGTGTATAGCAATCAGATAATCGATATCATTATATATCTGGATAAGCAACAAGTGATCATGTACATTCAATAATGGCAGATAATGTCCGCAACACAATCTTAACTTTCTAAAGTACATCTGGTAGTTCATAGTGTAAAACATGATATAGTTGATAGACAGATAGAACTGTTGGCAGACAGTATGGTTCTTCATACTGGTTATACAAATACGTTGTAAGAACTCTTAGCATCAAATCAAACATAACAGTTGATTCGATAAAATTGGTTAGAAAGGTAAGCGAACTCTTCCCAAAGATAATGAAGTGTTCTGAGCTGGTCGAAGTCAGGATTATACACATTAGTATCAAACCAGAGAAGAAACAGATAATCCTTAATACTTCTGATCATGTGATGTAAAGTATTCATCGTGAAGTGTTATAATTTCATATAAAATGCTATACACCTCATAGTGAAGCTGATAGAAAAGCCAATACTCAGCGAAGTATTTTCTGATCCATATAAGATAATAAATGTTCATGTGAAAGGAAAGTTAGTCTTTGTACTTTGTAGTAAGATATCAAGTCTAAATAAAGTCCTATTTGCATCTCTTGATAGTCTACTATGAGAATCGTTATAAATAATCATATAGAAGTGTCTGAATAACTTAGAGTATGTTATCGGGTAGATCATAATGTAAAACATAATACAGTTGATGCATGGCTATAAATGCTGGTAGAGACTCTGGAATAACGAATTTCATGTACTCATCCAGATACAATTTGAGAGCTTTGCGGGTCAGATTGATGAGTAAAGTATAGTTGATAGAGTCATTCATGATTGTAGATATGATGTAACAAAAATACAGCACTTTTACGGACATCTTCATATGGTGGATTATAAGTATAAGGATTATTAGTAAACAGGTCCAACATATGAAAGATGAGCTTATAGAAAGGTTTACGCTTGTACATAGTTATCATAGATAGGAAGATAGATACGATAAAGAGCATGAGAAAGTTCCCGTAAGGTATGCTCTGTTTCTACATGAATAAGAAGATCATGAAATGTTCGAATATAGATAAGATAGTGAGTCATTTTAGTAAAGTGTATAGTTTATGTGCTGCATCAGAAACCTCTTCGCCCTCAGTATCAACATATACATAATAGACATAAGAATTGATCCAGATCAATCGAAAGATAAGAGGATATAGTTTAGTCATCTTTTAGTAAGTCGTATAGGTTATGTAAAGAGACATACACATAATCTGCCGGGTGGCCATTATAGTAGAAATAATATGAATGTGCGAACATATCACAGTTAAATAAGAGGATATAAACCTTCATCTCCCTGGGACTTGATAAGTATTAATAAACTGAATCATATCATATAGAGCATAGTATAAAAAACGATCTCTTTCTTCATTATAAAATATATCAGCTTTCCAATAACATAATCTAAAGGTTCTAGTAAAATAGAGATAATAATAAGAAAGTATGGATTTGTAGTGATTGTCATAAAAGACCATAATTATAGCACTTTTGTTTTGAGGGTATGTTCAAAAGGGTCTAAATCAGGGGGTTAGGTATACTTTTTCACTTTAACTCGTTCTTACTCAGTGTTTTACATAATTATCTAACAATAATACGATATCATGAAGTAAGTAGTACGTATCATCATCTATTTGTGCATCGGACATCCAATAAAGGTAATGATAGTGGTAACGTATCGCAGAAAACAGTCTATAATAGGTTTCCATCCAGGATGTCGATTATGATCATGTAGATATTAAACTCTAAAGGATAGAAGTATTCATACATGATCACATAGAGATTGAAGTATAACTCGCTCATTATTAATCAGTTATTGTGTTTATCAAGCAGATCAATGATACCAAATAGTGACAGGTATATACCAGCTCCTATTGGAAATGTGTCTTCATGCATAGTCAGGAATATATCAAAATACAGTTCAAACAAAACTTTATTTGGTTTATCGTTCATTTAGTTAGTGTTTATACATAGCCTTAGAGCCAAATAATATTCTGTCTAGCATCTTCACGGACCAATATATCCGTTATGGAATAAACTGTTTGCCAGCATACCTCATGATCCACGTTAATGAAATGTGTTCCCCATAAGATCTTGCGGCAAGACCTAAAGAGTATGTAGTATTTGTATGTTCTGTTCATTTCATCTGGGTGTAGTAATAGATAGCATGACCGCATAAGTCACGTAATTCACGAGCTGCTTGCCATGTGCTCAAGTTTAGATAACCACCACGATAGGAAGTTATACTACCTATAAGCTGATATAGCATCCAATATCGTTCCAGTTGTTCTCTAGTCATGTTAGTTTGATTGAATAATCCCACCCGCCACACCCACACAATAAAAAACAGAGAGAGGATTTCTCCTCTCCCTGGGGTTTTATTCAGGTATTTCGAAGCCAACGATGCGAACTGGTCTACAGTCGTACCTAGGCTTACCATCTCGATTCTCTACCTCAGCAGGCATCTGATCGAGGTATAGAACGAACTGCTTGCCCGATTTCATGACAGTACCAGTAATGGTTTGCTCCTCGTATGAGAGCGTGTCCATGAGATCGGATACAAGCGAAGAATGTTGGATCCAACCAGATCTGACATTCGAATCGTAACGTTGTTCCTTGAACAACCCAAGCATGAAAACTTCTTGCGTATCTCCGTTGGATTTCTTAATCTCAGAACGGAATGCGAAAGCGTTGAAAGCTGCGTCAGCCTTCTTACCGACAAGTTTAGACATAATGTATAAATTTAGGAAAGTTAGTAATCAACGAAGGGGGGGATAACTTTGAAGGGGTCATGCATTAGAGGGTACTAAACTTAACATCCATATATAGAGGAACTAACATCCATATAAAGGGGGGGACTTAAATGAGTGTACCCAAAATAATGCCGGCATATCGATCTGGAAATATATCCTAGGGTAGGTAGCGTATAGGGCTATTGTAGATAATACAGTTCACTGCTTAATGTGAATAGTTCTTTATGAAAGGCTATTTTTCGTATTATGTGAAAGACGGATTGATATCTTTTAAAGCGTCTAACCTCGATAAGGTTCGCCATGGTGGTTGATTTTGAAGATGAAGTGTGAGTACAACAAGACGGTTTGTTAGAATTCTGTCTTCACTAAGGAAAGCTGTTCTCATAAAACCGAAGAGTGGTATGTATTGTTTCATGTATTCCATTCCAAATGTTTATGATAAAAAATTACCAGTCTAAGGTTATTCATTTCCGGATAGAGACTCTTAAGAATGAAGGTAGTTTGATTTTGTATGCTACACATGATCTGTAGTAGTTCTTGATAGTTTTTTAGCTGCATATAAAGTTTGAATAAAGTTTCTTAATACGTCATGAATGCCTAGTGGAGTGTAAAGGAATACATCTGCGATCTTATAATAAGTTTTCATGTAAAACGCAAAATCTGGTCCTCCAGTAGAAGAAAATCTACTTGAATCAGTGTTACTGGACTGAAGCTCTTCTGATCGTAATGAAATCGTAGGATTCGTTCGCATATACTGAATATTCTAACGTATGAATGGAATACCGGTTCGAGCTTGCCTTGTGATCTCATCCGTGATATCCCTTTCACCTCTCCAGAAGACGACGGGCTTATAGTTATATTCGAATCCATAGATCTCATTTAGTTCTACGATAATGGTGTAAGCAAGTGAATCAATGTCATCGTATGTAGCTAAGGTTTGAAATAGGCAAAGGTACAGTGCAAGCCTCTCCCTGGGGTATCTAGTAAAAGTATCTGAGACCATTTCCAATAATGTATCTTAAACTATCTAATTCTTTGATATATCTAAAGTTTTTGTCGTAAAAGGCTGACATATCCAGTATACGGGAATACCAGTACATGGTTTTTTTATATCCTATCATTTAAACATTTTTTGGTAAACACTCACGCAGTGATCTTTAAAACTAACAGGTTTCTGTAGATAGTTTTTGAAGTCAATACATAAGGTATCTATTTTTAAATAAGCATCATCCCAGATATCTTCATGATACAAAGGTGTCATTTGTCCCAAGTAGTCTCCTATTTCATTTTGCATGTTATTAAACAATGTATTGTATAGAATCAGAGACACTGTTGTAGAGGGTATTGAGAAATCTTTCCTTTCTTGCAAACTGTACTTGACGTGCATATGCTTGTTCATAAGCTTTACGAATATCGATATGTAAATAGTAAATCATCAGGACGCACTTTATACCTCTTTCATCGCCATTGAAGAGCATATTGATACGTTCAATGAAGTTAAATCCGTCCTCGCCATGAGGATTGAATAGATTGTCTATCAAAGTGTAGTAGTGATAATATCTGTCGTATGGAAACATGGTCATCCGAATAAAAATACAAAATACAAAGAAGAAATACTCTCTTCCAGCTCTTTGTTATCATACTCATTGATTATGATATGGAACGCTTGGAAATATATGTGAAATATCATAGCATAAGGCGTCAATGAAATGTGCGACATGATTAAAGCTGATGTCATCGCGTGGTGCAAGTTTTTCAAATAATCGTATGTATCCTTCTAGGGGAATGTCAACATGAAACTCTTTAGCGTAACTATAGCCTGGGTCTGCAATGATTTTGCTTCCATAAATAATGCAGCGCTTATCTGATAGGAAGCTGGCCCAAGCTGCTTGATAGCCAATGCTAGTTTCCCCCCACTGTTTTCGTAGTACCATCCTCCGGTTCCGTTTTTGGTTATGTCTAATGCTTTAGAAGGTGACACAAGTCTAAAGTATTCGTCATAAGGTACCGGTAATCCGGGAATGTGTACTGTGTACTTTTTTGGAGCTTCACTCCACCTTCTAATTAATTCCAGTCTGTCAAAACTAAAAGGGTGTCCATGGTAAATGTCCAGTAGATCAATCATAAAAAGCCAGGGTTCTACTTGAAGAACTTCTAAAGCTTGCTGATCGGCGACCAGATCTATTTGTAAACTCAAGTAAGGTTGTAATCGAAAAGTTTGCCAAGGACATACTGTATAATCGAATTCAGGTTCGTAAATCCATCCGTCTCTAAACTTAACTAGTTCCTGGTAAGCTTGGCCCACCATAGTATTTAATGGCAAGATCAGTAAGAGGATAATAAGCAGTTTGCTTATAGTCATAACTCGCTGGCTCTACATTGACATACAATCTGTTTCTCTCTGATAGAGCTTCAATCACTCTTTTGCTGATGATATCGGTCAACTTGTATGCGTAAACCACATCATTGGATACTCTTTCTGCAATTACACGCATTCCCCGGGGAAATACCTGTTTCTTAATTGCTTCTTTAAGAACGTTATTTAAATCGCGGGTACACATATTCCTTCTTTATAGTCACATTCTTGTCCTTCTGGACAGTCTTCCAAACAATTACATACCGGTACACATTTTCCGTCAACACACTCCATGCCATACATGTCAGTGTCAACCTGTTTAAGCTTCTGTCTCAGATAGCTTTTCATGATATTCGTTAAGTCAATCATTTTAGTTTTTATATCAGAGCCCATTCCCATGTCGAATTCGATAAAAGAATAGGACACTAAAGGTTTAAGAGGATGTTCAAATAAACGTTCGTCCGGGAAATGTTTATGTGTTTTATACACAGAATCGAAGCAAATAATTCCGTCTGTACCTTTGATACATGAAGGTAACATATATCGCATGACACCTGTAATATCGATCATGATGGAGGAGCCATTGAGCTGGGCATTCCACCTTCGTGATCACAAGACCCAGGAGGAGTGACCCACCATGTTACCATTACTTTTTGTGCACCACCAGAACCACATTCGCATTGATCCATGACCTGAATGGTTTGTATGTTACGCTCATAAGCACAATCAGCCTGCCAGGTTTCGAAGTCATCGCAGGTATTAAACACTTCATAGTGCCATTCTCTTTTAATTGCGGCCATAGACTAATGTATAGGTTAAGTGAAATCCTAACGAGCGCACAGCAAAAATGGCTAATGTTTCTACGACATACATGTACCATTTGTCTCTGTGAGGTCCGGAAAAATTGTAGGTTATTGCTGTTCCTAGTAACTTATTACTCAGCATTCGGGTTAAGTGGTAACCGTCTGTTAAAGATACGAAAGCTGTTTTAGATAAAGGGAATCTTGCACGAGTATCTCCCTCATCCCAGTCTTTATATTTGTTCTTCCAGGAAATATCGGGATCCCACCATTGATCTTTAATGTTAGGATGTACTCTTTGTACTTCATCGTAATGAAACAAAAGTGCCTGATTGACGCCATCGGCTGCACCACTAAGAAAAGCGGTCATCCCTGTCAAGAGCCGACTTTGACCAATCAGGCATCCAAAACTAAATACCATTAAGAATACCATCATAGTGATACGATAACGATAGAGTGTAACCTCCATACGGCCACCGAAATCCTTGACTACATAACGATGATCCTTTCGTTTTCGCTTCACAATAGTTCTTGCTTTCTCCAAAGTTAAGTTCTTTCGCACCGTTTCCCAATGGTTAGTCATCATGGTGCGATCATGATAGAATAATAGGTATATTTTTTGCTCTACTTTATACATTCATTTGCTTGAATACGTTGTTGGCTTCTTCTTGACTGGAAGCCCAAACGGTTACATCTCCTTTTTTGTACTCTCGCATCCAGTTGTATCCGGGATACTTCTTTTCTGCTGCTTCTTCCATTTGTAACTTTTGTACATAGGATAGCTTGTTGGTAGTCTCATTCTCTCTCCATTCGAGAGTCTTGTTGGTGTGATCAATCTTAATGGCATAGTCGTTTAGACCAAGACCGTCAAGTTCAATACCTTCTGGTGTGGATATTCTCATGATTATTGATTTTGATAAAAGTGATTGAGCATAGGCTCGATATACTTTCGAGTATGTCCGTATGAAATTTTATAGACCTCATTCAGATGGGTAAAGGAAGTATTTCGTACCTTATATCCTTCTTGCTCCAACATCCAGGCATAGATGCAGATCTGGAGACGATAGTGATTGTAGTTGCAATCATCCAATTTGTCCAGAGGAGGTCTCATCTTTTGAAACGAGTTGGTCTTCTTAATTGTTTTGTTGGTCTTGAAGTCGTCAATGTCTATATAGCGAATACCGTCGATTGTTTCAATAAAGACTTTATCAGCAGTGCCGGCAATCTTAAATCGGTGATTGAACAGGATAAGTTCCGGGTGATAACCGTCGAGAAGAGAAGCCAATGACGGAATAGACTCCTTGTCCTTCCCTGGGGCCTTTGTTGGTTTGATCGTAACGTAGAACTTATCATCAAAGGGATTAATGGCTTTTCCACTAGCCAATGCTTGTTTCTCTTTAACCGAGTGATAGTGTGTACCCCGGTCAGCAGCAACATTCTTTTCTTCTCTCCATTCAGCTTTGATTTCACTAATAGTGGATAAAAGCAAAGGTTGATCTACAAAGAGGCATGCCCATTCAATAAAGGCTGGAGATTTCCAATCACGGTGTCTTCGTAGATCTCTGAACTCTTCGGCACCTATTAGTCGTTCTAAGGCCTTGTATGTAGCCCAGAAGTCTTCTTCAAAAGGTTGCTTGTATCGTTCGATTAAGGCGGTTACTGAAGTGTATACGCCGTTGACATTATAGTATGTGTGTGTGGAATCTTTGAAGAACAACATGTTACAAATATAAGCGAAGTAAAATTAATATCCTATAATATTTTTATAGATTTGTCTAACTACCTATATTTACGGTATAGAAAAAATATATTTGCTATGCGTGAGTTTGTTTTTAACGACAAGAAAGCTTTCGTTAACTTTTACGTGGATGTGTTCCAATTATTGAATGTTCCGGAAAAGATTAGAGCGAAAAAGAGGGTTAAAGAGTTCCTGGTAGAAAGTATGTTGATGTATAATGATGGATGGGAACTGGATAGTCCTGATGCTGTAGAAGAGCTATCGGATCGAATGAAGTTTAAAGTTAAAGATGAGGTGTATACCTATCGGGGCAAGTTGAAGAGCATAGGTCTTTTGATTCAAACAAAGGAGAAGAGGCTAGTGTTGCCAGATGGGTTAAAACTTTCAGCTATACCGAAAAAACTTAACTTTCAGTTCAAAACAATAGTAAACTTCTAATGGATAGTACAACTGTAATAATTAGGACCGTCAAGAAGATATCGGAAGAAATGGATATTCCATATCAAGATGTAAACCTGATGGTAGATACGCTTTTTAAGTCTACCAGAGAAAAGATGAAACTCCCAGATATGCCCAAAATTCTATGGAAAGGTTTTGGTACATTCATGGTTAAGTTGGGAACACTGGACCGGGAGATTGAACGGTTAAAGAAGAATGATATTGAAGATCCTGAGTTAATAGAGCGATATCGAAAAATCATAAAAAGAAGAGAAGATGAAGAAATTCGTAGGTCAAAAAGATTACAGCACTATACCAAAGTACGAGCTGAACAAGGAGGGCAACCGGGTGACAAACTTGAACCAAAGAACAATGGCAAGAAAAGCCTTGGCCGCTTTCCTAAAGGGTGAACTAACGTACCGATACAAAGGTGAAAGATATGTTGTGCCTACGATTGTCGATATTGAACAATTAAAACAGCAAGCAAATGGAGAATGAGGTTAAACTGAAACTGGCATTTAAGTACCTAGAGATCCTTCAAGAGGGTCGGATCAAGCCGGATAAAAAAGGAGGAGATCAGGGTATAGTCCGGGATTCACTAGATAACATAAGTGATATCAGAAACTTGAAAAAATTTATTAATAAAACTTTAGGTGTAACAAATGAATAAACAGGAGAAGATAGCAGCAGACTTCCATCACTGGAGAAATTTACCGGTGCCGGAGGACTTCAGTAAGTATGAGATTTTAGGAGATAAGATATTAGTAAGACTGTATTATTATGATGCAGATCGATCAGAAAAAAGAAACACTCCTCTTTATGTAGGATTTGATTCAGAGAAAACATTGCAATCCGAACGTGAATCGCAGCTCTTTCCCATAGGTAAAGTAATGGCAGTAGGAAATGGGGTAAATGATCCATGGGACAAATTAAAACCAGGAGACTTGGTTACCGTAATGGATCATATTGCTGCATCGGAATTGAATAAGGAATGGGTAGATTTTCAGGCATTGACTCTGGAGAAGCCCGGATTAAAAGATAAAATGGCACCTCCTGAAGCATTTCGAGGTGTAGTTGCTAATTGGAAAGGTGATGTATTTGTTGGTAACAAGTTTAAAGAAAAGCTTGAGGCCGAAGATGCTTTTACCTTTTTGTTGAACCAACGGTATATTTTGACAAAGTACAATGACTAAACTAAAGTATTATTTTATGCCTTCTCGATGGAGAAGCTTTATGATCTGGATATTGAGATCAATTTTGAAAAGACTGGATCAGAGCGATTGGACACCCGAAGTGCATGAAATAGAGCAGTTTATGTATCGCTATTTAACTTGCAGTGATTGTATGAAAGCTGGTGAATGTCAGCATAGTGACTGTAAATGTAAGATGCCGGCAAGGGCTCATGTTCGTACTGACTTGTGTCCTGCTCTTAAGTGGGGTCCCATACAATCCAAAGATCGCTGGAACAAGTTTAAAGAGCATGAAGGTATAGGATTTCAATTAACAAAAAATAAAAAGCATGTTTAAAAGTGATTTGGCAGACATAGGAAATATACTTCCAGGTCAAAAAGTACAAGTATCCTGGGAAATATTAGGTGATCCGGAAGATATTATTCACTGGCAACCGGATTGCGGATGTACCGCTGAGATTCGTAAGGAAGGTCAGCAGTTCATTGCAGAATTCACAGAAAGTGATGCGGAAAAGCTTAGCCAGGATCAAAAGGATCAATGGTACCCGAGTGGAAAGATGCCTATTACCAAAGGTATATGGGTGTATTTGAAAGATGGATTGGATCTTTGGATCCTCGATGAGAACAATAAGCAGATTCTGAATCCTGACAAGGCCAAGTTAAAAATAACCTTTATTGGTTATGCTTTACTTAAGCCGCAGGTGCATGGAGAAAACATATTGACATTAGGATAACATTCTTTCATTAGCGGAGAGAGGAGTCGAAGGGCTCCCTCTTCTTTTAAATCCAAAGTTATGGGATGTGGATGTGGTAAAAAACAAGTAACACAACAGTCTGTGCAGCAACAGGAAGCGTTCATTGCACAGGCAAGAGAAAAAGCAAATGCTATTAGTTTAGCTCCTCAAGCAGTAGCCAATAAAGTAGTAGCAGGATTAAACAGAACCAGACGTTGTTACACCGATGCGTATTGTCAACCAGGTGAGCGATGTATAAATGGACAATGTGTATGAAAGCACCATTGTATAATTACATAAAAGGATCATATGAGCCTCCAGTAGATAAAGATTATGTACACTGGAAACTAAGAGGCGGTGCAGTGGCAAAAGATGACAGAGGGAATGAGTATCGTAAGATATACAGTGCGATTGAGGATGACTATGTACCAAGAAGAGTTGATTATAAAGACGATGTCATCAATAAGATTTTTGAAGCATTGCAAGGAATCAATGGTAGTGTATTCAATCTTAGACTGGATGTTGACTGGTTTAATCCTGGAGATGTATTACAGTGTAACGGTCGACAAATAGTTATAGAAGAATATGCTAAACCCATGTATGATCATTTTCATTATGTGGCGAGAAGACTTAGGTAATAAAATAAAGGAATATTTACAGGAAACGGTGATTATCAATGTTATAGGTAATCATAGTAAACCGGAGAGTTATACGTATCAGGAATGGATGGATATAATGAGACGCTCTAAAATAGCATTTATTGAACCATAGATATTTAATAGAGGAAACACCTCTACCGAGTAGTTCAGCTCCACCTCCTAGAGGGTGGCCGGACTGGAGACTAGTAAGACTTTATAAAATAGATCAAAAGATATTAAATGAGCTTAAGAGGAGATACATACAACATGGGGATAGTTATGACGTATCAGGACGGGACGACGTCACCGGTATATCACATCCGAAGCGTTCGACCACTGTTCGATAAAATATTGGATGGCCTAAAGAGATCTTTTAGAAAAAAGGGTCCCGGGTTTATGGAGTTTACTGGTGATGATTCAATACCCTATCCTCTTCCAAATTCTTTGGAAAAAGTTACTCATAAGATATTTGGTAAAAAAGATAGTATCGATATGATGGTAGAGTATATAAATGAGATATGGTATGATCGGATTCCTGGTCTAAAAGGTAACATACTGCCTGGTCAAGTATTGTCAGCAGAGCATACACTACAATACAATGAGGCCATAAAAGATGACATAACTAGAAAAATATTAGAGAGTCTTAAATCGTCAAAACTATCCTGTGTAATAAGTGATAAAGAGTGGGAAGCATTATCGTCCTTACAATTACAACAAGAGATGACGTTGCTTTATGGAAGGGTATAAAATAGCAGTGGCAGTTTTTGCATGTATTGCATGGACTGTAGCAGTCATTGCATCTTTAATAACGGTGTATGAGCAGGAAAAAAGAAAGAAGAGACATGACAATTAGCTACCTCATTACCCTGGGGCTTATGTTGCTAGTTGCATTTTTTAAAACGTGTTAGACATGACTATTCATATATACAAGGCACAGCGGAACCCATTAAAGCGAGTACCATTAGAGTATCCGGAGGTGTACGAAATCTGTGGGAAAGTAGGGAACTGCTGTGCTCATGTAACGAATATGCCTTTAAAGAAATACACTTACGATTGTGTACCATGCCGTCCTCCCTGCTGGGGTCTGACGAGCACTAAGCCTAACAAGGTAGTAAAAATTAACTGTAAGGATAGTAGTACGGACTTCTGTTGCTGTAAAGAAACATGTCCAGATAATGATCCTTGCCTAAAACGGGTATAAGATGAGTGCATTTGTAACAGGGGATCCCGATCAAGATTTTTTCAAACAGAATCCTGAACTCAAATACATCAGTGAGTTCAAGGCATTAATAGATACGCGAGGAAAAGAAGAAGCCAGTAAGATTATGTGGTCACTCTATATGATAGAGGATCCTAAGTCCAAGATCTTCCGGATGCCGCGTAAAGATAAGTTACTAGAGGTTAAGACCAATTATTGGCCAGAGTTCGATGAGGAACAGTTCACCGCTCTGGGAAAAACCTATGGTAAGTATTGTATGGAGAAAGAGGAATTTCTTTACAACATACAAATAGAGAAGCTCGATCAGCTTACTGAAATACTCCGGACGCTCACGATTAGTGACGACGATTCAGATCTCTCTAAGTATATCCGTATTATGGATAAGCTGCCAAAGATCTGGGATGGCCTGGATAAGGTCCGGAAAAACATGATCGACAAAATGAACAAATCGGTTCTTAGAGGAGGTGCTCAGAGGTCGTCGCGCGAAAAGCGGACGTGAAAGCTGTAAGGCTATTTCCAGTACTATATAATATTGATGATTTTGTGGTAAACTCCCATCCGGAGTTTCACCCGGATTCAACCGCCTATCAACGTCATTGGGAGGAACAGGAACGTTACTGTCTGGAAGGAAAGTGGGGAAATGATAGCAATGGTGTAGAAGGAGGCTGGCGCTACATGCCAGGCTTTCTCTATTACTATACCAACTTTTGCATCATTGACGATGAAGATGAGAAAGGCAATACGACTCGTAAGATCAGACCACTTCTACGGGATGTAGAATGGTTGATGAGTTATGGTTGGTTGACCTGTCGAGGTTTCAGTGGATTTGAAGATGATCCTGAATACACCTCTCATCGATTGGTAAAGAAATTGGAGGATCAAGGAATCCTTTCCTTGTCTGATAAAGAACTCCGGATACTGGATCGAATTAAGGATAGTATCATATTACCGGATGGTAAGGGCTATAAAAAATATATAGAAGCTCGTGAATATCTATATCAGACACATGAAAAGCCTCTTGGAAGACCTTATTTTCTAAATCAAGCACTGAACTTCTTTGTCCTGGGATCCCGGGGTTTTGGTAAATCTTTCTTTTGTGGAAATGCAGTAATTGGTCATGAGTATAACTTCTATGGTAAGAAGTACTTTGATGAGAGTTATTTGAACAGACCGGCACCGGTAGAAATCTTTGTAGGTTCTGCATTGGCATCCAAGTCCTCTGATTTATTGACCAAGTTTACAACCACTCAGGAATGGTTGACCAAACATTATGGTTCTTGGGGAACCGGTGAGGAATTCATCCCGGGTTACTTTCATAACAACTATTCCGGAACACTTACACCTAACAATTCTAAATCTCCTTATCGTCATGAGTATAAATATCAGGAAGGAAATACCTGGTTGACTGGTGGTACCGGTACTAAAATACAGCATGGTGTTTATACTTCAGAGAACCCGCAAGCCGCGGTAGGTACTCGTCCAACGGTCATGGTCATAGAAGAGGTTGGTCTGTTAGCTAATCTATTAGATGTACATGCTTCCAATGAAACCTGTCAGATCCGACGAAATAAGTTTGGATCCAGCTTTTACATAGGTACCGGTGGTAACATGGAAAAGATCACTGAATCCAAAATAGTTTTTGAGGATCCGGAAGCCTATAACTTTTTACCATATAAGGATTACTGGGAGAATAGAATCAAACCTATAGGATTTTTCTTGCCGGCATATTATGTGGATAATGACTTTAAAGATAAACTGGGCAATACCGATCTCGATGCTGCTCTGGCTGAAGAACTGAATCAACGTAAACTCAGAGAAAAAGCAGCCACATCCTCCGCCCTGGATGGTTATATGATGGCACGTCCTATTGTGCCTTCAGAAATGTTTCTTTCTCCTACGGCCAATGTGTTTCCTACTGCCAAGCTTCGACAACGAGAAGCAACAGTACTCAGTCATGAACTGTTTCCGTTGCATGCTTCTATTGGAGCGTTGCATTGGAACAAAGCCGGCGATGCTGTCCTATGGCAGGAAGATGTACATCGTAAAATAAAACCCATTACTACACTTAACCTGGATTCTTATAAAGGAGATATTGCCGGATGTGTGGTGATTTATGAACATCCACCGGAAGATATACCTAATCCTTCATTTAGAAAATCACTCTACAAGGTAGTCTATGACCCGGTCAAGGATGATAATGGGGGTACCTCACTAGCATCGATCCTGGTTCACAAAGGATTTGTGGATGGTCAGTGGAATGGTGGTCTACAGGATGCCATTGTAGCAGAGTATATAGGCCGGTATGATCAGGTACATGATATACATGATATTGCCATTCAGTTGGCTACATACTACAATGCCAAAATCTTGGTAGAAAATAACATTCCTGATTTTATCCGGTATTGTAAGATGAAGAATAAACAACATCTATTGCAGATCTCTCCGTATGAAGCGATCAGTGCTGCATTAAAGAACCCAGGGAAGAAGTATGATGTAGGTGTGCATATGAGTAAGAGCCTTAATATTCACTGTGAGATTCTTATTCGACAGTGGCTATTGGAAACCTGGGGTACCAGTGAGGATGGACGTGTACTAACCAATATAGATAAATTCTATTCCCCGAGACTATTATCAGAGCTGATTGCTTATGATCGGGAGCAGAACTTTGACCATGTATCTGCACTCAAGTTACTGGTATTATGGCTATCTCAGGAGCGCATGGTACCATTTGAACACAAACCAGATATCAAGCCTATGAAAGACCTGGATCAGTTTCTGGCTAGAAGAAGAAGATATATAACGCAAAACAAACCATTCCATGTCTACTAATAAATACATAGACTCTGAAGTACTGCAGGAAATAGGATATCCACAGCAGCGATTAACCTGGGCTAAAAAGAAGGCAAAAGGATTTCAATGGGCTGAACGGTGTGCCGATTTCTATGATCACTATTATGGGTATTACTATGATAGTGAACGTATGAAAAGACTTCGACTCAACTATAATCTATACAATGGTAGAGGTGAAGAGGCTATGCGAGCTTATGTACCGACCATGGGTGCGGAGTTGGAGGAAGAAGGACTTAGTGCCGGCTATGATGAAATACAACATTTACCACTTATTGATCAGATAGCTAAGGCTATGGTGGGAGAACAACAACGTCGACCATTAAAACCACTGGCTATTGATGCTTCCGGGTACAGCATGAATATGCGTAAAATGCACCGGAATAAACTCTTCCAGCAATACTTAAGTCAAAAGTATCTTGAACCCATTCGTCAGCAAGCCATGATGGATGTGATGTACCGACTTAAGATTACAGATCCGTACTCACTGTCCCCGGAGGAACAGGATCAGTTTATGTCCCAGGTAGATCAGGAAAGTAAGTTAATGACTCCGGATGAGATCGATAACTATATGCGAAAGGACTACAAGAGTCCTTCAGAGATGCAGGGACAGAAGTTAGTTGACTGGGCTATGAGTCATTATGATATCAAGTATCTGACTGATCAAGGTTTTAAACACGGCATTATCTCCGGAGAAGAAATCTATTATGTCACGGTCAGACATAATATGCCACATATCGAGCTGGTTAATCCTGTAGGGTTTATGAGCTCTTCCTCCCGGAATACACACTTCATTGAAGATGGTGAATGGGCTAAATATGAGCAACGTATCAATCTCTCTGACTTACATAATAAGTTTGGAGATATCATGGAGTCTGCAGATCTAGCTAAACTGGATGGTGTCTTCAACTCATTTGCCGATAGCAATATTGCCTATGATAGTATGCAGTCTCGCCTGGTAGCAGAAGTCAGTGCTGCGGATGCTCACTCTGGAGGAAAGATATTTGAAAACTCTCCGGATATTCGGACCAAAGCAGGACAGGAATATGTCAAAGCCATATATCAACGGTTTGGATCAGATGATGATGGATACTCATCTATTCGTCATGTACATATTGTATGGAAGTCACTTCGCAAGCTAATCTATTTGACCCGAGTGACTCAGGAAGGTATCAAACATTACTGGCTGGACGAGAGCTATAAGTATAATCAATCGAAAGGGGACATATCTCAAAAGGTGATCTGGGTCCCCGAGGTTTGGGAAGTTGATAAAATTGGAACAACAGATGCGATATATTTGAACAAGCGTCCCATACCTTATCAATACGCTTCTGTTGATAACCCATGGAACACGAAGCTTCCATATATAGGAGTAGAGTACGGAAGGTTATTTGGTAACGCAAAAAATGTTGCGCCTCTTGATCTAGGAAAACCATGGCAGTACAAATATAATGTACAGATGGCTAAGATCCATGAAATGGAGGCCACGGATGTCGGTAAGGTTTTACTTACAACCATGAATGCCAAACCCAAAGAATGGAGCTGGGGTAAATGGATCATGATGATGAAGTATGGTAAGATCGCTCCGATCGATACTACCAATGAAGATTGGAACCCGGGTATTGACTCTCAGATATTCAAAGATATGGATCTGAGTACTATGTCAGACGTAGCCGGTAGACTACAGTACCTGGAGTTTATCCGTCAGCAGGCAGCTTTATCCATGTCATATAACCCCTCCCGCCTGGGGCAGGTTGCGCCGTATGTTGCGGTAAGTAACAATCAACAATCTATTGTACAGTCCTCATACCAAACAGAAGATATCTATTCTACACATAATAAGGTAGTAGAGAATCTGCTCAACTATATGTTGAAGATAACCCGGGTAGCATTCAAGGATAATGAATTTGCCCGAACGTATATTCTGGACGATATGTCGGTAGCAGAGCTGGAAATAGACTGGCAGCTAATGAGCCCAGCAGAATTGGCTGTCAAAGTGCGGAATTCCACAGATGACTACAACAACATCATGAACGTCAAGAGTGTAGCCCAAGCCATGGTACAAAATGGCTTGATCACTATGCCTGAATTGATACGCTTAATGTGGGCTAACAATGGGGCTGAGATTCTCAATATTGCAGAACGTGCAGAGAAGGGTGCAGCAGACCGACGACAGGAAGAGGTGCAAAATCAGCAAATGCTTATGCAGCAACAAGCACAGATTCAAAAGCAGATGCAAGAGATGATGCAACAGTTCGAGATGCAAAAGATGAACCACAAAGCTCAAGTGGATATGATCCTGGCAGAGATCAATTCTACTCGCTACGCCCAGCAGCATGATATTAACCTTAATCAGATTAATGATGCTCAGGAGCGTGATCGGATCAAAATACAACATGAGGCTATTCAGAATGAGAAAGACCGTGCACTTGATCTTAAGAAACATGAAGATGAAATGCGCTTGAAGGCTAAAGAGATTAGGCTCAAAGGTATGAAGACTACATAATGTGCTATAGAGCAATGTAGTTTTATCGGAGCCTATAACTTAACTATAGAATATTGAGTAACCTATTAAATATTTTTGAATAATGGCAGAATTAGAAGAACAAGGCAACTTAGTCGCCGAAATAGAAGTCGGAGGTCCGATCTCTTTCCAGACACGGATGGACGACATCATTTCTCCAGAAGAGGAGGATGACACTTTGATAGATGATAAAAAACCTGTTGTACAGATATCTACAGAGCCAGAACCGGAGCCGACTCCACCGGTTGTAGACGAAGAAGAAGAGGAGGAAGAAGAGGAGCCACCAGTAGAGACAGTAACACCACCTATTGATGAACAATATGCTGAATATAGTGAAGCAGCATTGGTAGGAGTACAGTTGGCTAAAAGTCGTCCGGATATCTTCGGTGAAGAGATTGACAAGAAGATGGATTGGAAACAGCTGATTAGTCAGTTGGATGGTTATGTTGCTAAAACATTGGATTCTGGTAGAGAGCATATCCTGGAACAGACGGCTCAGTACAAAGATTTCATTGACTTTCTTATGAAAGGAGGTGATCCTGCTGTATTAAAAGATGCCATCAATGATGGACAGTATGCTGATCTGGATTTGGAAAATGCGACTGAAGATCAACTGGAGGAAAGTGTACGCGCCATGTATATGGATCTGGGTCTTGGAAAAGACGAAACAGAATCCTTGATTGAAACGCACAAGCTTTCCAAAAAACTAAATGAAAAAGCTCAGGCCAGTACTAAACATTTCGATAAAAAACGAAAGGAACGTCTTGCGAATGAGACTCAACAAAGACGAGCTCAGGAGCAGGCACATGCTGAACAGGTGAAACAGTTGACGCTTTCAATGAATAAGATCATTGATGGAGGAAACATTTTGGGTATGAAATTAACGGATGCGGAAAAAGAACAACTCCGTTCTGCTTATTTCGAGCCTACTGAAATCAGGCAGGTACCTGATGGAAAAGGAGGTACTGTAACCCGAAGATTCACCAAGTACCAGGTGCTTGAGGCAGAGTTTAAAAATGATCTTGAAAAGCAAATGGCTTTTGGTAAACTATTACTGGATGGCTTTAAGCTTGACAAGATTAAAGAGCAAGGTAAAGAAGAGCGTGATGAGGACATTATGGATCTTCTCAATCAAAGACATGGTGGAAACCGTAGTCGACAACCTGCTCGTCAGAATGCTTACTTATTCTCCAGCGATGGAGCTTAATATTGATTAATAAATAATGAAAGGATGAGACCGAATGTAAGTAAATTCAAGATTTATGAGGAGTCAACCAAAAAGGATAAGTACTGGGCAAATTTTGCCAGTGAGAACATCCTTTTGTTGACGCACCCATTTGCAAAGCCTTGGATGGATCTTACGGATCCAGTAATGCAGTACATTTCTACTGCCGCTCCGTCGTTGGTGGACAAGCGTACTCCCATGCAGGACTTTTTACAAGGTTCTGGAAGAACTCGAGTAATCGATACTGATTGGATCCGTTGGAGACTTCGAGGTACTGGTGAAGTACAGGCTGTTCAGCTTGAAAATGTTCACCCAGGCGTTGATTGTCCCGGTGTTCAAGGAACTGAGTTCAACATTAAGTTGGATGTAGAATGGTTCGTTGAAGGGGATATTTTGGCACCAGATGTAGCGAAGGAATGTCAAGTTGTTATTCAGGGTTTGCCTGTAGCCGATGGAACTGGTTTCCTTTATCCGGTACAGATTGTAGACTCAGATCCTAACGGATACTTTCCTCCCGAATTACTGGAGCCCACTCTGAAGTGGATTAAGATAGGTGCAGCCTATTCCGAAGCTTCCAGAGGATACGGTTCTACTCAGTTTGGAGGTATGAGCTATATTGAGTTTCAGTCTGATCTTACCGATTGGGGTAAGAGTATAGAAGTAACCAATAAGGCGCATAGCTTGAACTTGAGAATGCAAGCCGTGGATGCTGCAGGTAAGGCTATGACTGAATCCTATCCGGATCAGATCATTTCTTATATGGAAGCCGAGTTCCTGGCACAAGCCAAATGGGAAAAAGAACTCATGCTTTACTATGGTCGAAGTGGTGGTAAAAACATCATCGACAATACGGTAGGATTCCACCGTCGAATCGGCCCGGGACTCTTGGAGTTCTTGGAAGATGGAAACGTGATTCCTTACCCAATCAATGGTGGATCCATTGATATGTTCGTAGACTATCTTCAGTCTATATGGTTTGACCGGGTACCACCGGAAAGACGAAACATCACTGTTTATACTGGACAGGGAGGTTTGACTTTATGGAATAACTGGATTACTGAGAAGTATGATGTTAGTGCTATCAAGTCTGACTTCAATACTTTTACCGGTCCTGGTAAATCTTACCAGCCTTCCAATTATAAAGGTCTGAAATATCCAACTGCTTACTTTACCGAGTATACCATTTTCCCATTTGGTTCCATCAAAGTAGAGCACTGGAACATTCTTGACAGTACCTGGTTGAACGGTTCGGTAACGCACCCGGATACTGGTTTACCACTTTCTTCCTACGAGTTTATTATCCTTGACTATGGTATGGGTAATGGTGGAGGTTCCAATATCGAGCTTCTGAAGCGTAGGGATTCTGAGGTCTTTAGTTACGATTGTGGTACATGGTCACCCGCTGGTCCTATCAACAGTCGTGCTGGAAAAGGATTCAATTGTGGTGGACCACAGAGAAGTTATCAACTGTATGCTGCTGACACATTCGGTCTTCGCGTAAAAGACGTGACATTGACTGCATGGTTTAAACCAGCTGTACAGTACTAAATAAAACTATTGAAATATGGCAGAATTAATCACGATCAGACCAAGGCAGGGAAGCAAACGCTTCAAGGCTATTAATGGTCTAATGACACAGTTTCAGAAGATCACTGAAAACAATCATGAGGAGGATCGCGCTACCGGAGAATATAAATCCGAGCGCTTTCCGAACTCAAGACAAATGTTTAGACCTAATTGGTCTGCTTCACGCCGAATGTGGATGTTGAAGGGTTATGAAACGATGGATGAAAAGAAGCAAGCAGAATTGGACAAACTGGTAGTAGCATGTAAACTGAAGTATCCGGATAAACATCCAAGGGCTAAAGAATACATTACTTCTGCCGATGTCTATGACTCTGCCGATCCATTCTTCAGTCATCCTTTATTGAGGGTGATTACGTATGAAGGTCAAGCTTCTTTAGATAAAAGTCGACCGATTGACAAGATCATTCTTGCGGGAATGAATGCGGATCATCACTTCCAACATGGAGGTGAGAAGATTAATCCGGTTCTATCTCAACGAGTGAAGTATGTGATCACTGATAAGAACATTGACACTCAGATCAAGAAAGAGGCGAGAACGCTCTCTGTTGAAGCAACGAAGTTGTACGCAGCTTTAAACGATGCTAAGAAGATGAAGATAGCCCTCGCCCTGGGATTGATCTCGAATGAAAGTGTTGAACGCGGTATTATAGATGAAGTTCTATGGGATGCCAGCCAGGACAACAAGACAATGATGGGAGGTACCAAACTGACCAAGCAAAAAGCATTCATTGAAATGTGTCAGGCAGACACCGAAGAACTAAACATCCGACATAAGATCCAGAAAGCAAAGGCGACTGGAAAATTGAAAAAGCATAAGACGCAAGGTTACTTACTCTTTGGTACACCTATAGCGACTACTGATGGTAAACTTTATGAGTATTTCAACGATCCTGCGAACCAGGAAGTAATGATCCGATTAGAGAAAGCATTGGAAAATGATTAAAGCGACGCAGTTCCATTATGAGTTCATCAAGCAGATTAATAGAATAGATTCAGGGTACAACAAGAAAATATCGGTTGCCGCCCGGGATTCTTACTTCAATCATGCTAAAGAAGTCGTACTGGAGAACTTCTACGCTTTATCAGAAATCAATACTACCATCCGTAATCATTTACGGTTATTGGAGAAAAAGAAACAGAAACTCTCTGTGGTCAGGTCCACAAGTGAATGTGTAGTATTTAAGTTTCCGGACAAATACTATAGAGCATTAACGCAATGGGCCATATTTAAAACCAAGGATTGTGATAAGAAAAGAAGACTTCGGGTATTCACTATTCAAACAGATGATGTCAACGAGTCTTTAAAAGATCCTTATTGGGAGCCTAGTTTTGAATGGGAAGAGACCTTTGGAGAAGAGGGGAATGACGGGTACTATGTGTATAAAAAACCGGAACACGAAATCGTGGAGTTCTATATGGACTACATGTTTAAACCGGATAATATTGCAGCACCCTCGTTACTAGATCAAGCTTCGTCTTATACCAATGCTGCCGGCGAACAGGTAAGCCAGGATTCGGACTTTATAATTGATAGTACGTTCCTGTGGAGAAAGATTGTAGATGTGGCAGTAGTTTATGCCTTGAGAGACTTGGGGTTGATGAATGATTTTGAAGCGAAACTCAAGGAAATTCTCTTTACTGATAAGTTATATATGCAGTAAAGCAGGTTGATTTAATAACATTTTTAAACATATAATCATGCGAAAGGTACGTGAAAATGTATTGGTAGCAAGAGGAAACTACTCTTTGTTCGCTGCAAACAAGCCTGTGTTTGTTTGTGGTTCGGATGGGCAGTATACCCTCAATACGATCTTCGATGGCCAAATGGTCATTTATGATCATACTACCAACGTATCAATGGGTCCTGGTGATGCTCTGACTGACGCTGATCGAATCGTAATTGCCATCGGTGAAGATACTAATGGTGATGGTTTGGCAGATGTTCTACGTAAACCATACGGGGACTCTATTTGGGGTTGCAATATTCAAGCTGCTACGGCAGAACCGCCTCGTTGTGGAGTAGAACCCATCGTAGACTTGTTCTACAAGTGTGTTCATTGCAATGAATCCTTTGGGGTTACAGTGACAGTTGAGGATGACACTACCCAAAATCAATATCCTTATAATCGACCTTCCGCTTACAACTTCAGTGTAACTACTGACTGTTGCGAGTGTGATGCTTGTGATAATGCCATTGATGCCGACAAGCTGACATGTGCATTACTGGATCAAATTAACAACACCGGTTATCTGACTAATCCTCGGAATCAATCAGTGTTTAGCAAGTTGGCCAAGAAAAAGCCCAATCTGCCTTTCTACGCAGTTCGTTTGTGGGGAGGACATGCTCGAGCTTCTATTGACTACTGTTTGGATCCAGTGGCAGGTTCTTGTAATACCTGTTTGAATATTGAAGGTATCAAAGGATTGACCTTTACTCATCCTGTGGATGGTGCTGTAGCAATTACATTTGATAACTCACTGAATCCTGCTGATGGTACATTGTCGCTTCAGGCGCAACTTCCTAGCATTGTAAATCAGATCAATGCTGCTCTTGGAAAGTTTGGAACAGCAGTATTTACTTCTGCTTTGTCTGGTACCGGTCGACCATGTTGTTCTTATCACTTACAGGTGAATACCTGTGTGACTGACTTCCAGTTGATCGATGATGAAGATGGAGAAATTACTCCTTGTTTAGAATCTGATCCATTTGCATCGATCACACTTCCTAATAACTGTCCTTCTTGTAGTGCACCAGAAGATGGAGCTTATGTTCCTGTTGCAGGTCTACGCTTTATTGCCAAGCCAGTAGAGATTGACTGTAATTGTGACTTCCCACCTGACACTGTTCGAGGATATTTGGGTAGAAGTATTAGTGTACTTCCAAGCTCTGGATTCGCTTGCGGATCTACCTATGTGAAGAAAACACAAGCTGCTCAATTGCCAGAGAACCTGGGTTATGAGTGGAAGTGGAGAGAATATACTACGGATAATGGTGGTAGTGGAAGAAATCATAATGCTTGGGGATACGATCCTCATGGAGCATTCGGTTTACCACTGCGATCAGGAGTAGGTTCTTACAATGGAGGATCTCGAGCTTACAGTACCAAGTCTGTATGTAAGGAAACTTACTGTAGCTACATTCTGGAGCATTCGCTTCCTAAACATGACATTGGTATTCATGGTAACATGCATGCCAGTCGAGGAAGAACAGTAATTCTGATTCCTTCAGGAGACAGTGTTACTCGCACGGAGTTTGAAGCTATTCTGAATCCATATCTGTTGTCAACTGGTTGTCCGATTAAACGGTCAATTACTTGTGCATCTGATCAGGATCAGGTAGAACAAACGTTGGCAGGTGATGGTACAGTTAGTCAAGCTGAGTATCCAAATGCAGGAGGTGGTCGTATTCTTTAATTGGGCTGACAGGCTCATAAACTTTTAAGAGATGAGTAATACTAAAATATATCTCGAACAGGGTGCGGCCTGGAAGATTGTCAATGGAAAACGTGTAGGCGTTACATCCATCAATGCTCCTGCAGGTGATGACTGCTGCCAGTTTGATTGCTGCAATGGAACGATAACGTATGCGAGCCCCGGAAATAATGGGGCTCTCGTTACAATATCGCTTGATGCGATCGCTGCATTGTTAGGTGTTGTTCCAAACAGTTCCAGTAATGCACCATCAAGTTCGAATATACCAGCTAGTTCTAGTAATATTCCATCTAGTTCTGGAGCAGCTTCTTCGAGTGGAGCAGCACCATCTTCTAGTGGACCACCACCTAGTTCTAGTGCATAATAACTAAGATTAGTTAATGTATGATACGATGTGCTTGTATCAGGGGGAATTACAATGTCGTAGTCAAGGCCCTGGATAAGAAAAATATGGTGTACCAAGATTTTTCAGACTGGATGACTGAAGATCGGTACACTGTTCCAGAAAGTTACTACGTAACTGTAATTCCTCCTGGTGGCGGCACAGGAGTGACACTCGAGTTAAAGGTCTTTGATATAAATAGAATTACGGAAGAGGAAGTAGGCCTTATAAAAGATGGCGTATGGTGCTTCCAAACAGAATCATGTGGTGTTCGATATAAGAAATCCATAGGAATTTTTTACTCTATCGAATGTTGCATTCGACGAGCTTATGCCACTGAACCAGAAAGAAGATACGAAGCGATAAAGGAAGTTGAACGATTTGTGAACCTTTCAAAAGCGGCTGTAGAACTAAATAATTTGCAGGAGGCCATGGAGTTGCTTGAGCTTGCTCAGGACAAAATGGACAGAATCAAATGTGATTGTGACTGCTAAAAGAAAACTGAAGTATATCATGTTGACTGGACTATTAAATCTATTTAAGGGAAAGCTTGCCACATTGTTGGACAAGCTAAAGATAAGTTCACCTATTGCTTATCTGGGTATACTGATTGTTGTGTTTGGTATAGCAGCAGTACCAGAAGCTTCACCGGAAGTGGCAGAGAAATTTCCATGGCTGGTTGATAGCATAAGCAAAGAGGTGATTCTTTTTTTGGTAGCCGTTCTTACTAATCCTCGAACTAAACGTCATATGCATGAGCAATCAGACGAAGGTGACGGGCTTAGTGTAATGGATATAGATCATGACGATTAAGAACATTACCGAAAATTTGGAAAAACATCCTACCCGGGTATACAATAAACGTATGCTCAGCAGGATAGAATATATCGCCCTTCATCACTCAGGCGGTGGAGGCACTATTGAACAATATGCCAAGTATCATGTAAGTAAAGGATGGCCAGGTATTGGATATCATTATGTGATAAACAAGGAAGGAGAGATCTTTCAAACCAACTACATTGATACGGTAAGTTATAATGTAGGACCTCAAAATCCAAAAGTCATAGGTATCTGTGTAAAAGGTAACTATGACAAAGAAACATTAAATCAGAAGCAGAAGGATGCACTGGTATATCTGGTGAGTCTTCTAAGAGTAATAGTAGGTTATAAGCCGGTGAAAGGGCATTACGAGTTCAAAGCAACCGATTGTCCTGGAAAGGATATAAAAGAGTTTATTAAATATCTTAACTGATGGCTACTAATTGTAATGACTGTCTTCCTTGTCCTCCCGATCAACCGTGTACCTGCATAGGTATAATGGTACCTCCAAGCACTCCTGCCAAGTGTCCATCACCAGGGAACTGCTTAAAGTTGTGTGACATTGTCATCAATCCTATGAATGGCGTAGGACCTTGTGGAAATGCAGGTACTATTAATGTAGCAGATACGGAGCTATTCAAGCATGATTTTACAGCTTGCGGAGAAGATACTGTAGTATGGAAATTAGCAAAAATAGAAGGTAGTGCTATTGCATCTGCCTCTATAACAACTGCTGGAGTTCTTACCTGGATTACAGGAGGACCAGACCAAGCAGGAAAAATAGGAACTGTTGTATTGAAGGCGTGCTGTGGCATGCTTGATGCATATATGATCGTTCTAATAGGAGTAAAAGATTTATGTACTTGTCCGGAATGTCCAGACTGTGATGATTGTGATCCTTGTACAGGAGACTGTATTGAGGCCAATGTCGATATGGCAATCGGAGGAGTAGAAAGTGTTTCAAACGTTTCAATCAATGGCGGCTAATACAACTGTAAAAGCAATATATGCGGATGGTGATGTTCGCACTTGGGTGGTTGAAGTAAAGAATGAGAGTAACTATAAGTGTTACAACGTTCAAGTACAATTTACAATACCTAATGGTATATCTCTGACCGGACCTGCCATTGCTGGTAGTTCGTCAGTGAGTGTAATAAAAGGTGTATATAACCCGACAACCAAGATCTGGTATGTTGGTGACATGAATGCTAATCAAATATTAGAATCGCCTTTTGAGTTTACAGTAGATGATATCACATTGGTCGACGTTACTGAAAATCACTTTGAAGTTAAAGGGGTAATTAGTAGCTCTTGTATCGATGAGGATACATGTGACAATACGGCATATCTTTTACTGCAACCAGGAGGAGTTTGTAAACCCGTAGACCTGGCCGCAGGATTTGATGACTCAGACTGCTGTCAGGGAGACACAGATCTGGGAGCCGGATGATCAATGAAGTAAAAAATATAGGGTTTTACCAAATAGGTGATACCTTTCAAATTCTACTAAATACTGTCAACAACTCCTGTAAAAACAGGATAACTGACGAAATTACAATGACGATCACCCTTCCCCCTGGGATCGCATTGGACTCATACGATGTACCAAAAGGAGTATTTAGTATACTGGATAATACCTGGACATTAGAGTCAATCCTTCCTCTTACTACAGTGGAAGGACTTTTTACTTTCCGGATATTAGAAGATTGCCATAGTTCTTTTCTGATCAAGTTTGATATAGAAGTAGAGAACAGTTGTAATGATTGCTTTCAGACACCGAACTATTGTGTAGATGTCAGAGGTCTATCTTGTTGTAGTCTTCTTCCCTGCCTGGAAGGTCTTGTAGTCAACTCTAATAAGTTTGTCGATGAAGGATTAAACATAACAGAAGTAGATCCTGGTGTAGCACTTACTCCAGGACAAATTTTGTTTGTATCCGTTAACGGTTTTGAAGTAGATTATCAAGACGATGCACTTGCTGGATATATGTCTTATGTGATTGAAGGAACCAAGATTAAACTAAGTGAAGCAATTACAGGTATAGTCCGGGTACATTATTTAACCTTTAGTTAGAAAAACATGAAATACTATCTCATTTGCTTATTGTTTTTAATAGTAGGTGTGTTGGCAGCACAACCTGATAACCGCATCAATATTCAGAGGAATATCCAGCAGGCAACTGATAATGGAAATCCTCCTCGTTTTGGTGGTACTCCTGTACAAGGAATATTAGTAATGACGGATTCTCTAGGTAGACAAACCTATGTGAGAGATACTTCCGTACTTACTTCAGAAGGTAAAACTGTTAGATTGTATATCAATCTCACCAATTCAGCTGATACATTGCGGAAAGATACCTTGGATAGTAGTGGACTGATTCAATCGTTAGGAACAGTTAATGATAGCGTCTCCATCTCCCTGGGGAATAAAGTACGGAGCCCCTTAGTTACTTTTGATGAAGTAGCATTAATAACTGGAACCTTTCCAATAGGTACCATTATACAAACTAGAGGCTTCTTAGCTGAAGGTGATGGAGGAGGAGCTATTTATCAAGTTCAAGCAGCAGAGCCTGCAGGATATTCAGCAGATGCAATAGCTGTTATAGACCTTGGAACTAACTATGCTGTCTTGCAACCTCAGAATGGAGAATATATTGGTGAATGGTTTGGTGTAAAAACTTCAGCACTTGATAATAAAGCTGCATTTGTTCGAATGCAAAAAATGGCGGTTGCCATGGGAGTAAAAACAATCAAGTTTGGTACTTCAGGTGACTATGTATTTCAGTGGACCAATGCTTACTCAGAACATTTTAGTGATCTTGGAATCATAGAGTTTAACTCTAGTCATTCAGGAATGACTTTTGATTTGAATGGGGCTAGAATATTAATAGAAGATAATGACGGGGTAAGTGACCCCAATGCCATAGTGCTAATTGTTCCTATTACTGGTGAGGAACAGATGAAAGATTTTGTCATTAGAAATGGAAAAATATCTGGTACACTAATTGACTATCCAACTAAACCCTTTCCTACAGGTATATTAATATCTGATAGAAACGATGTTAATTCTGTACACACCGTTGTGGAGGATATACAGTTAGATAGTGTACAGTCTGCCATATTAGCTTATAATTTTGAAGATCTTTATATTCACAATGTGCATGTAACCAATGCTTCTCAACATGGTTTTGGTGGTTATGCTCATTTTGCACCCATAGGAAATTTAGCAGGTGCAGACTACACAGACCCACTTAGAGAACTTACAATAGACGGTTTTTGGGTTAGAGACTTTTTAGGCGCAGGTGTTGGAGATGGTATTGACTTATCGGCTGAACCCACTTCACAAGGAACAGCCAATTATTATAAGTACAAATATATAGCTAACATATCTAATTTTCATGTTTCTAATTACTATGCGGGTATGAAAACCGCAGGTTATGTAGAGTTGAATATGAATAACTTTAGCATAGATAGTATGCAGGATTATGGTTTCTGGAATAATTTAGAAGCCAAGCAGATAAACATGAATAATGCTTTAGTTAGAAGATGTAACCACGAAGCATTTTATTTCAGTACAGCTAATGTCAACTTAGATAATATATATATAGAAGATTGTTCACTAGATGCTGCCGAGACAGATGCTTTACGTTTTACAATAGATGGCGATACTGCTACAGTTGGGACCTATAATATCACCAATCTAACACTAAAAGACGATCTTGCTAATAACAATAGAGTAGTAATTCAATATACTTTTGGTGGAAAAACTCATGCATTTAATGCGAAGAACTGGACACTAGAAGGATTAAATTCTAACTCCTCAGCAGCTATTTGGATTACGGAGAGTGATACAACCTCCACAATTAACTTTGATGATTTGCTGATTATAGATGGTGGAAACTCTACAGCTATACCAGCAATAGACATACGAAATGCTGAAGGTACTTACATATTTAGTAATTTAACTATACTGAATAATCAAGGTGTTTCTTATGATGGTATTAGAACTTCTGGTACTCAATCTGGTGGTAAAATAATAATCGAAAACTATGCATTTGGAGGACTAGATGAAGAGATAGATGATGATGCTTCTGTAGTAGGTGCTTTCATTAATGATTGGCACGCTATAGATGATAGTACGCCTGATTTTGATGGCTGGGGTTACTCTGTTAGTGGGGATGATAGTTACCTACTAGATGCAAACATTGTCGATATAAGAGGGGACTTGAGTATATTAAATAATGACTCTCCCAATAGCAATCCTTTATTTACCTTAGAATCAGAAGACGCTTCTGTAGTAGCAAATGATAAACTAGGAACGATAGATTGGAGAACAAATGATGCCTCCTTCGCTTCAGGAATTATCGGTCGAATAGAATTAGAAGCTGTTAGTGATTTTTCTGCTGCGGCAAACACTTCAATGATCTTTAGAACAAACACTGGGGCAACTGGAACGCTCGGGGAAGTACTACGACTGAATAATGCAGGGGAAGCTATAGTAGGTGGAAATACAGATAATGGAACTTATCCCTTTCAAGTGAATGGTGACTCGTTTTTAGGAGGTGATGTTAGTGTTAATAATGGAGCATTTAGTTCACTATATGTAGATGGAACAGCAGGTGCTCAAGCACAAATAAATGGAGCATCTGATGATGCTACTTTTTCACTTAATACTAGTAATCCTTCTAACTGGAATCTTATAAATGCTGTTAGTACAGGAAACTTAACCTTAAGTGGATCAGCAGGTAAATATTTTAGAGTAGCTAATGAACTCATAACAGGTGCTAATGTAGATAACGGAACTTATGACTTTCAAGTAAATGGTAATGCATTTATAACTGGAGTTCAAACATTCAATGTTACGACTAATCCGGCTTTCTCAGTAGATCATGCTTCTATATGGGCAGCAGATGCTAATGCTGGAAATACTAATATGTTTGCCATTGGAGAGTTTACTGCTGCAGAACAGCTAACTGGATTAAAACGTCGAGTAGTTACTCAATTAACTACTGCGTCGACAACATATAATGCATCAGGATCTATGACTATTAATGTAAGAAATGGTGCAAGTTATATAGTTGATATTTGGATTGTATCTACTTCTCTTCCTGCTGGAGGAATCAAAATTGCAATAGGAGGCAATGCTACAGTATCATCATTAGGTGTAATGGCCCAAGGAAGTACTACTTACGTGACAAGTTTAAACTCAGATATTTATACTAATGATGGTTCAGGAGGAGATATAGGACCTATACATATATCTGGAACAGTAACTGCCAGTTCTGATGGTCAATTAAATGTGCAATATGCACAGTTTGACGCAGGTGGTGGGACAACGAACATCGATGTTGGAAGTTATTTTGCACTAACATCTACAAGTAACTAATGCACTCAAAATTCATTCACGAACACGCTCTGATGGAGATAAGAGCTAGGAAACTATGAGCGATGACCGAAATATTTGTGTACTATTCAGAAGCCCTGTCTATTACATTCATAGGGCTACTGGGGGGAGTAGTGGGACTGATATTCGAAGACGAAATGGTGACCTTGAAGAGAATTCTTGTTCACTTATTCTTGGGTATTCTAGCGGCTAAGTTCGTTGGTCATCAACTCTGCTTATGGCGAAGTATAGAACATTGTGAGTTTTTTCAGATCAGCGCTGCATGTATGGGGAATAGTATATTCTTATTCATCACTGGAAGTGCGAAACAGGTACTGTTGAATAGAACAAAAATCATACAAACATTGATAAAAAAGTATGTACGAAATGAGCCCGATAAAAGAAGCAAATAGATTATTGAACACACAATACAACTCAAACAAACTACTTTACAACGGAGTACCCTATTTGATACTGGTTTCAAGTCTTATTGCCCTTTATGGATGGAGTATAGGAAAGCATTACCTGGTATCAGTTTCTCCCGCCTGGGTAAGCATTAAACCGCTTACTGCTTTATGCTTTATATTTTCTGGTATATCTATGATATTTCATGTATACCAAAAACCCAGGATGAGGGATTTCGTTGCCGGATGGTTTAATTGTATATCAATAGGTATTGCTACGGCATGGCTAAGTAACAAGGAGACATTAAATATAATAACAAACTATGAAGAACTAAGAGGATTGGAACCTTATACTTTTATTGAAGGCCTTCCCAGTTGGATGACAATCCTTTGTTTCTTTCTGTTTAGTATCTCTTACTTCTTTGAGGAAAAGCGTCCTATATCCATTATGTTAATGGTCATCTCTGTGGTGGCAATTATAGGATATGGTGTCAATGTACCTCTACTTTTTTACTATGTTCCGGACTTTTCTACAGCTATGGCTATACCCACTGCTGTATTATTCTTACATCAGGGTCTATGGCTATATCCCTGGAAAGGAGTAAAGACAAAGAAAACAAGTACTATAAAAGGCTATAGTAAAGTCAAAAATTTAGTACCTCAAGAATAACTACTGTTTTTTAAGCGAGCTATAAATTAATTTCATACTCGAAATGACCACAATAGAGCAGACCATAGGATTCTATGAAATAGGAACTACATTTGATGTAGTTCTTCCTATTGTCAGGAATAAGTGTGACTATCTTGTTCCAGATGTCAGTGTAGTTTTAACGATTCCTGCAGGTCTTGCTTTGGACTCGTATGATCTTGACAAAGGAACCTATAATGTAGGAACTACTACCTGGGAATTAGGGTCAGTACTTCCGACTCCAACAGGATATGTAGAGGCAACATTCACATTTATAGTGACCGATGATTGTCCAATGCCTTACAGTATTTTGTTTACACTTAATACAGGATCAACTTGTGATGATTGTTTTACTATTACAGAATATACAGTCAATGTAAGTGGAGTATCCTGTTGTCAGGTACAGGGTTGTATTACAATTCCTACTGTCTACAATCATGATCATGGTGATATACTCTATGTTTCTATAAATGGAGATGATGCTACTGCAGTAAAAGCAGATCCGGAGCGACCATGGGATGATCCTTGGACAGCCTTAGCTGCTGCTTCAGCCGGTGATACAATACATGTTCACCCTGGGGTATATGCTATTACGGAAACAGGTGGCGGAGGAGCTATTGAAGTAGCAGATTTTGTAGAAGGAGAAGTCGATACAGTATTGGTAAAAAACGGTATTACCTTTTATTTTGAACCAGGAGCGGTAATCGACGATCAAACTTCATTTGGCTGTCAAGTAATAGCTGGTTCATATGTAATTTTCGGACTAACAGAATTTGCTATAAGAGGTCACCTGGAATTTATAGGTCATAGAACCAATCAAGTATGGAGTGTTACTGGACAACTATCTAATGGTTGCAAGCTGGTCTATGAGATGGATAAGATCCAAACAGTAGAGGGTGGATATGTGATGGAAATGTCTCGTATGCAAGGTGTAGATATATCCTGGAAATTACGACGACATGAAATAGATATGACTGATCCTATCGATACTACTGTCTTTTTAAGAATGTCCGGTACTGGTGCAGGAAATAACACAGGAAACATTGTCAATGTCGAGATAGACGAAGTAGAGTGCCTTTCTGGTCAAGTGCTTTCTTATGTGACTATGGAAGCAAGATGGGATACAAGTATTGTCAATGTGAAGATAGGTAATGCAAACATCATAGCTAAAGGGGAAGCTCTTTTAGGAATCAATGCTACAACTGCAGGTACGTTTAATAGAAATCGAATATCCTATGAAGTAGGTAATGTGATTCATCAAGATCCTCGTATCATAGATGCAACCTATGCCTCTTATACAGTCAATTCGACTACTACGATGGATGATGATCCTAACTCTACCAATGCTAATGATCTCCCTTCTATATTTGGAATAGGAGATTCTTGGGGTGGAAATAGTGGTACCAACATATATGATAATGTGTTTGACCTTAAAATAGGCAGTGCAGATATTTCAGGAGTAGTTTTGGGAAGACTGTTCTTTGCTCCTAACTCAGGAAATAATGCAAGAAATATTAATATATCCTGTACAGTAGGCAATGTGATATCCAGAAATGGATCACCCTGCTTTTTACCCTATGCGAATAATGGTACTTCATTCTCTGCAGAAAATGCATTTAGAGTGATGATCAGAGTATTGGGTAGAGCAATAGCAAGTGTACCAGTGATCTTTTGTTCTAATGAAGCAAGCTATCAGAACTTTGAATTTATAGGTGGTAGTTATAAAACTACCGGTGCTGGTATTGGTGCTATAGAACATACCAATGCAAATCATACACTGACACTTAATGGAGTGACTTTACTTAATGATGGCTCTGTAGATGTAATCACATCCTCTGTAGCTGTCAATACACATATAAAAGGAGTATATGCAAATTCTACAGTAATTGATGCAAATGTTACAGAAGTAGGAGATGCTATAGTACGAAACGTAAACTTTAACTAATTGAAAGTAGAAAAGAATATAGGATATTTTGCACTGGGAACATCGTTCACAATCACTCCTACTAATGTAAGGAATGCTTGTGCTTATATGTTGACCAATGCAACGCTGACAGTGACTCTGCCAAGTGGATTATCCTTAACTGAACCTACTGTTCCTAAAGGAGAATGGAACCCAAGTACATTTGTTTGGACCATTGGCGGTCTTCATCCTGGTCAATATCTTGAGACAGGTTTTACATTTACAGTAACTGAAGACTGCGATCAACCTTATCAGATTGTATTTACACTGGAAACAGATACGACTTGTGGAGACGAGTGCTTTGATGAAGAGTACTGTGTAACAGTTAACGGAGTATCATGTTGTCAGTTGTTTGAATGTTACCTTCCTCCTTTTTCAGGAGATATTGTATACGTAGCTAAGTATGGAGATAATGCTACAGCAGAGCGGGGAAACCCGCTTCGTCCATTTTCAGATATGTGGGGTGCCAAGTCTATATTACAATCAGGTGATAAAATGATTGTAATGCCTGGTGTTTACACTATTGGTAATGTGGGCTCTGGAGCAGATACTGAGTTAAATGATGCTGGTACTACTGAAGCAGATATCAACTTGATACAAGGAATTGATGAGCTTCATATCCATTTTATGGATGGTGCCATATTACACGCAACTGCGACAGCTCCCGCTGCCTGGGGCTTTGGTCTTATAAGTGACGAGAATCTATCTACTAAGAACATTACTGTCACTGGACACCTAGTATACCGACACGAACAATCAGGATGGCTTCCTCTATTTTGGCAAAGAAATTCAGGCTCGACCTATAATATCAAAATGAAGGGTAATGAACAGCTTGAAGGAGGATGGTTATTCTACTCGGATGGTAATCTTAACATCGATCTTGATTGGCAGAGAGGCACATATTTACAAGGGTTCGGATTCATCCTTGCTGATAATAGTATCAAAAAGATTAAGATACGAGAAGTCAGTGGAGACAATACTTATTATGGGTATGCCGGTTTTAATACTGCGTGGAACAGTGGTGTAGCACATGCTACTCAGAGTGGACAAATTGATATTGATATAGATAACTTCTATCTCAGTTCTACAATAGAACCCAATGCATTGTTTGGTCCATTTGGTACTAATATACTAAGTACTCAAGTTCTAACCGGTATTCAGGTTAATGTTCGAATCAAGAACTATAAAGATTTTGCCGGCGGCGGTAACTCTGAAACCATATTAGATTCACTCAACTATATGCGCATAACAAATGGTCAGTTAAACTTTGAGTTTGATAATATACTACATGGTACAGATATTATGAGGTTGCAAGCCTCTTCTTATAATCACTGGAATAACACATCATTCAAGTTGAAGATCAAAAATGGTAAAACCAACTCTTCACTAAGTAATATCTTAAAGATTGATGCGAGTATTTCAGCAGCTACTATGGCTGGCAATCAATGGATCTTCGACTGCGATTATTATGAGAAGACACTAGCTAATGGTACCAATGGTGCTCCCTTTAATGTAGTAGCTGCCATACCAGCTGAACCCGGAGTATTTATCGTCAAAGGAAATTATAAACTTACCGGTGCATCTGCTCTGGTAAATACTACACAAACGACATTAAGTAACCATATTATGTTACAAGATGTCAAGATCATCAATGATACTACTGGCGCTGAAGTAGCATCTACAGTAGCTGTCAATGTGCTTTTGCAGAATGGGGTTACCAATGCTGCAGCTGGAGATGGTGATATTACTTATTTGGGAGATACAATTATTCGTAATGCAAACTATCGATAATGGAAAGCATTGAACGATTAAAAGAGATAGCTAAGAAGCTAAAAGAAAAGAAGATCAAAGGAGTATCAGAAGATATTGAAAGACAACTGAAAGAGCTTCAGTTGATTTAGTCTTATAAATAATAAAGAAATGGCTACTAAATTTGTACCGATAGAGTTACCGTTGATATGTCAGGGAATGGAGATTTCCGTTCCACTCGAGAATATTCGTAACAAGTCGGATCAATATACTGCAACAGATGTAATCGTTGATGTCAGCGTACCTTCTGGTGTGATATACTCAAGACATAATCTTCCTAGAGGTACTTATGACCCGGTCACCAATATATGGAGTGTCGGAAGTTTAGCCCCAGGGGAGAGCCTTACTGGTGAAGTTCTATTTTATGTAACCAATGATTGTCTTGGCAAGTACAAGTTTTTATATACAGTTGGTACTACAAACTCTTGTCCGGATCCAGATACATCAGACAATGCTGTCTGTGTTCTCATTTCCGGTCTTAGTTGTTGTGCAATCAATACCAAGTGTGATGAGAATTTGGCACTGGATGATATCTATGTAGTACCTAAAGGAGTGGGATATCCTACTACGGTAAATGCTAATGATGGTGCATGCCCTGCCGGTACAGCTGCTACTTATCAATGGGTAGAAATGCCTAAGTTTGGTACACTTACTGGAACTCCAGACTCTGGAACATATACACCTGATCCGGGTTTCTGCGGAGTAGATCGAGCAATATATGCCATGTATTGTGGTGGAATTCTTCGAGATAGGGCAACAGTACAGTTCAATGTAACATGTGCTCAACCTGTTGATGACTCATTTGCCACTGGTATTAATACTCAACTTATTGCCAATGTAGCCGGAAACGATTTTCCATGTATTAATGGTGGAACTACCAAGTATATACTTTCTTCGAATATAAATGCAAATAGCTCTGGATTATCAGAGCCAACTAATCAAACAGAAGTAACGGTTACTCAATGGAACCAGGACACGGGAGCATTTACTGTTCTTCCCACCATGGGGTTTGTAGGTGTAGCTCAGTTTGATTACTATATAACATGTACTGATCCAGATACAGGATTATTCTGGAACAGTCCTGTAGTAACTGTATCAATTAATATACCAACAGCATATGCTAATCCAAGCGGTAATCTATGCACTGGTAACGTATTAAGCAATGATACACCGTGTACATCAGGAGTTACTACTGCAGGTTTGACTGCCGCATCTGAAGTAAACTGTACAGCTACAGTAAATGCTTCTGGTGCATACGACGTGATAGTAACTGATTTGTCACTTGCTTGGTCGTTTGGATATACTATCTTCTGTGATGGTGTTCCAACTGACACTGGCACAGTTTCCGGAGGTCCGGTTACTGCTACAGCAAATGATGATACAGTAGGCTCCGTATCATTGGAACAGAATACTATTATGATTGGTGCCAATGATACACCATGCTCTCAGGGAACAACCAGTTATGCACTGGATGGTGGATCACTTGTTAACGTCACAGTGGATACATTCAATCCACTTACCGGTGAGGTGAAGTATACACCTTCTTCCATAGCGGCATGGTCATTTGACTATGATATAATCTGTACTACTTGTGGAACAGTACAGGTAATGGGTACAGCAACAGTATCTGGAACAGTAGCTGCTAGTTCCTCAGTTGCTGCTAGTTCATCTAACGCACCTGCAAGCTCTAGTGTACCGGCACCTAGTTCTTCTAATGTACCGGCCAGTTCTTCTGCACCGGCACCTAGTTCTAGTGTACCAGCGCCTAGCTCTAGTACACCGGCACCTAGTTCTAGTGGAGCAGCACCAAGTAGTAGTCAATAATGGACTGTTGCGTTAGATATGAATGTTTTGATCCCTGTGCATGTAGTGCAGTGGATATTGACAAACTAATACTCGAGTCAAAAGTGACTGAGTTTAAGCTCGGAAAAGCTTTGAAAGATCTGCTTTATCATGACTGGACATGTGATGTAGAAGCAGAAACGAAAATTGAAAGATTGCAACGATATCGATATCATTTGGAACAAGAGTTTCAATGTCGAATGATGGGAGGAAGACCCTGTCTAAGTTGTGATGAATTACAGCTTTTATACGAACGAGTTAAAAAATTGACAGCATCTTGCGATGATTTAAATAGGCCAGATCTAATTGTTGACAAGACTAATGTGGATGCCTGGATTGCCAGAAATCCTTACTGTGTAGCTCGAGAACGTTGGGAGTATCTAGTATATGATATTCTTTGTGATCTCGAGCTGGAAGTAAAAAGTATTGAAACAACAATTGCCTGTGATATTACTGCAGACATATGTGCCAAGCTAATACCTTGTGATATTGTAGTAGCAGCACATGTTTGTGAAGAAAAGTGTAATACTCAGGTAGAAGTTTGTGCTACAGCAAAAGAAAGATGCGATCTTGATTTTGACATAATGGTTAAGAGTCATAAATGTGATATAGGATTGGATCTACATATCCAAAAACACAAGTGTGAACTAACAGCTGATTTCTGTGCCAGGCTTATGGAATGTAATTTGAGTATGGATATAATCAGTTGTGTTTATGAAAATGGATGCTGCTTATCCATAGATGATTGTGATCCGCAGGAACCAATTGTTTTGTTACAAACGCAGACTTCTGAGTATCCATTGTTTACACTGAAAGCAGAGGATATACCTAATATCCAGGCTCTTGAAAAATATGGCGTCGATCTTTCGGACAGTGAGTATCTGAAGGATCCTGAAGCTTTTATTAAAAAATTGAACAAAGACTACGATGGCTAGTACGAGAACATTCGATATTGTCATAGGGAAAGTATACAACAACGGTATACTTTGTCCTTGTCCTATAGTAGAGTATGCCGGCAAAACCGGGGCAGCATTGCCTTGTAAAGATGAAGCCAAAGGAATATATACTGTAGAAGTGTTAGAGGGAGACTTGAAAGATGTCTGCCTTACGTTCATTATACGTTGTGCTGATTGTGACAATTGTGCTCCTATAGTCAAAGAAGTATGTCTTTGCGATAGTAAGACTGATTGTGGACCATGTGAAATTTGTGAATGTAATGTATGTGTATCTACTTGTGAGACTGGTCAACAGTGTTGTGAGATAAGTGAAGGCACATTCATTTGTTGTGATTGTGATGAAGACAATCCATGTCCATGTAATCAAGTCTGTATAGGAGGTCGATGTGTTTGTCCTCCCGGTACAGTATTAAATCCTTTGACAGGATGTTGTGATAATTGTTCCAATGATTCAGACTGTGATGTTTGTTCTATATGTGAACAAGGAACATGTATTCCTAAGCCATGTCCTGGATGTTGCGATTCAGAAGGACAATTCGGCTCTCCTGGGGCTTGTGTAGAATGTTGTTCAGCCAGTGATTGTGATGGATCTAATGAATGCTGTGAAGGTGGTAGCTGTGTATGTTGCCCAGGATTTGTCCGTGTAGGTGGGATATGTATCGAAGAACCAGATTGTACATCAGATGCTGACTGTACTATTATTGATCCTTGTCTTCGATGTGAACTGGGAGTATGTGTACGTCAACAATGTGCCGGTAAGATAGCTGTCAATGTAGATGGTGAATGTAAATGTCTTGAGCGATGTGATTGTGATGAAGGAGACTGTAGTAAAGTCACAGATTATTGTGATGCAGTAACAGCTCAAGATTGTGCATGTTTCCCATGTAAAGGTACATGTGCCTCTGGATGTGAAGATCCATGCTATTGTTCACCATCACTTCAAAAATGTATTAATAATCCTTGTAAAGATATTCCATGTACTACTGGAGTCGATTGTCCAGAAGGTTGTGGATGTTACAATGGAACTTGTACTCCATGCGATCTTCTCTCTTGTCTAACGACAGAATGTACCAAAGCACTTGGATGTGAATGTTTCAATAATAAGTGTGTACCTGATCGATGTGTAGGAGATTGTGATACTTCTTTCGATTGTGCAGTAGGATGTACTTGTGTAAATGGACAGTGTGTTTCTTGTGGAAACTTTACATGCAGTCCAATATCCAATTGTACTTCACATGAAGGATGTGTTTGTGTAAATGGAAATTGTGAAGGAGGAGATAAGACTTGTAGTGATAGTCTGAATATCATCAAAGATGATGATAACTGTTCTATCACCGGTGAACTGGTTATGGAGAATTGCTGCTCCTGTTCACCACTTACTTTGGATATTAAAGGACAACGTGCCGGCGAAGATGCTAACTTCTACAGTCTGATCTTTAAGGCTGAAGCTAGAAAAGGATCTTATAATGGATTTAGTCCGGATACGAATCCTTTACTGGATGATTTTGCCAATGACAACATTGCAGATAATGAACCTCCAACGTCTGGTGTAATCACCATGATGGCAAGCATAGTATATAGCATCTATGTCTTGAATCCAGTGACCGGTCGTTATGAGTTCCAAGGATCATCTACGACCCAGGGAGAAACGAAGACTGCTTCTTTCCCATCTTCTGGTACAACAGCCACATTATTATTCCCGGCTACTCAGTTACCTAAGATTGGTGTACGCCAGCAAGTAGATGCTACTACTCAACGAGAAGCAACTTCCGTAAGAGTACGTTTCTTCCAGAGCTCCAATATGAACTTCCCGAACAAGTGTGTATATCAGGGAGGAGTTACTATTGGAGACTACAACATCAATCAAAATAATCAGTGGTTGAATTTTGTTACCGGTTCAGGATTCTCTAATCCTATCGGTACAACAATTACTTCTTCTGTATGTAGAGATCCATTCTTCCGATGGTTCAAAGACGGTACAGCAGTAAGAAAATCTTACATACCTGGTGGTCCGATCTATACAGATGTAATTACTCGACCACCTTATGAATGGTTAGAATCTTGTCATGAATATTCACTTAAAGTGGATTGCTCTTGCGATACAGATGCTAATCGATACATCGTATTCTGTAATCCGGAGGAACTTGATTACACAGTAGATCCAAATAGCTGCAACAGTTGTATCACTATTGATAGTTTTGATACCTGTACACCTAATGAAGATCTAGAGTTCTTTGTTGAATTTGGTGATCAGAAAATTACCTGGATTGGTGATGCGGCTCCTATTGGTCAGAAGTTCTGTTCTACTACTCCTTTTCAAGAAATCAAATACGGTTTAAGTTGTGATACTGAAGAACAATGTGTCAAAACTTATGAGCTGGATGGAGATGGAGAGTTAGAAATTGACGATCCAACTACCGTATGTAATGAGGATCTTAGCGAATTTACTGTAACATTCCCTAACAAGGATAAGACTGGTGGATGTCTAGTAGACTATATTGAAATAAACGGGTTTACTTTATCTACTAATCTGTCTATCAAATTACCTATTGGAACATATACTGCAACGGTATACTGGAAATGTGGATGTCCTCCAATAGAAGTTACTGTACAGGAAGATTGCTGTAGTGCTAATGTAGGATTGATCGAACGATACTGTGGTGGAGATATTATATGTCAACCGGCAGATGGAGTTGAATATAGTATTGTTAATTCTAACGGTACTTTAACTCAGCTAGTAGATGTATGCGCTACACTTAATACTCTATCTAATACGGATGCATTAGTAATCAGGGCCCAGAGAGGAGGATGTGATCCAGTAAATATTGTTTTACCGTCACTTACTTCGAACTGCTGTGATAGCTTTAGAGTTCAAGTAAATCAAATTACTGCTACTTTTTCAGATATTATTGTAGTAGGTGGTACTGATTATGTACTTTCTGCAGAGAATCTTACTACAGGTGATACTGTAGATTCATTAGGTCATACCTCTGGAGGACCACTTACACTTTCTCAAAATGGCCCAGGTCGATGGACACTGTCTGGATATGTTGAAAATAATCAGATTAAAGTAACAGCCAATGATGTGGCTTGTAACGATGAAGATGTTACTTTCCAGGCTGGAGGTTGCAATCTGAGTGTCTTTATTACAGAGTATAGCGAAGACAATGCTTGCAGGTTAAAAGCTGAAGTTGATCCTTCGATCTGTCCATGTAACCAAGGATTGTGGCATGTCGATATCAATGTGTCCGGAATCACCATGGATGATACAACTGTTACTATTCCATTCACTGCTCATTTAATGGGTTATGAAGATATTGGAGTAACATCTGGAAGTGTATGGGCTGGACGAGATGATGTAGGACCTGTCAATCAAGTAACTGTTACCGGTGCTAGTTCTGTAGAAGGAACCGGTTCTGTGACTGTAATGAAGAATTTTGCAGTTACACCAAACACAATGACTGTAAATGTCACTGCTAGTTTGACTGGTCAACCTTCGGATATACTATTAGACTTAAATGTTTACGTAAAAGATGGTACTACTGATCTGATTAGTTTATCAAATATTGATACGGTCAAGGTATATAATGAACTTGATGGTACTCAATTAATAGAGAATCCAACTGGATTTTACTTCCAGTTAGATGCTGCTGCAGCCAATAGTACTATACCGATTAGAGTTGAGGCCACAGATACAGACGGAGCACTTTATATTGGTAAAGTATTTATACAGTTAGCTTTTGGTCAAACTAAAATTGCTACTGCAGTACTTCAAGAAAGTATTGATCTTGGTACGGCATATATTCCAGTGAAGTTTGAAATAAGAGACTTTGGATTGGAAGACAATTGTACCTATCAGGATGCTGTAGTTAATTTCTTAGTTTCTCCTGCTGGTACTGTTCTTCCAGAGTTTACTCAATCTGTAGGTTTAGTAGCAGATAATCCAAATGCAAAACGAGTTAAATTTACCTGGTCACTGGATGGTGAAGAATTATGGGATGAGTTTGTAGGAGCACCTACTAACTTTACTTCTTATCTTCCTTTAGGGTATACAATTGTAGGTGCAACATATGATGTATTTGCAGAATGTTTACCTTGTACGGATGATGATCAAAAACAATTATGTTGTTTACCAACATTGATTGGATATGATATTCTAGGATGTAATGAATATGTAGATCTTACTTTCCAAGGAAATCCTGGTGACTATTATATTACTTATGAAGGTGTACAATGGAACTTTACCATACCTCCAGCTGGTACAGTTACATTAACTAATGTAACAGGTGCAGTTGCTGGTACCATGGTAGATTCAGGTGGTACAGTTCATGTAGGATCTATTTGTGTAGATACTTGGGCAATTACATTGGTTACACCATGTAGTCCGTCATTTGAAACCGAATGCGATGGACCAGGTACTTATTCAATTGTTGTAGGTGGATGTGGAAGCATAGCAACTGGATCATCATTAAGTATTCTAAGTGGTACTGGTTCAGTATCAGGACTAAGAATTGATGGTGCAGATCCACTTGATCCGCCAGAAGTAGAGATAACTGATTCAAACGGATGTACGTTTAATGCCGGATTTGTTAACCCAGATCCTGGTTTGTCATGTATTGCTCCAAGTTCTAGTAATGCACCAAGTTCTAGTAGTCCTACACCTAGCTCGTCTAACATACCAGCTAGTTCAGGAGCTAGTTCAAGTGTACCGGCCAGTTCTAGTAATGCTCCGGCAGCAGATCCTTCTAGCTCTGTCCAAGCTGCTAGTTCAGGTGCACCACCTCCTTGTACATCAACAACTACAATTAGTGGTGGTACCATGACAGTAGGATGTGTTGGAGCTACTGTGAAATTAAATCTTGCTGATATAATTGTTTCTTACAACACATGTTGTGATGTTACAAGTGCAATGGCTGCGTGGAGTGTCAGAAGACCTGATAACTCAATAGTAGCCAGTGGTAATACGATTGGAACGATTGGATCGGATATTAACTTCAACTTGCCGTCTTTCGTGACACTAAGTTGTGGATCTGATCCTGCTGGAACGTACACTTTAATAGCTGATATTACATTAGTAGCTAACAACTGTACTTATTCTAATCGACACATCGAGCGTACAAGAACAGTAACCGATGCTGACTTTACAATGTGTGGATGTTCACCTGCAAGCTCTAATCCGCCTGCAGCTTCATCTCCAGCAGGTACGTCATCTAATTCACCGGCTGCAAGTTCAAGCAGATTACCAAGTTCTTCTAATGCACCGGCTAGTTCACAACCGGCAGGAGCAAGTTCTAGTGTCAGACCTAGTTCAAGTAGAGCGCCATCAAGTTCTAATGCGCCAGCTAGTTCAAGCCAACCGAACACATGTAGTGATGGACTTGGAACATTCACTTATACCATACCGGCATTCCAGTGTCGAGATGAGTGTGCTCCAGGTTATGAAATAGACTTGAGGTTTGAGGAGTTTATTAATATCTGCTGTGGAACTGGAGGAACAAGTGGAGTATCTGGTACATGGAATGTAGATGTCTATGTAAATGGTGTCAATGTTCCTGCGTTTGGTAACTCTGGAAACTTGATTATAAGTCAAGTAGGTGCTATTCTTTCTATAAAAGGAGGACATATACTTTCAGCATCTAACTGTGATGTAGATACAAGTAGTAACTGGTATGCAATAGCTACCTTCCAGATCAATACTGCAAACTGTGGAACGTTGAATAGAACAGATCAATCTAATACTGTTGTACTGACACAAGCGTTTGTCGATGCATGTTGCGGATGTGCATAAAAACATCAAGGATAATCCTTCTAAAATAAAATAGAAGGATTATCTTTAATGTGTGAGTAGACGACTATGGATATACGGCATGCCCGGAGAATTGGGTGGTGCTGACACAAAGATGTATCACACACTTCCGATCTTCAAAGAATTGTTTGATCAAGTGATGTGTATAGCGAATGCACCAGAAATGTATGATCCGCCAAATGCGATGACTGCATATCTGGACTCGCTAGGGATTAGCTACGGTTTAAAAGAGGATATGAAGGGTTACCAACCGGGAGACATTGCACTCTCGCTTTGTAACCCTTACTTTTTTAAAGACAAGTTTGTAGAAGACGCATACAATAAAGGACTAAAAATCATCTGGTCTTCTGAAATGATGTGGCACCATACTCAGGAAATGGATTACATCAATAAAGGCTATATCAGTAAAGTTCTTTATGTCTCTGAAGTACAACGAGCCAGACTTACCTATCCTCCTAATATTCCCTGGGTGATGACAGGTAATTATATCAATCCTGATTTGTTCCCTTTTAGGTTAAGATCATCTGAGACTATTGGTATCGGTAGAGTATCCCGGGCAGATAGTTATAAGTATCCAGAAGATTTCCCTGTCTTTTATGAAGAAATGGTAGAAGGTTTAGATCCTAGAAGAATAGCTTTTCGAGTGATGGCATGGGATGAAGATTTAAAGCGCAAGTATGCCTGGCATAATTGGAAAAGAAAGTATCGATGGACGCTTCTTGAGCCAAATGCAATGCCGGTTAAAGACTTTCTATACGGATTGGATATCTTTGCTTATCCCCTGGGACATAACTTTATAGAGTCTTGGGGAAGAAGTACAGTAGAAGCAATGCTTACTGGAGCTATTCCAATTGTCCAGTCTGGTCACAACTTAGAAAATCTTATCAAGGATAAACAAACTGGTTTCATTGTAGATGATATCTATGAGTGGAAACAGATAATTAAGATCTTATTTCATAACCTAGAATACCGGTTTGACATGTCTAAACGTTGCAGTGAGCATGCTCGTGAAGAACTCTGCAACTATGAGGATCATGTTCGAATGTGGGAAGAAGCATTAACATGAAGAAAATGTGCTACTGGACTGTATGCTTTGGAACGTATACAGACATGACAGAAGCAATGATCAGATCAGCAAGAGCAGTAGGTGTAGATGAACCCTTCGTTGTATTTGCCGATAGAGAAATTAGTGATCCTAACACACAGACCATCCAATTACCATATGGTTTCCAGAACAACAATCATTATTTGTTTAAGCTGGACTACTTAAAAGATGTAGGTCGACAGTTCTATGAATACTTTACATTTATAGATGCTGACTCCTATTTTGTTAGACATCCCGGGGATATGACAAGATATTGTCATGATGGTCCAATACATTTTACTATGGAAAGTAATTGTAATCAGGATCATGGTTATCGAAAAGATTGGTGGGGATGTCCTCTGCCAGAATTCTGTCAGTTAATGTGGGAGAAAGGAGTAAGATCTAAGATGGTATTCAATCTTAATGCTGGTTTATGGACAGTTAAAAGAGATGCTATACTTCACGTCCACCGCCTGGGGTATGAGTTTTGGAATCATGCTCAGACTAAAGGTCATACTTTTACAGAGGAAGCGGCACTAGCTTATGCTGGTCATATGCTCATGGGCAATGTATACAAGCATCAACTAAGGCTTGCTCCAGAATTATGGGCAAGTGATTGGACAGGACACTTTGCCGGTCGACTCCCAACAGATGAGCCATGGGTATTTAGAGACTATATGACTGATGAACATATTCATGTACAACCTGCTATTGTACATGCAATGAGAAGTAAAGAGATCTTAATACAACATGGTAGAGCTTCAGGTTAATTTCATATATGGGCTGGGGGATCTTATAGCTTCTACTACTTGGGCGGTTAATCTATGTAGTGAGTTTAGAGCTATGGGATATGAGAGTGAAGTAGTGATTACTACCAATGGTAATGCTTACTATATGCCAGATACTATGAGTGTGTTTGATATTATTGATAAGAACAGTATTCCAGTTCCCATTAAAGAGGTTAACTCTCGATACAACACAGAACCCAGCGGAAAGAGTTATGTGTATACTACAGAGAATAGAGATATGATTGGTGCTCACTGGTTAGATATATTTTGTGAGCCCAGATTACAGTCTATACTTCAAGAGCATGTCAATAATCAACAACAACAGATAGCATATTCTTGTGCCGGTTTTGCGAATCATCCTTTACCCAGGATCAAAATAGACGTTGTAGAACCTTCAGCTATTAAACACTATAGGACTTTAGGACATATGGGTGCACATATTCGAGTGGAAGATAGGCATACTCCAGAAGAAGTTGATCATTTCAAACCAAGGATTGATCAATTTTTTGAACAACATAAAGAAGAGTTGTTCTTTGTATGTAGTAACTCTACCTATCTTAAAGAATATGTCAAGTCTAAATATCCGGTAATCACGTATACAGGAGTAACAGAGAAATCTGTGGGATTTAATTTTAGACATCCTTCGAACAACATACCTCTTCGCGATACAGATCCGCAGACACAAAGGAATAATGTAAAAGACACTATGACTGAAATGATTCTTTTGTCTAACTCTAAGAGCCTATATACTTTGGGTTATTATGGTGAAGGAAGAATCTCAAACTTTTTATACCTCTCTTTACTAAAAGGTTTAAAAATCAATCAAATCGTACTACAATGATAAGTTTTATAGGACTAGGTAAACTAGGGCTTACTTGTGCAGAAACATTTGCAGAACACTATACAGTTACTGGCTACGATATTGTCACACGTACTTCAGAAAAAGTAAAGGTGTGTGACACTGTCCAGGAAACTATTGAAGGTGCCAGGTTTATTTTTATTGCTGTGCAGACTCCACACGATAGTCAATATGACGGATCCAATCCTACAACAAGTCTTCCAGTTAAGAACTTTAAATATGACTATGTTATTGAAGCACTTCAAGCGATTAAACCTTATGTCAAGTCAGATCAAATTGTTTGTTTGATATCCACTTGTCTTCCCGGTACAGTTCGCAATGTACTTTTACCTCATATTGAAGGCATGAGATTTATCTATAATCCTTACCTTATAGCTATGGGTACCATACGCTGGGATATGATTAAACCGGAAATGGTTATCATGGGAGGAGAAGATGAAGCAGCAATGGATAGCTTAGAGCAAATCTATAAGACAGTAGCTCGTAGTCCTCGAATAGTTAGAGGTACCTGGGAAGAAGCAGAGTCAATTAAGATTTTCTACAATACGTTCATCACTGCTAAACTTACATTGGTTAATATGATTCAGGATGTAGCAGAAAAATTAGGACACATGAATGTAGATGTCGTTACTCATGCCTTGGCTCATAGCAATATGCGAATCATGAGCCCTAAGTATATGATCGCTGGTATGGGTGATGGAGGACCATGTCATCCTCGAGACAACATAGCTCTTAGCTGGCTTGCTAATAAACTGGATATGAACTATGATTTATTTAGTGGTATCATGCAAGCCAGAGAGGGACAGGCTAAGAATATGGCCATTAAGCTACATTCCTATAGGTTACCTATAGTTATATTGGGTAAGACCTACAAACCTAAAGTGCCTTATACAGAAGGTTCTCCTAGTATGTTAGTAGGATATTATGTAGAGAAGTTAGGAAGAGAAGTTTATTATTATGACCAATATTTCGAGAAACCTCCTAAAAATATTCTCGAGAATCCAGCAGTATATTTGATAGCTCATTCCAGCTATGCAACTTATAATGTACAAGATGATAATGATTTTGATCACTCGATAATTGCTCCAGGATCGATTGTAGTTGATCCTTGGAGAAAGTGTCCGGATATACCTGGAGTAAAAGTTATTCATTATGGTAACACAAGATAAATGACTAATCTTTATATAGTAACGGCATGTGATGAAAAGGCTTATAAGTCTATGTTAGTTCCATTTATAGCTTCCCTCCGCTCCCTGGGGTCTTGGAACGATAAGATTCATGTAGTAGACTTAGGTTTAACTGTAGAACAAATAAACATACTAGAAGATAACAATATAGAAATCATACCATCAATTGACAAACTTAAGTCTAATGTATGTGATCGATTCAGTTCTATAGCTGAATATTTTAGAGATGAACCTGATTCACTACTAGCTGTCTATGATGCTGACGTATGGTTCTGTGATGAAATAGCTCCACTCTTCTTGCACGAGATAGGAACCAGTAAAGGTTTAACCTGTACACATGATGCAACCTGGCAAGGATTTCTAACCGGTTGTCTTAAGATGGGTCATCATTCAATGAAAGAGATGTATGAAGATGTTAAGAAAGATCTAGGATATGTTTTACAGGTAGGCTTTGTAGGTGGTACTGTAAAAGCTTATTGTGCGTTCGCTCGATTGCAAGAGTGGTTAATAGATTTTGATATAGCGTATGATGTCTATGGGACTGACACTCTTGTATTAAATATGTATTACTATCTTCATAAAGAGGATGTAAATATTTGCAGCACTGCCTACAATTGCTTACCTGACTGGGGTATCTATAAAGAGGGAGATAAGTTTTACAATGCACAGATGAATATTCCTATCACAGCATTGCACGTAACTAGTCCACATCGAAGCCATGGAAGATTTAGTTTTCAAAAACACTTTCCAGATATTTATAATCACTATGAAAATATATTAATACCATGAGTCCAGTGTTAGTTACCGGTCTATGGGATATGGGTCGTGCAGATCTAACCCAAGGTTTTGAGCGAAAGTTTGAAGATCATTATATGGCTCGGTTCGAAGAGTTGCTTAAAGTTGATATGCACATGTTTATCTATGTGCCATCTAAGCTTGAACGATGGGTAAGAGATAGAAGAAAAGATCATAATACTTTTATCAAGATATTTGAACTGGAGGATATTAAAGAACAAATCTTTAAACCACATTGGGAAAAAGTCCAGACTATCCGGACTACCCAGACTTGGTATGAACAGACCGGAGAAGGAGGGTGGCTACAAGCTTCACCTCAAGCATCTCTTGAGTGGTATAATCCGGTAGTGATGAGTAAAATATTTCTACTCAACAATGCAAGGATATGGAATCCTTTTGATTCTACACACTTTTATTGGTTGGATGCCGGCATAACAAATACTGTTGGACTTCAAACCCTTACAAATGGATGGGATGACTATATCTGTAATTACGACAGCATATGGTTGTCCTACCCTTATCATTCCAATACGGAGATCCATGGGTTTACCCGGGAAGGGATGAATAAATTTTGTGAAGTAGACTTTGTAGATTATGTAGTACGAGGAGGATTCTTTGGTGGTAGTGGAGATGTAATTGAAGAAGTCAATGGGATCTATTATGGTTTGTTAGCTGAGACACTTGACCAAGGATACATGGGTACTGAAGAATCGATCTTCACAATTATAGCCCATCGATATCCTGAACTTATGGGTATTCATAAGTTGCAAGATGGATGGATAGGACCTTTCTTTGATGAAGTAATCAAAGGAAATCAAACTGGAAAACAGATTGCACTCTATGTGATATCGTTCAATACGCCAAAACAGTTTGAGTATCTTATACAAAGTCTGGAGAAGTATGATAAAAAACTACTAACACTTACTGAGAAATACCTGATTGATAATTCTACAGAGACTGATACACAACCACTATATATAGAGTTATGTGACAAGTATGGTTTCACACATCTCAAGCAAGATAACATAGGAATCACTGGTGGACGCGAGTTTGCCGCCAAACATTTTCATGACAGTGCTCATGAGTATATGTTATTCTTTGAAGATGATATGACACTTACTGAAGAGCAAGGAGTGTGCAGGTCAGGATTTACCAGAAATGTACCTGACCTGCTACGCTCGTGTTTACGTATTATGAAAAAAGAAGAACTCGATTTTCTTAAGCTAAGCTTCAGTGAACACTTTCATAATAATAGTACCCAGGTAGCTTGGTACAATGTTAATAATGATAAGCGTAAAGAGTTCTTCGGTGAACGTAAAGGACCTACCACTACCAAGATAGACTATATCAATAATTATAATCAAGTAGCCTATGCTATAGGAGAGATCTTTTTCTGTAATTGGCCCCATCTGATTAGTAAACAGGGAAGCAAAAAGATCTTTAGTGACAGAGAGTATTTATGGCCAGCAGAGAATCTGGTAATGGCTTATGTATATGAGCGTACTAAGAAGAATGAGATTAAAGCAGGTATACTATTGGCCTCTCCAGTAGCACATCATCGCATTGAAACCTATGATTATGAGAAAAGAAAAGAATACTAATGGAAGGTAACATTGTAGTAGGTATAATAACTATGGGAGTTATTGTGGCTTTATGTTTAATTTTAATGCTCAAAGCGCACGATCGATACCTGGAACGTGAAGCTCAAAAGGAGAAAGAGCGGGAAGGGTGCTGTGATTAAATAATAAACTATGGCTGAAAAACAAGTTCCTGCTGATTGCATTGCCAATGTAACGAATGCAAAGTGTGTCAAAGTTGGTATCAATATACCGGCTCTTGGTGTTGACATTGGAGATAGTCTCGACTATGTTTTGGAGAAACTTGCCGGTGTCATAGATCTTACTCCAAATGATGATCAGGATGATACCGTGGATGCCAACATGTATTGTCTGGGAGGATCCGGTTCAAGTTTATGTGTTTCTCAAATTGTCAATAAGACAATACGGTATGGATGTACAATTAACTCCATTGGAGAGATAAACTTTGCCTGGGATATGAGTGATATACGCTCAGCCCTCCCCTCTGGGTTCTCAATCATAAGTTCTTCAATAGTCATCAATGGCACAAAATCTACTTTACCTTTATTAAGTACTAACAATATTAATAGTTCAGTAGTAATCAATCCTAGTGAGTATCCTGTAGTAGCAGATATGAAAATAAGGATTACAAGCCCATGTGGACAAATAGAACTTCTTAAAACAATCAACCTATATAATACTGCCGAAGTAGGAGATAAGATCGCTATCATGGATGTGCGAGATTATACTACAGGTAGTGCTCAAGACCTTACGGTCAAAGCATACCGGGAACTGGTGAACCGGGAGATGTGTTCGGTTAAGGATCGCATCCTATTATTAGAAGCACCAGACTATGAAGCACAGATACAACAGTTGCTTCAGAAAGTAGCATCATTAGAAGAAAAGTTAACAGAAGCAGAATCTAAACTCGCAAGCTTGTAAGTATGGCCACAAACCATAAGCATCTCCAGGTTGGAATAACCAACCGCGAGGTGATTAATGCGTTTAGGACGTTGGTGGCAGACAAGGTTCAAATATCAAATCAGAGTGGTTGGTCGACCAGGCTGGTTTATTATTATATTCTGCGATATAGGGCCAAGTTGATTCGTGAGAAAGTTCTAAGAAACAGAAACCTGTCTCATTGGAACTATCAAACAATCGATTGCATACCTCTTCAAAAGACCAACGCGAGTGAATGTCCATGTGCTCCCGCTCCGGGATGCGAATGGCTTAAGATCAAATATCCTATTCCTAAACCGCTTGATCGATTAAAGTCAGTTACCTCCAAAGATGGTCAGGTAACTTATAGTTATGTAGAGTGGGAACGGATGAAGAATAAGATTACTTCTCGTATATCCGCACAACGTACTTATGCGTACTATACAGTTAAAACCAGATCTGAGGGAACCTATCTATACCTGTACAATGATGTGCATAAGAAGCATGTTACTGTTACCGGTATCTTTGAGAACCCCTTAGAAGTACAATACTATCCAGACTGCAAGGGATATGTAGATCCTTGTCAGGAACCACAGAATAAAGAGTTCATCCTGGATCCGGACCTATTACCGGCTGTCTATGATTTGGCTATTGGTCAGATCAATCGAGCTAAACAAATGGGTACAGATATACTTGAGGATGATAATGATAATATCACTAGTACCAAAATAAATGTTAAGTAGTTATAAGAACGCAGAAGGATATCATTATACATATTCGATCAATGACTTTTATAAAGACTATGTAGCGAGAGGAGGAACGAGGACCAAGAAAGAATTTAGAAAAGTATGTTCCAGAATGCTGGAGATACTACGAGATGAGATAATTGAAAACCGGGTGCATTTCAATATACCTTATATGAGAGGAAAGATATGCATTCGAAAATATAGACATCTGAGGACGCAGCTCAATGCACATCGGATAGACTGGAACAAAAGTAAGGCGTTAGGAAAGATTGTATACTTTCTCAACATGCATACTGACCGGTACTATTTTAGATGGAAGTGGGAAAGAGGTCCAAGGAATTCAATGGGGAGTGAAATATTTTACTCTTTCAAACCAGTAAGAAATGCGACTAAAGCTTTAGCTCGTCACATTAAGAAGTGTGCATCAGATCCGGAAATAAAAGACTATGATGTTTTATAATGGCAAAGTATGAATTCATATCTATCCAGACAGTACTGGAAGACTACATAGACTTTTCTGGACATGAGGGAGAGTTGGATGAACCATGGATATTAAAGCAAGCAAACGATGCTGTATCCCGGTTTACAACGGATCAACAACTGGTACATCGAATAGAGGTCCTGGATGTTCGTGACTACAAGACTGCCTTTCCTAAGAACATGCGCTTCATTGTACAGGCAGGATATCGTATTGATCCTCAGAATTGTTGTCTTAGAGAAGAGGTTAGTCAGTTTACGCAGAAAGCTTTTGGATCTAAATGTGAGCTGGAGATTAATCTCAAGTGTCCTAAGTGTCATACAGAGAAATGTGGATGTGGACAGAATGTACTTGAAGTAGATGTGAATCGTATTTATGAGACAGCACATCCGGAATTGTTTAGTCGATATATGCAACACTTTCATACTTCAGGTGGAAACACTGGTCGAGGAGAATGTTGTTTTTATGATCCTCGTTTCAGACTAATGAGGAAAACATCTAATCAGTTCTTTAATGTACCATGGCATATTGATGAGTGTCTGAATTTAAGAACAGATTGTCATATCGAATATGATGTACATCCACCAAATATTATTGTCAACTTTCCCAAAGGTGAAGTACTCCTATCCTATTTGTCTTACATGACAGATAATGAAGGATACTTAATGGTACCTAATGTACCATTAGTCTTTGAAGCTATTAACTGGTATATAGAAGAGCGCATGGCCTTTCGTAGATACAGACTTACCAGGGAACAAGCTGACCGAATCTTTTGGCAACAGATGGTAGAGTTGAAGAACAAAAAAATTAAACAAGCGACATCTACTCTTCAAATGCCGGATCCGGATGAATGGTGGCAGTTTGTATCAAATCATTGGAGAAAGGTTGTTCCCTATTATAACTGGGAAAACAATCTCAATCGAGGACAACGGGATCAGTTTATGTATCCTGATCAAACAAACAATTTTAAAGGCTATCGGTCTGGTTACAAAAAAGGATTGTTTTGAGCAAGGATAACATAATCGTCAATACATTTGAGAAGGGTCTTTATATGGATTCTTTACCGGAGTTTCAACCGGCAGGTACCTACAATTATATGCTTAATGGTATCCATGAATCTCAAGAGTATTCCAATATAACAACTAATGAAAGCAGTACCAAGCAGTTTGCTACAGTACCTGCTACCATTGTAGGGGGAACATTTATTGATGAGCGAAACTCAACACTTTACTTTGCCAGTGATAATGGTCTTTATCTGGTGTCTCATGATACCGGTGAAGTAGAGAAAGTCATGGATGGTGGAGAAGCCGGATGTGACTGGGGATTTGGACGATGCGAGTTTATCTATGGAGAGTTCAAGAACATGCAGCCTTGTAATGATTTGCATGTATACTTCTCTTCTAACTGCGAATACTATGTCGTCAATATAGACGAGATGTTATCTCCTGAACGAAGAGCTTGTGCTCTTGCCCAGGGTTGTAATTACTTTAAGCTATTTAGATGTCTCTGTGGCCCCAAGATCACACCGGTACCTATTGAAGGTGGTGGATTTCTGGCAGCAGGATCTTATCAATTCATAGCACAACTGGAAGATAATGATGGTAACCAGACCAACTGGTTTGATTTATCTACTCCAGTTTACGTAGGTTCCGAAAACAATATCGGAGGAGAAATAGGAAACTGGAGCATTAAGGTGATGGTGGACCAGTTGGAGAAAGGATATAATGTTCTGAATCTTGCAGTGGTTAAACGCATTAAAGGTGTACCAACTGCTGAGATCCTACCACCTCTTGCATATAACTCTAAGTCAATTACTTATGAGTATTATGGAGATAATCCTGATGCTACTCCAGTACAGTTGGAGGAGATTCTAGTTAAAGGAAAGAAATACTTACGTGGAAAAGATCTTACTCAAAAGGATGGGAGATTATTCCTCTATTGCATTAAGCAGGAAATACTGCCAAACTATCAACCATACGCTAACAACATTCAGGTTAGATGGAGGGAGTTTGAAGTTGCTGCAGAAACACAGGCAAGGTATCACTTTCCCTCTTTTATGCGTGGAGAAACTTACGCTCTGGGAATTGTACTCAAGTACTGTGATGGCACTTATTCACATGCTTTCCATATACCGGCAGGAGGAGGAGGTGGGGGTACCGGAGGCGCAACTCCTAACCCTGACTTTGAATTTGGCGGAGGAGGCGTTGGATCTGCTATTGACGACGTACCTGAAGGAGGCAACATTGGAACTACCGGATACACATTTGGTGGAGTACCCATAGTTAATTCTGATACTGCCCCTTTAAATGCTACAAAAGTAATTGCTACTTATCCTTATCAAGAGAGTTTTGAGGATGAAGTAGAAGGTTGGTTAAATAAAGGAGATTATGATTGGGAGTCATTGCAGGGTCCTACTCCTACTGTGGGTACCGGTCCGGATGCTGCCAATCATCTCTTAAAGTATTACTATGCCCCAGGGAGTGGAAATGATGGCGATCAAGCTGTTGTACAAACACCTACATTTAACCTTAAGGATAAATCCAGCGCCTATGTGAGTTTTGATTATCACATGAAAGGTATGGACATGGGCTCACTTAAACTTGAGGCCAGTACGGATGGAACAAATTTTTATCAATTGTTCTATCGTGCATCAGATCAAAGTGAGAACTGGAAGAGTATCAATATACCACTTTTTCAGTTCATTGATACCTTTGTTACCTTCAAGTTTACGGCACAGTCTGCCGGTGATTTGTCGGATATAGCTATTGATAATTTCCTGGTGAATGCCAGTGCCGGTTCAAGTTCTTCTTCGACACCAGGAGGATCCGGTGGTGGAGGTTCAGCAGGTGGAGGTGGATCGGCAAGTGGAGGATCCTCAGCACAATACGACTCAGCTCAATATGAAACGGAAGAGGCATACAAGCGCATGCGAGATCCCGATTGTCCAGACGATGTACGTGAAGAAAATGATGAACTGGAGGATCGAATTAAAGAAGATATCGATGCCATTGACTCACACGAGAAACCCGAAGCTGCTGATGGAGCCGAGCACTATGGTGAATTCTTTAATACACCGGAGCTTGGTATCACATGGCAACAAGATATTGATGATGTCTCTGACGCAGTGCAGAATGCGATGGAGAACCTCATTGAATACACTCAAGACAATGCACCACCTAAAATCTGTCCACCACTGGGAGAGACTGCCAATATCAAGGAGACAGCACAAAAGCTCCAGGATGAAGGCGTCATTGACCGTGAGTACTTTAAAGTAAAAAAGATACCATGGGAATTCAGTAAAGGAGGACGGTATACAGGGGGAGGAACAAAACCCAAGACCGGTAATCCAGTATCCAAGGGAGACTTTAACCCTGGTATGGTTACCGGCTCTGGTGCCTCTATTCGTGGAGATCAATGGGTCAATGCGTATGGAGAAGACATCATTGAAGAGTCCCCTCGCCTCCTGGGGTCTGGTGCTACTGAAGTATACACATCTAATATTCCATATCCGGATATCTGCGATTGTAATGGACAACGAATGTTTCCCGAAGGAAATATCAGACATCATACCTTTCCGGACAATGCACAGAGTACGCATTATGTATCAAACGTAGTAGGTACTATTCATAAAAGAGACGGAGCCAATGTAGAATGGCATGATACTTATGTCAGACTATTAGGTATAGAGCTAGATGGAATTACACTTCCACCTGATGATCAACTACCTAAACCACTCTGTCCTATCTCTCCCTTTAAGATAGTCATGGCTAAGCGGGATCTTAATGATCGATCAATCATAGCCAAGGGCATGGTTACTGCTTGCTTTACCGGTATCATTAAAGGTCGAGAGCATGCATTCCCCAAGCACGGAGTCAATTCATTTGAATGTGTTGACCGCTATATAGAGAATGGAGAGTCCAAGATTGGATCTAACTCTTCACCTAATTGTTACAATTTTCACTCACTGGATACAAATGCTCAAAAGCTCCCTTTAATGGGTGACCGGTTTAAAAACTATCTTGAGCTGTATGGATCCGGATGGCGTCATGGTTTATATGCCAAGGGTAAAACTGATAATTGGTTTAGTGATACCCGGGTAGATCAACGTGGTGCCAGACAAAGTGTTTCACTACCGGGCCAGTTACCGAAGTCCGGAGATGTAGAGATAACCGGTATGAGCTATGCTCCGGCAGACAGTGTAGTATCCGGTCCTTCTATCTCTCTACCGCTAATGAATCGAAACCGTGAGAGCTCTGTATATATGCAGCTTGGCGGTGGTTTACCAGGATTATCCAATGGTAAGCGTGGGGCAGAGTCTGATGCTTCCTTTGTAGGAGATGTCCTGGATCATGAATGTCCTATTAAAACAGCAGCTGCCTGGTATGGTGCAGTCTTCAGAGAAATCCCTGACCAGTATGGTACAGTGGAGAATATGAGATACATCGATACCGGTATAAATGCTACGGCTGTCCATGGTATGGCCGGACCAGGCAGTACTGTATCTATTTCCGGAATAGCCGGAGATGTATTTATTGGTCCTTACTCCATCAAACGTACAGGATATGTATCTAATAAGGTAGGAGACAAATTTCCTGTAGCTAATGGATCCTGTGATGGTAGAGACGCTCCCTGGAAAAGGGAACGTGATATCTGTGATCATCCATGGGATATGAACTTTCAATATCTGGGACTTGAACACTGGCCGACGAGGATACCTGAATCAGGAGATGCTCAGGATCCTAAGAACTGGGCTGGTCTACATACAACCGGAGTAACAGATTCTTGTGAATGTGCTGCAAATAAATCAGCACCAGACAGTGATTACTATTATCCTAAAGTGCAGAAGACACTGGTAACCTATTGGGGAGAGTTTGAAGTAAATCCATACTTTCGTCAAACGGGTGCAGGACCTCAAAAAGAAGAAGGTAAAGTATTCTATCCTAAGCTTAAAGATCTTTGGTTAGATTCATCTGACTCAGAAGATAGACCATGGGAGGACTGTTGGTTGAATAGATTCTACTGTAGAGTAGAACAACCCTCTGTGTCTACATTGATGCTGAAGTCCTTAATTCGTACAGGACTCGGTTTGATTGCACCGGCATTTGCCGCGGCACAGGCTATAGAACTGGAGTCTATACCGGATTCCATCTTAACCTTTGTTATCTTTCCACTACTTGCAGCTGTATGGAACTACATGCTACACACAACCTTCAACGATCGATGGGTAGATAGAATTCTACATATACCACGATGTCGTCGAGATGAAGAAGGTGGAGAAGATGAGCGTTGTGACCGGTGTCCACAAGTAGTACAGTTTGAAGACAACTTTCATGGGTACCAGTTTGATTTTAGCAAACGAAACGACGTACAGTCATTCTACGGTATTCCTAGAAACTATAATACATGTAAGTGCGATGATTGCTTTGAGAATGAGACTACTCAAGAAGTATACTACTCAGAGAAGCAAGTACTTACTTCACAGATAGATGCTTATCGAAACTTTAAGTCAAATAACTTCCGGTTCATACCGGCACATGCTGGATATTTAAGGAAGCTGTTTGTAGAGAGTGGTAGATTTTATGCGCATTGTACAGACGGTGTATGGTTGATTAAATATTCAACTGCATTGCTACCATCTACTGCTGGTAATCTAGTCGTAGGTAAAGGAGATCTACTCACGGATCCTGAGCTGATTATGGAGTTCAGCCAGGAAGGTTTCGCAGGGCTGCAAGATCGAAATGCTGCTATCTGTACTAACACTGGCTACTATTGGCCAGATGCCGATGGCTCTTGTCTATATCGAATGTCAGGTGGACAGGTTGAACGAATCTCTGACTATGGAGTCAAGAACTTCTTCAAGCGCAGCATGAGATTTTGTAGTCCCGAAACTTGTAGGGATGAAAAAGTAAGAGGAGTTTATTACTCTTTGGGATATGATCATCGCCACGATCGTTTGTTATTTACCAAACAAGATGGCGATGTATGTTCCTCTTGGACAGCCTCTTATGATCCAAGAAGAAAAGCCTGGATCAGTTTTCATAGTTATCTACCTATGATGTATATCTGGGATCGAAATAATATGTACTCTGTCGAACCAGGTACCGGTAAGATATGGATACATGATACCCGTGTAGATTCTTTCCAGACTTACTATGGATCTTATCAACCATTTATTATAGACTTTGTGGCTCATCAGGACAATGCAGAGTCATGGAGATATCAATCAACTATGCTTGATACTGAAGCTAAAATTGCTAGACAAAATGATTACTTACACGAGCGACATAACACCTTTACACATCTCGGAGTTTGGAATGGAACACAGTCTTCCGGAATGCATCCACTTCTCCCAAGGACAGATAACCCAGATCGAGAGAACAATTTACTCGAGCAAGCCAGAGATCACAAAGTCGGAATTGATGCTGTATACGATCAAAAGCAATGGCGTATCAATGAACTATACGACTTCGTGGTTGACCAGGATTTTGCGGTTACTACGAAACCTTGTGCATGTTCTCCGTTCGTAAACCTGGAAGATGTTAATGCTGGTATACTGGACAAACAAACCCAGGAGGGTAGGATATATTCTCAAAGGTATATGATCCATAGGTATATGCTTAATAAGGCAGATCATGCCAAGTTTCAATTATATGTAAAATCGAATATTACCTATATTCAGGAACCTACCTAGAAGAATATTATAGTTTTTTATAACTGTAAGTTATAGATCTAAAAGGAGACTATATTTACGTATCTATAATATCAAGTAAGATGGGCAAGGTTAAGAAAATGCAGGCCGGAGGATTACCAGGAGCTGATGATCTGTTTGGTATGTTCTCCAGTCTGTTTGGTTCTGATGTAGAACCGTTGGGATACGGTTACAATGGGCAGAACTATCAGAACAAAGATGATTTTATGCGGGCCTATACGGAAGATACAATCATATCTGGTCTTCCTAAACGAATGCGTGATCGAGCCCGAGGCGATCTGGAAGAGCAAATCAAGTCCGGATCTATCTATGATAATGCAGACAATAAGACTCTTCTTCGTAATGCACAGACATCTGCTATCAGCAATTACTTTGGCAGTGACGATTTCCAGGGAAAGTTTGGTGATTGGTTAGGACAGGTCAATGAGTATATGACACTTAAGGATAAGTCCGGCATGTCTGACTCTGTAGATCAAACACCTTATACTGTTGGTATCGATCGAGGATTTAAAGATGGAGGATGGGTAAGTAAGAAGATAGGTAAACTTATCAATGAAGGATATAAGCAAGATCAGGCGGTAGCCATTGCTTATGACATGGCCAAGCGAGGCAAACATCAATATGGAGGGCTTGCCAGTAATATACCTGCCAAGTTTCTCAGCATGAATACAGGCCTAGTCGAAGATGAGTTATTTAGATTCTCCCAAGCAGTACGAGAGCATGAAGCATATGGTGAGTATGATATGCAAGAATCAGGAGGACGCAAGGGAAGAGGAGCTTATCAATTTGATGCTCCTAGTCTTAAAACTGCAGCTAAGAAAGTCAAGAAGATCTATGAGCGATATGATATGGACGCTCCGGATATCTATTCTGATATTCTAACCGGTAAAATTAAAGATGCGACACAGTTAGATCCTAAGACTCAAGATGAGCTTTTCTTTGGAAGTCTAACTAAAATTAAACCGGTTAAGAATGATAAGGGAAAGATCATGCGATATGATATAGAACCGGTACCAGGTTTTGGTAAGTATGATATCAGTAATCCAATGGGAGCGGCTCAGATATGGCAACTCTATCATAACAAAGGACAGGTAGATCGTACTCAAGACTTCTTAACCTCACTCTCCCGCTTGCCGGAGTATCAGGATGGTGGACCTATTGCTAAAAATGCTGCCTTCATTGCCCGGTACAGTAAAGCGAAACCTGGAGATCAAGTAATGGATGATCAGGGTCAACCATGGGTTAAACAGGCAAATGATTTGTCGCTGATGGGATACCGGGAAGATTCTCCTGATAAGCACAAGAAGTCTCTTCGTATACCAAGTAACAATATATCCATGGAGAAGGTAAACATGGATCTATTACTCGTTCCAGAAACAGGAGAACCTGTTGTAGCCTTTGGTGGATCCAATGAACACTTCTCTTTCCCTGGGGCCTCGTATGTAGATGAAATACCTCTAGCTCAGAAGGGTGGAGAAGTAACTAAGTTCCAGGAAGACTTTAACGATATAATCAATGACCCTCTTGCAATGGAAGGATTTGTCAGAGCTACTCAAGCCTGGCAGAAAGCAGGAGTACCTGAAGAGCAAGTACTGGAAGTATGGAAGAAGAACTACTATGATAAATACGGTAAGGAAAAACTTAAGCATCAACTTCAGTTTTATGGTCAACAATATAAGTATCAAGATGATCCTTCTCTAGGTAATACTATGAAGTTGTTGGGAAAAGCTGCTAAAACATCTACTATGTTTCAAGACATTAAGCATGCTATTACTGGTAAGTATCAAGAAGGAGGCATGGTCGAAGGAGAGCCTCAATTAATACAGACAGAGGTTGGGGAAGAGGTAGCTTTTCCAGACTACACACTTACACCTGTCAAAGCAAAGAAGCGGCATAAGAATATGCCTAACGATAAAGCCACAGATATTGTACCGCCAGAGTCTTATATATTCTCCCGGGACAAGAAGATGAAACTAAAAAAGAAAGACGCAGATGAAATATCATTCGGATTCAATCCTTTACAGTACAAAGAAAATGAAATCGGCGAGGCTCCAAGAGAAATCAGCTTCGGCGAGATGTTTAAGCATAAAGAGGAATTACCTGCAAAAATTAGTAAAAGGATTCGAAGCACGTTCCCTGTCACATCACGCGAGAATGATGCGTTTGCGGAACTGGCAATAGATGAAAACAAGTCATCGCGTGAACCATATGTTGAAGCTTTAAAATATATGAGTGAGATGAAAAAAGGTAATGAACCCGAGCAGTTCCAAATGGGTGGAACTGTATCTATATCCAGCTTATACAAACAGCCTTATGATAAGGCTATTACCAATCAGCAGTTTACTGATCCGGTATTGAAGCGGGATAATAATCTCAAACTTGATGGTGTCTATGTGAAACCTCATTATTTAAAAAAACCTACAGCTGGTATTGGACCAACACAAAAGTTTGGTTTAAAGAAAGGAGGCTATATTGAAGAGTACCAGGATGGAGGAGGACTAGGTATTGATGTAGGAGGTCTTCTCTCTTCAGCTTATGGTATTCTGGGAGATATCTTTGGATTCTCTGGGGAGGCTCGTGCTCGTAAAAGACTAGAGGCCAATCAGAAACAAACGGAACAGGAGCTTGATGCTCTACGTGGAACCATTGGTGATCGTAATGCTATTGGTGCTGGCATTGGTGCTGCTTCTACCATAGGACAGTACCTAACACAGGATCCCAATTATTCATTTTTACGAGAGGATCTACAACCCATTCGGTCAAGAACTATTAATACTTACCAAGATGCTCAACAACAACTGGCTGCTAATGAACGAATACTTCAAGAAAAGCAACAAGCTCCGATCAATACTTTGTATCGTTCACTTTCCATGGCTGATCCTAACCAGGCATTAATAGCAGCTGATGTTGCAAATGCCGGTTACCTTAATGCTTCCGGAAATCAGGCACTACAGTTTAATGCACAAGCTAATGATCTTAAGCTTAGGGAAGCAGATGCTTTAAATAACCTGGACTTCACTATAGCTCAGGATAATCAAAAGGGTAGAATGTATGAGCGACTAGCTACTAATCAGCTCAATGCCGGTTTGATAGGTGGACTAGGTCAGGTAGGACAGAACTACTTAGCCCGGGAAACAGAAGCGGATATTGCTAATGTAGCCGGTAAGATGGGAGCAAGGAATCAAACAGTTTCTGGATTGAATGCCGTAGGATTCTTGCAAGATGATAAGATGATGAGAGGCTTGGAAGGATTGGGAGATCTATATACACAACTCGATACTCCTTCCCCTGGGGTTTCGCCTACTACTCAGGTAGGTACTAATCCTTTAGTTAATCCAACCGGAGCTGTAGGACAAACTACAATACCTACAGGAACCTCTTATGGTTATGGTCCAGGACAACAAAGACCACAACCAGGAATGTATTATGATTCTACTTGTAACTGTTATCACTGGTAATTATGAGAAATGTACCTGAGCATGTGCTCAACTATCAACAAGGAGGAGTAGCTCCTATACAGGCTCCTCTCATGGAACAACAAAATATGGCTCCGCTTATTCAGGTAGCCTCTATGCCAGTTGATGTAGGTGTAGAAACTGCTTTGCGTTTAAGGCAACAACAAATACAAAGAGATCAACTGGCCCTACATGAAGATGAACTTGCCTGGAGAAAAGAAGCCTGGAAGTCAGAGTTCGATTTAAAGACTCAACAAAACAAAGCATTTAATTCGCTTAAGCTTATAGAAATCTTTGATGGACTGATGGGAGATCAGATGAGTACCGGTGTATCAAAGAGTGCAGCATCTCAATACGGTCTACCTACAAACTTCCATACTGCTGCTCAACAGAAAGCATTGCAAGATGTACATGTGGCCAAAGTAGAAAGGATCAGTGAGTTCATGTCTGCTATCAAGGGTGACCTGGCTAATATTGATCCGGAGCAGTATTATAAACTTAGAGCTGATTTATCCAAAGTAGAAGGTGATGCTTATCGTAAAGCCTTTGAACAAGCTACCTATCATCAACAACAAATAGATACTTTTAAGAAGACACCTGAAGACTATGATGCTGAGTTGTTCAGTATGGGTATGTTAAACTATTCAGGTAGTGATGTCAATCAAAAGTATGATATGCTTCATCCTTCTCTAAAGAAGATGAAAGAAACTATATGGAATACTAAGAAAGAAGAATGGGGACTTCCTCAAATGATGGATATGGGAGATGGCATTCGACAAATTTTTCAGACCAGTAGAGACAGACGGCAAGAATTTGCCAATGATGTGATACAAAACTATTCAAGGACCATTCATGCCAAGTGGGAATTACAAAGAAAACTAGCAGCAGATGGAGTAGCACCTGATCCAGGTGACTATGAAACTTATGCTACTAATTATGCCGGCATGTTGGCAGAATCTTTACAGTCTCATGATGTCAAACTAGGCTCTACACCTAAAATAGATACAGAAGCAGCAAATGGAGATGCTGCTAACTCTCCACTATATACTCCAGAAGCTACAGTACAAAACTGGGTAGGTGCAGTAGATGCTGTACCTACTATGGCTATTGAAGCTAAGAATGTATTTAATCCTTTTAAAAATAGTGAAGAATACTCTAGTAAGTTAATAGGTGTTACTGGTTTTGGATCCGATCTATCTATTCAACCATCTGATCTACCAGGTAGTCAACCATTGACTCCAGAAATGAAGACCACACTACAGATAGCAGTAAACGCAGTAACTGGAAGTAATACAGATGTACCTCTTGATAAATATTTAACATCAGATAATATATTAACCAAGGATGGTAAACAAGCATTGGAAAAGTTTGCTGAAAAAGCAAGTGAAAGAATTAATACGGGCATCATAGTTACATCTTTTCCAGATATAAAAGATGATGGAGTATTTTCTACAGCTACATCGAATGAAAGTGTAGTTAAACAATTTTATGATCAGTTAGGTGCTCAACAACTAATCAATATAGCAACTGGTGAGATGTTAACAGGACAGGATTTAAAGCATAGATATTTTAAAGACTATGATAGTTCTGAAAGTAAAATGAGAGAAGCTACATCCATACCAGGTATTATTGATCCTAGAAACATATTACCTATGGTTGCTAAACAAGGAAACCAAATAGTTCAGAATGCATCTGTCTTTGGTGCGGCTCCTTATTATATGGAATTTACTACTCCGGAAGGCGAGGTAATACAATTTGCAGCAAAGCGAGAAGATACATGGTTACAATCAGCAGCTGGTCAACGTTACAAAGGCGGTAATTCTCTATATAATAATGCAGTAAGTGGAGTAGGAACTAAAGTACCGGTAGATCAAACTGCTGTTATTCAATCCATGACGGGTTATCCAGTTCCTATTGAGACGATTTCAAGAATACAACGAAATCTATCTGGCGTTAGATTAGGTAAGTATGAAGGAGCTCAAGGACCTATTGATACTACGGTCATAGAGTATGGAGAAGATTCTACTAAAACGGCTACAGGTAAACTGGAAATAGTTGAACCTTATTCTGCTGGAAAGGGAATCATATTTATGGATGCTCTGAGTAAAGGAGTAGGCGCAGGACATACAGTCAACATAACCCAGGGGAGAGATCCTTCTACAGGTATTATGGGATACGTAGTTAAAGTAGATGATCAGAAACCTTTTGTCTTAGTAGATGATAATCAACATGCAGAGCTAAACTTGCAAAAGATACAACAAGCTGTTATTGATGCTGATGGAGATGGACGAGAAGATGGGTCTGCTAATTTCAAGAATGCGATCATAGGTACAGATAATCAAGGTCGACGTATTGATATGAATTTATCCAAGCAGTTCAATCAAGACTGGGCAACAACTATGGATCCTATTTTACCCAACGGTTATAAGATCACGTCCGCATTTCGAATGGGTGATCCAACTGCGGGCAAAGGAAGGACCATAGATTTAACAGGTCATGATAAGGATCTGAATGAATGGTTTATGACAAACGTACCTGGTCTTAAGAAGGTTAGTGGTACTGAGACATCTTACCATCGGATACCAAATACACCTTTTGCTGTAACCTGGCATCAAAACATGAACTTGATTAGAGATGCTGCTGGTAATGTAATTAAGAAGGTACCTACTGTCGGACATCACTTTGATATTAAATATGCAAACGAAGTAACTTTACAATAATGCCTTTAGAAAATCTTCCACCTCTTGAAGGTGTGCTAAAGTCAGGAACTATTGATCCTATTACACAGAATGATATAGTAGGTTTAAATCCTGAAGATGCACAAATGCTGTATGGTGTAATGAAAGGTGATAAACCTGAGACTCATGCACAATTACAGTCTAATCCTTTGTTTCAAGGTAGACTTACAAATGATCTTAAAGGCTATATTCCTACTATACATAATCGAGAGTATTTTGCAGCACATAATCAAGGACCCATGGAGTTGCTTGGTAATGCGATTACTCAGATAGGTTCTGAAATTGTATTAGGTACTATTGAAGCTGTGGGATATTTGGCAGATATACCCAACTGGACTGAAGCATGGAGTGAAGGGACTAAAGAGTTTGACAATGAATTGAGTCGCTGGGCTCGAGAAGCAAAGCAAACTATTTCCGAAGATATAGCTCCTGTTTATGATAGTCCATGGAGTGAAGGGTTCAACCCACTATCTGGTAGATGGTGGGCTAAGAACTCTGGCACAGTTGGAACTGCCTTATCTCTTATGATACCTTCTGGATTCGTAGGTAAGGCTGCAGGTACTGCACTTAAAGCGGCTCGTATATCTCAAACAGCTAAGATAGCAACCCAGGGCATGGCGGCAGCTATTACTTCTCGACATGCCGAGTCACTGATGGAAGCAAATCAAACTTATGATGAGCTTATACGACAAGGATTAAGTGAAGAAGCTGCAGGAGAAGGAGCTGCTAAGTCTTACAGAGATAATACTGCACTACTCGCCACTGATTTCTTTCAGTATGCTTTTCTATTTGGTGCAGGAAATAAAGCACTTGCTTCTGTCTTCTCTCGAAGTAAGACCAAGTCCAATGTATTTCTGGAGGGACTTAAGCAGGCACCTTTTGAAGGAGCAGAAGAAGCATATCAATTTATTACCAGTGAAGAAGCTAAAGGTATAGCTGAGGGTACAATTGAACCAGGAGCTATTTGGGGAAAGGGTATAAGTGAGCGTTTTAGTGACTATGCAAGAAATGAAGAACTCTGGACATCAGCATTCTTAGGTGCAGTGACTGGTATGGCTATGCCTGTTGCCATGGATGGAATAAGCTATGCCTATGATAAAATCATGGGTATAGATAAGGTAAAGGAGGAAGCTAACATGATGGAGCAGCTCGCCTCCCTGGGGGATGAAACGAAGTCAGACTACTACCGGGATAAAAAGTTCATGTCTATGGCATTCCAACACGCTTCACGTGGAACGATGTCAGAGATGGAGAATATGCTCAAAGCAAGATTAGAAGAAACAGATGGAGATGAGCATGCTAAAGTTCAAAGATATCTTGAACAGATACCTGAGTTCGAGGAGATCTTTAACCGGGTACAGAACAGGCCTGACTATACTCGTAAGGAAAAGTTTGAGAATATAGAAGATACCAATCGACAACTCAAGACTCAGATGATTCTTGATGCCTGGGATCTTAAGCAAACTTCCAAACTTAAAGACAAGCTGTTAAATGACTATGATACAACTATAGGTCAACAGAGTGAATCAGAGTTACCTTCTGATACACGTGATCTTAAGAGACTATATGATCTGAATACACTCTATGATTCAGGTCAAATGAGAAGTGAGTTTGATGGTGATGAGAGAGCTTACAAAGCCAGAAGAGAACAGGTCAAGTCTGAGTTGGAAACTGCCATTAAAGAACATCCTAAAAACTTAAGTGATACTGATTTACGTAATCTACTGAGTACTAGTGCCGATGACAAGATCAGGAATACCATTCGAGATATAGAAAAAGCTGATCTTAAATTAAAAGAACTTAAAAAAGCAGTAGCCTTAGTTAAGACAGATGCCGGTCAACTTAAATTACTGCAAGAGATAGATAAGAAAAAAGGTGAAGAACGTAAAGAATATGAAGAGTATCTATCTAATTTCCTGGGAGAAGGAGTAGTCCTGGCCAAGGATAATGATCAGTGGGACATTGCCGCAATGGAAGATAAGTTTATGTTGAAGAAGACTGGCAATCCTGATCTACCTGCTACTACAGATCCTTTTACAGATGAGGAGTATGAAAAGTTTACCAAATCTGGTACGATATCGGATGGAAGACTGGCACAAGTAGCTAATAAGATAAAGAATGGAGGAGAAGCTTTAACTCGTAAAGAGAGAGCAGTAGAGCAAGCTAAGAAAGAAGAGATAGGAGCATTACTTCAGACTAATCAAAACAACAATAACGGTAAAGGATTTAGTCGCTATGAGTTAATGGAGTGGATGCAAAACAATGGATACCGGATATTGGATGATACTATTTATCAAAATAAACGGGAGCAAGGTGCTATTAAAGAAAAGAAAAAAGAACTGGCAGATGACAATGTCAGACTGGCTAATGCATTAGCTAATCATGAAGCAACTTATAACCGTTTGGCTGAGACATTAACCGGGAGAACAGAAGATGCTTTAACCATTAGAGGAATGGATAATCTTCTTACACAAATAGAGAAGATTAAAGATAAGATGCGATCTAATGAAATAGAGTTGGCATCCCTTAATCAGCCAACCAAACTGGATCGAGAAGCTTTTAGGAAGAAAGCAAAGAAATTTGAGTCAGCTGCTGAAGAGTTCTTTGGCAAGAAGATCGATCAACTGCAAGCTCATAAAAGAAGTCTTGCTGCTCAGACTAAAAAGCTGGGAGATGATGCTGTAGCATTGAGGGAGATTTATAATGAGATACAGCGCGACTTCCGGCAAAAACAATTTCAACCCAAGAAACATTATGCCCGATTACAGGAGGTCAATGCTGACCTGCAACCTATCGAAGCTGAGCTGAATAAGATTCAAGCAGATGTAGAACAAGCGGATCAGGACATTCAGTATTATAAGAATCAAATGGATGATATTGCCGGTGAGAATCTAGTTAACCGGCAGAATGAGTTAAATGCCATCCTGGATGGAAGTGACAATACCAAGGGATTAAGATGGTTAATAGCTGAAGCTATAGCTAATCGTAACGATATTCAAAAGAAAGTAGATGAGATCACTGAAGATCTTTTAAAGTTCTTTGACGTTCCCAAAGACAAACTAAACGATCAAGCATATATTAATGATGTCCTTTCCAGAGCGGAGAAGTTAAATGATGATGACATCAATGAGCTTGTCAAGCAGGCTAGAAAGAAAGAGCAGTATGATCGTTTGTTGCAAAAACACAAAGATGATGTCAATCAACTATTGCAACAGATCGAACCCATTAATAAGGAGCTCGCCGATCTGGATGAAATAGAACGTATAGCATATCCTAAAAAAAATACACAAAAGGTAGACAAAGGAGAAGATGTACGAAACAACCTAAAGACTTCAGAGTTTAATCCTAAAAAATCAGCTCAGGATGCATTTAATTTTCTGAGAGGTAGACACTTTGATGGAGATACCATTACAGATCTTGAACACCATCAACGGTACTTCAAATTTGTAGAGACTACTTCTTTTACCGGTAATAAACTCTATGTCAAACTGGTACCTTATGCTATTAATGGCAAACCTACAGAGTGGAGTGTACTACTGACAGATGTAGAGAAACAAAGACTTAGAGATAGTCTCGGAGATAAATATGAAGAGACGGTCAACAATATGATTTTTGCTGTCATTGTAGACAATGAGAAACGACCGGTCAATCTTTATCGTGAGCAGATACAATCAGAGAATCCAATAGATGTACTTAACTATGGAATCTTTACAACCTTTCCGGATGGAAATACCAATACTATATATAATAATGGTGAACGTTATGATGGTACACCGGAAGAATTAGAAGAATCCAAGAAGAGATTCATGAAGGCTCGTGAAGCTATTGTAGAGAATCTCAATGCCAATACTGCTGTTTATTTAAATGCCACGTCCAAGTCTGTAGGTAGGCCTATAGAAGATACTCGAAAGCCTGCCATAGGAACAGTGATTAATCCTCAGAAAAGTGAGATAGTTGTTGCTAAGAAAAACCAATTGGTATTTCAAGGGAGGAACTTTAGTGTAACTCCTGGTACAGTATATCTGAGAGATCTATTATCTGGTCAGATCAATCAAGTATATCCTCGTCAATTAAATGAACAGGAGAAGAACACAATCATTGAGCTATTGAAGAAAGCCAATGAGCTATCCTATGAGAAGAATCCTTTTGAAGTTCGTTTGGATGAACTTGGTAAAAGAACTATCAAAGAAGTACTAAAGGAATATCTTCATTATTCACCTGAAACAGTTAACAACACAGGAGGATATATTTACGAGAAGACAGATCTTAGAACAGATAAGTTTACAGGGCAAATGTATCTTGAAGGACTTGGTCCTATGGATTTAAAAGATCTGGTCGAATCTGAACCAGCTTTAAGAGAGTGGTTAGATAAACAATATCATCAAGTACGTAGTACAAGTGAGACAGGAGAATACACCCAAGTAGCATGGAGCGAAGCTAATAAGAAATTCACCTTTAACAAGCATCCAAGTTATAAAGACTATTTGCTTAACCCGGACCTGGCTGTATTAGAATCAACATTACCAAAATACACGGATGACGTTTCCCAACCTCAGAAGAAAAACAGTAATGTATATTTTGATTATAGCAATCCTGGTTATGATGAAGTACCAGGGAAAACAAGTACCAAAGTCCCGACCGGACGTCAATCGAAGCCTAAACCGGCTACCCGAACAAAGAAAACACCCGGATCACCTGTGCTAGATGCTGCTATGATGGCAGCTATGAATGATGCACTAGGAGAAATAGGTGGAGAATTTACAGCAACGCCTGATGCCGATCCTAAACCTACTGTCATACCTGAAGCTGAGGCAAAAAAAGCATTTGGTAAGTCTAACTTCATTCCTAAGAAGAAGTTTGGATCCAAAAATCGTACTGTACAGTATGGTAGTAACTTTATTTATGAGGATCTAAATCAAGCACAGGCATGGTTTGAAGAACGTTTTCCAGGTGTACCTTTTAAAGTAGCATATGATCTGGCTAAGTCCGGAGCCTGGGGACGATTCACATCCCAGGGAGAGGTACTCATTGATCCTTCAGCAGAAATAGGTACAACCTATCATGAAGCTTTTCACGCAGTCATGGGACTCTATCTATCGCCGCGGGAAGTTCGCAACGTCCTGGACGACTATCGTAAGACGACCGGTGATACGAGCTTGAACGATAGTGAAATAGAAGAGGTACTTGCCGAGGCATTTAGGGACTTCGTCCTTACCGGAGAAACAATTTACGGCAAGAAGACGCCTAATTTCTTTGCAAGGCTCCTCAATTTCCTTAAATGGATACTTGGCATACAACCCGTAACGATACATGAAGTCTTTGAAAATATTAATAATGGATACTATTCAAAGTTCAAGCCAGACTTTAGCCGGATACATGAAGATAAGAATAGATCCTTTAAAGATAAAGATGCAACATTCTCACGAGATGTGGTAGAAGGTATCAACTATATGTTCTGGGAAAGTATTCCGGAAGGACAGTTAATGGAAGAGATCATCTCTAATACTATTGATGGTAGTTTATTAAAGAGTCTCTATGAAAATGTACGAGGAAATATCCAAGAGCAAGTAGACCAATTGTATGCTGCTCTTGACAAAATACCAGAAGATTCCTATCAGTATGCTCATGGCTTTAAATTGCTGGAAGCACGTGAATGGATCCTGGATAACTTTTATACGTCTGAAGGTCCTAGTGTGGTTGAAATGCACCAGGAACATCTATCGCAATTACGAGTTGACATAGATATACCGGAACTTCCTGACACTGAGGAAGATGTAGAAGGTATTGATATGGACAATCAATGGAGTGAAGTCAGTGGAGAGGTTAGTGGAAAGAAGACTGTCTCTAATCAAGTCAAGCTCTGGCTGTCAATCATTCCAAAAGTCGACCGGGAAGGTAATATTGAACAAAATGATTTAGAGTTTGAAGTGTATGAAGACTTCAGTAAGATGTTCAGTATTCTATCCAATAAACTGGCTAATACCACTTCGATAGACGAGATGAACGAACAAGTAGAGGAACTGATACGCATGATGCCTGCCACTACTTTATTGAACAAATACTTTCATCTCAATGTACCTTCCAACCGGTTGACTGCATCTCAAATGCAACGAAAGATGCAGTTCTTCCAGGCCTTCTCTAAAGGTAGAGATCTATTCAGTCGAATCATTGTGGACAGAGGAGGAGCACATAGTTACATCAAAGTATCTACTGCCGGTCAACGTAGGAAAATGATGAATGACTGGGATGCGAACTTTACACCAATTATTCTACAGGAGACAGCTGCAAAGTTGGACTCAGGTGGTCTTCTCACATATGATGAAGCCCTTGCACAAGCTGCAGCTATAGGTATAGATTTACCTGGTGCATATTTAATGGATGATCGTACTCGAACAGAGTTTGCAGAACATATGACCTGGGTAGCAGACTATGTACGGAAAGGATATAATCCTTATCGAGGACGGGAGATTGAAGTGTTCGATCCGGAAGCAGGTCAAACTGTAACGATATGGGAACCGTCAAATGTTCAGGGTCGGATTAATAACATTATAGAAATAGCTTATCAAACTACACTGGATGCTATTGAAAACTCACACATTGCATATAATGGTAAGACTCGATATGATAATAGTCAGTATACCTATCATAAGTATGTCAATAATGAACTTAATAAAATAGCAGAAGAGATCAAGTTTCTAGGATTAAGCCCGGAGGATGGTCTCACTATGATCTACGATCGTTTTCCACATTTAAACAATCCGTACTCTGCAGACAGTATCATACTTAAAAAGTTAGCTTCTGGCCAGCAGTTGGAAACACATATACTTGAGGGACTGGGTACAGCAGACTCCGGATCTCGAGAGTTTCAAAAGACCCATTACCAGGATAACTTCATAGCTCAGGTAAATAACACATTAGGTGGTCGTTATCATATGTTGCGACCTGCTGATAATAAACAGGAAAGAATCTTTGACTGGGGATTGTTTCTATCGATTAATGAAGTAGATATCAATAATGACCTGGGTATCAGTGCACCGGTGAATATGTTACTGGAGTATCTAAAGAGTGAAGCTATTGTATTAAAGGATGCCAATGTAGGTAATACTCAGAACTATTCCATATGGAATAATCTTGGTAACAACCTTAGATTGGACAGCTATCCTAAATACTATCAAGCAGCTATTGAAGATGGCACCTTAACTCCCGATCATGTGAAGTTGATACAGTCAGGCATTCTGTTGTCTATACTATCTTCACCAGAAGTCATACCACTCATAGAAGATTTTGTGTTGGAAGAAATTACACTGGATGAGTTCATTTACAATCCGGTAGTAGTAGATAGAATGACTCAATGGTTTCAAGAGACATTAAACAAAAGGATCATTCCTGCTTTTAGGGAAACCAGAATAGCAGATGATGCTGGAGATAAATTACTACATGAGTATAAGGATTTTCCAATAGAGACAGTTGCCAAGCTATTTTTGTCTAACTATATTGCTGGTAACATTGAACAAACAAAGATATTTACTGGTCACCCGGCACAGTATAAATCACTAGATGATTTCTTTAAGCGTATGTCTGGAATGGTTGGTACCAAGACACTACCAGCTATTGATGAGGATACTAATAGGTACCTAGTAGATAATGGGCTAGGCAAAGAAGATCCTATTATTCGTACTGCAGTGATAGCAGATCCTAAAGTAAGCTCTGAATTGCAGGGACTCTATGAAGAAATACTTAATCGAAGATATGACAGAGCTACTGCTGCTTCTAAAGTGGAAAGATTTTATGGAGATATTGAAGAGAGTGATGCTCAAGGATACATCTCATTGGATGAGTATCGTGAGTTTAAGTTTCGAATAGGGGAATGGAACTGGAAGCAAGAAGCTGCTTATCAGTGGGAAATCCAAGGAGGATGGAAAGGTAATCAAGTGATAGGACCTAAGAACAGTCCATATGAGGAGATTAGAGGAGGAGAGATTACCCAGGCAGATGTGGAGAAAGACGGATACTTTCTTCCAACGATGAAGCCACAATATTTCGGTCCAATAAAAGACAGCAATTTCTTCGTCAATAGTTACTATAAACTATCATTATTGCCATTGCTACCATCTCTGGTGGAGACTAGAAATCTACAGAAGGTAGCGGATAAGATGAACAAACAAAAGATTGGCATCTTAGTGTTCTCTACAGGTAACAAGTTAGGTACCAGATTGGGTGATGCAAACAATCCCTCTCTCCCTGGGATCCAGAGTATGTATGATACAGAGGGAAATATTAAAGATGATGTTCTATTGACACAAGATACTTCGTATGAATACTGGGGTATTCAGGTTAATAATTCTCCTAAACAAAAGAGTAATGTTTCCAGTGGTACACAGTTTCTAAAGCAAATAGAAAGCAATCTGTTCTATCAAGGTGTACCTTTTGATTTCCAACCCGATCAGGGAGATCGTGCTCGTAACTGGATGGAACTCTCTCAGACCGATAGACTGGCAGAATCTGCTACTTACAGGCAGATCAATGAGTTGAGAAAGCTCAACAAAGCCAGACAAACTACTGGTACTATGCAGTTGATTAAGAGGTTGGGTTTAGAAGAAGAGGAAGTAGGAGGAGAAAGGTTCTTTAAAATATCTAAAGAGAAGCTGCCTGAAGTACAGAAGTTCTTACAAGAACAATTCATTGCCCGGGATCTACCGGAGAATATGATTGATAGTGTACGATGGATCGATCGAGGTATTGACTTCATGGTTAATCGTGAGAAAGTAGAGAACATTCTATTCTCCATTTCTGATAAGATGACTGTATCTCAGAAGAAACATGGTAAGTCTAGTGTACAAGTATCTTCTACATTCTTTGAACTGGAGGGTAAACGTAATTATGAAAATGGTAAGTTTAAAAGCAGTGATCTTAAGTTCTATGATGTAGAATATAAAGTAGGAAACAAGACCTACACTCAGGAAGAATGGAATGAACTAAAGGATAAACCAGAAGAATATGAAACTAAAGTAGGAGCCATGGAAGTATATCTTCCTCACTACTTTAAAGAAATGCTAGGTCAACAAGTTGATTTGCAATCCTTGGACAAGAGACTATTACAAGCAATAGGTTTCCGGATTCCTACTCAGGGCTTAAACTCTATAGAGAACATAAGAATAAAAGGATTCTTACCAGCACAGTCCGGAGATATTGTAGTGGTACCTTCAGAAGTAATAGCTAAAGCAGGTTCTGACTTTGACTTTGATAAAATGTTCTTGCATTTTCCAAACTATGAAATGATCAATGGTCAACCTCGTTACATCGAGTTTACCAAGAGTCCATCCAAGATATGGGAACGAAGAAAAAGATCCTTCTCTCTTTCAATCCCGGAGTATGCTTCTGATATTGATCGAATAGAAGAGGAGTATAAAAATGATATCTCCAAAGCAATCATAGGTAAGAAGATTAGCTATGATCTTTGGCAACAAAAGATGTTACCTAAGCTTCATGCATTGGGCATAGATGTCAGTAACATTAATGACGCTATTAATACGATACAGGACTACTCGTTCAATCGTAAGGAATTGATTGAAAATGGGCTTCTCAGTAGTCTTCAAGAAGAACTGGGCTTCAATGATGAACTTGAAGAACTCAATGAATTCCTGATCGAAACTAGTCGTATCCGGGAGAACATGCGGAGAAATAAAGACGTGATTCAAGCTGCCAAAGTTAAAAGGGATAATGCACTTGAACAAATATATGAAAAGGCTTTTGAAGAGTTTGACAAACTGGATATCTACGAGAAGAATGGTAAGAAAGCCATAGAAAATGAGATGCTTAGGATGCATCAAGCATTGTTATCAGACTATAGACGATTTGATGAACTGATCAACCCGATCTCTACTGATACATTTAAAGCTCAGGCTAATATTATCAACAACTTAAAGAACAGAGATACCAATCCACAAGCTCTTTATAACATAGTGGATCCTACTTTTGTAATCAACAAGGGTATAGAATTTCAACATGCTAAGCAAAATATTGGTCGTGCGGCTTTGAATGCTACCTCACATATATTATTTTCACAGGCTAATGTTTACCTCAATCTTCCTAGAGGTAAAAATATATACTTGAGTCATAATTCTACACTGCAGGGGGGTCAAATACGACCCTCCCTTGCAGGTTTAAAGACAACTGATGGTAAACATTACATTAGTGATTTGCTCAGTGAAATGATTAACGCCTATGTGGATGCTGCGAAAGACCCATTCATATTCCAAATCAATGGTGGGCCTATCTCAGCCAACGTTATGTTTTTATTGATACGTCTTGGTGTTCCGGTAAATGATGCGATAGCCTTTATGAATCAGCCGATCATCGATGATTACATTAAAGGTTTGGCTGCACGTCGTAGTACTTATCTATATACTACTGGTAAGACAGATTGGAAGTTTGTAGATAAAATTACCAACAAGTATAAGAGTGCAACAAAACCTAATGCTCCTCAGAAGGCAATGAAGTCACTTACCCAGATGAGAAATATGATTGAAAAAGTGGGTAAAGGCATGGAATTAAACGATGCAGAGAAAGCTGCACAGTTAGCTATTCTGGATCAGTATATGATGTTGGAAGATGTATCTGATTCTTTACGTAGAGCTATCTGGGGTACATCCTATGATACATCTGCTGGTGGAAAGAATACTGGTCAGCTTATGCACAGACTCAAACTTACTGAGCAAACTATCGATGAGGGATTACTGGGTAACTATGAGCGAATCTTTGACAAAGGTTCTTTCCTCGAACCATTCTATAGTTCAGTTAAGGATCTACTGGATATGATCACACCGTACATGGTGACGTTAAATAACCCAGGGCTGAGGGAACAGATAGATAAGTTTGTCTCACTGACCATGGATGAATTCGAGTATGAGAAGACGATTGATGCTATGAAAAGTGATCTAATTACCTACATAGTACATCGACAACTTGATCTGAAAGGTAGAAATAGTCTGATCAATTCTTTTCAAACGATTGATGGTGTCAAGGTACGAAATAGTACAGTACCCAAGCGAGTACAAGATTATAAAGCTCAGGTAGCTAGAGGAGATGCAGCACCTAACGAATTCATTGAAGCACTCTCAGTTAAGCTGGCTATCAAAGATCCTTTCACCGGTCAAACCATAGATAATTTATCAATAAACTCTGGTTCTAAGATCGACAAAGAGGATAGCGATATCTATACTAAGGAGTGGGAAAGATTAATGATTACCCATCCTACTCTGGCAACGGAGCTGGGAGAATTCCTGTGGTTACAATCCGGACTACAGAACAGTCCTATCAACTTCATAGATCTTATGCCGAATGCTATCTATGCAGATATAATGCACAGGTCGCTGCAAGGATTGGAGCAAAATTCTAAAGCATTCCAGAACTTTTACCATGAGTTCTTCTTGAATAATTCTCAGTTCTTCAAGAGTGTTGGTAGTGTGAGAGCTATTAAAGATAGCTGGCCGGCATATAAAGTGACAGACAGTCGTGGTATGGTACCGGATACTAAGTATTATTTCAACCGGCAACTATTAAGCAAGGATAAGATGGGAACTGTTCGTAACTTTAGAAACGATAGTACCAAGAAGTATTTTCCAGATGCAGACTTCTCCGAGTATGTTAAGAAGAAGTCTCAGAATTATCCTAAGCCGGCACCAACAGAAAGTAGAAGAAGTGAAGTTGATGATATACTAAACAAGGAAGATTGTGGCATGTAGCATTGAACGAAACAAGAAAGGAGAAATAGAAGAAGTATATGCTCCGAATAAGAAACCAAGTATACTCTACAGAGATATTGTTTCTTCTTTAGATATTACCAAGGATCAAGCTGTTCGCCTATGGGCTCAAACGTATACAAAATCGTTTAGTGGATTATACGAGGGGGAGATGGATGTCAATGGTGAGGCTATTTATAGCCAAGCTAAAGACATTTTATCTCCCTTTGTTGATGAAGTATACTATGCCAACTCTACTCAAGGTACCTTATCCAAGCTGGGGCAACGGTATAATATGAACTATGCTGGCTTTATGCCCAGAACAATTAACTCATCTGCTGTAGAGAGGGAGCTTAGAGCCTCTTCCCTGGGGCATGTGAAAGTTAAAAGAGCAACTAGTGGAGCTTATTACTTCACGATAGACAATAGGTTCTATAATCCATTCAACCCTAGCTTTCAGCTGACCGCCAAAAATATACCAGTGGATGCTGAATTGGACAGAATGGTAGGTAATTTCCTCAATTCGGTAGGCGCAAAAGTGTCATGGGTAGGTCAATTGGAGCATGACGCAGCTGCCCGGGTCAATACACTGAACAAAGTTATTGAGGTTGTACAGTCTAAACAGGGACTGGATACATTGACAGAAGAAGCTACTCACTTGATGGTTAGTATGATGAGAGGAAGTGCTCCTTACTATGCCATGGCTCAACAGATCAAAAAGTTTCCAGTGTATAATGAGGTACAGGAAACCTATGGTGATCTGGAGAATTATGATCCTACCAAGGTTACAGAAGAAGCCATTGTTAAACTGATTACCAGTGTAGCAGTGGACCGGTATGCAGATGGTACGCTTAAGAATTGGTGGAATGCTATACTGGACTATCTAAGAAAGCTTTTTAAACAACAAGACATCAGTGAGTTCCGGAAGTCAGCTGAGAAGCTATTGGCCGGTAATGTTGAAGGTCTACAAGAAACATTAAGAGATGATATCTTTTATCAGATATCCCCTAACAGTGATAAGAAGAACTTTATCCTGGATAAGATCAAGGAAGTCAATGAACTTAAGCTCGAGAATCGCGATGGCCGCTATTACATTCCTTCACTGGATAAGTGGGTACGTTTTAGGCCGTCTGATAAGGTCCAGGACTATGGTAGATATATTTACGGGCAGAAGGAGTTCACGCCAGAATACAAAGAATACTTCACAACGAAAGGTACGATCCTCCATAACTATAATCAGCTTATTATGGAAACTCTCCTTTCAAATGCGAAGGATATTAACCGGGAACAGATTGAGAGCCTGGTTTACAATAACCTCAAGGATAGGCCGGAGTTTAAGAATTTTCAAGATCGTTCGTATTATAAGCTCTCTACTACCCAGTGGTCGGATCTATTCCATGGGGTCAAAAGTATTTACACTCATATCAAAGAGAAGGACTCTAAAGCGACGATCCTTACTGAGCAAGTGGTTTATAATCCCAAAGACCAGGTAAATGATATCGCCGGAACCATTGATGTCATGGTTATATATTCTGATGGTACCATAGGTATCTATGATTATAAGTCCATGCGATTTCCTTTCAATAGCAAGACTAAAGATTACTCAGAGGTACAGGATAGTAAGCGACAATTGTTTGATCTACAGTTGTCACAGTACAAGAGTATACTCAAAGAAAGCTGGGGCTTAACGGACTCAGACTTTAGAGAAACCAGGATCGTACCTATTAATATGCAGTTTAAGATTGGTGGACGAAGAGGCAACCAGGCTTTTGAAAAAGTGGAGATGGGCAGACCAAGCTTAAACAAGGATTACCTGGATCAATTAACAGTAGCTGATGAACAAGTAGCAGGTGATGATAACCTGAATATATTTCTCAACAAGTTATATCAGGAGCGTAACAAGTTACGTGCTGAAGTGAATATCTCAAAAGGAGATAAGAAAAAGAAACTGAATGCTCGATTGAGTAAGCTTAATAATACCATCAATGATCTGATAGTTAAGCAGGATATCTCTGGAGCATTATCTGACATAGCCTCTATCATAGAAGATGTAGAGAACAATAATAACTTATCTGCAGGACAGATCTTAGAGTACAAAGAGTTTATTGAGCTATATGATACTTTTAACACTGCATTCAAGCAGTCCCTCGATCAATTGGAAGACAAGGAAGATGTTATTCAGCGGATAAGATATTACAATGATATGTTGGATGCTGCCAGAGTTACCATCAATCAAAAGCTGATAGACTTGGCCCAGACCATGAGTGAAAGAAGTTTATTAGATGGTGGTAAGTTGAAGACAGGATTAGGTCAGATTTTTGATGGTATTAGTGAGTGGAATCATCCGGTTATTTTCACCATAGGAACTGTATTGGCTGAACAACGAGAGAAAGTAGTCAGAAGATTGCTGGAAGAAGATGAAAGTATTGATACGGTACATGATGAATATGTAGCTTGGGCTAAGAGAAATGGATTTACTGGCATCAATGCTTTCAAGCCTCTGATACGAGCGAGTGATGGAAACCTAATTACCAGGTTCAAGAAAGAATTTTATGAGGAGAAGAATAAGATTGCCGAGCAAGGAAGAACAAAGTATTACAACAAGGAAGATATTACCAAAGAAAGAGAATGGTTCGAAAGTCACTACGAGTTCAATGAAGAACGATGGAAGGAAGACTATGACAAAGTTAAAGAGTTACTAGCTGGTAATCCAACCTACTCTCCGAAAGACAGAGCGAGAGAGCTCTCGAAAATGGATGCGGTCAATCCAAAGAAGAATAATAATGCATGGTTTGCTACCAAGAACTGGTACATTCGTCCAAAGGATCATAAGGATCCAGCACAAGCGTCTTATATCTCAGATGAGTGGGCATTCATATCCAAGCCTGGTAATGAACCGGCTATGAAATATTATGAGATGTACTCTAAGTACAATCGTGAGATGAATAAGATGATTGGACATGAGGTTATCAGAGATAATTTTGTTGCCAACATCCATGCATCTACGATTGAGAAGATGGGGACTCTTGGAGTATTCAAAGAAAATACTCTATTGCAAGATATGTATCGGGGACTGGAAGTAAGAGAGTATGATCATCTCTTTGGTACAGTAGATAAGGATGGTAATCCTATCAACAAGATACCTATACTTTACTTGGATAAACTTAAAAGGGAGGTCACTGCTAAAGAAAAAGTAGAGATAGAAAATGATGTAGCGACACAAGCACCCAGGGGGAGCAAGCAATTCTTTGATGAAGTAGACCGTCGTGTCAATGAATTAGCCTTCCAAAAAGGAGTAGCTGATAAGAGTAAAGACTTAACGCAGTCTTTAAAACTCATGTACAGATCAGCGCTGGACTATCATTACAAGAGTGAAGTGGAAGATAGTATCAGGTTACTACGAGAGATCGTTACTCTTGATCAATATACGGAGATACCTACCGACCGATATAATAATCCTATCTTGAATAAGCTGACCGGTACCTTGGCTAAACGAATGGGAGCTTCCAATACTACAGAAGAAATCATTGACAAGTTTATAAAGCTGCATCTCTATGGTCAGCGAATCCAGAGTAAGGACAGTACATTCCGGATGGGAGATAAAGTGTACTCTACTACCAAGATCATACAATTAGCTCAGAACTTTCTAAGCATCAAAGCACTAGGTCTTAACCCTATTCTAGCCGGTGCATCGAACATTGGAGCTCAGATCAATAGAAACATTCTAGCCGGTAAGGGTATATATTTTGGTGAGAATACCTGGAAGGAGGCACTGGATCAATTTACTTCTTCTGATGAGAAAACTTTGGCTGCTATATGGTTCTTTGAACCATCCAGTAGAGATCTATCGTATGATAGAGCATTGAAAAAGAGTGTAAGTGGAGCGAACAAAGCGCTTAACATGCGAAATGTCTTTGCATTACATCGCGGACTTATCAACAAACGTGGAAAAAGTAAATACGATGTGGATAACCCGTATTTTGGAGACGATAACGTAGACAATACTATACTTCTGGCAATGATGAAGCATTGGGTATTGGATAGTGATGGCAAGTTAAAGAGTAAAGGAGATCCATTAAAGCCAATAAAAGATGAGAACGCTAAAACTTTGTGGGAAATATTTGATTCTTCCGGAGATGTGATGAAACTGGAAGGAATATCTGAGAAAGAGTTTGTCAGATTTAGAAGACTGGTAGCCGAAGCTCAGAATAGAGTGAAGGGATCACTCACGGAAGATCAGATGCATATAGCTAATACGCAAGTACTTAGTATGATGTTGATGAAGTTCCGAAACTGGATGCCCGGCTTGATTAAGGAGAGATTTGGTAGTTTTAGATACAATCCTCTGTTGGAATCCTATGAGCAAGGACACTTCATAGGTACTAAGGATGAGATACTACCGTCTATGGAGCTCATACGATCCGAGCAGGAAGCCTGGTCCATGAGTATGGGTACAATCTTTGGTGATCTAATCTTACCCACATTAAAGAACTTCATCTCCCTGGGGTCTGAAGTAATAACCATGGGATTATACAAACATAAGATCGATGAGAAGAAAGCAGAAATACATCGAAGAAACTTTCTAAAGAAAAATCCTGACCTGGATGAGAAAGAGTTTACACTCGAAAGGTTCATAGACTTCAGGAGAAGGCAGTGGCGAACCATGGCCAGAGAGTTAAGATACCTATTAGGTATGAGTACATTACTACTAGGAGCAATGTCAGCTCTAGGATGGGATGATGAGGATGAAAATCTACTCACCTATAACATGTACAAGTTAGCTCAAAGAGCATCACTGGAATTAAGCTTCTTCTTTAGTATGGATTCCGTGAATGAGATATTGAAGTCGCCATTACCAGTGATGCGTTTAACTACTGACTTTTCAAATATGATAGAGAACTTCCTGGTAGAAAGTTCACAAGCTATTGGAATTACTCCGGAGAACACAAGAGATAAAACACCCTTTGGATACTACACACTTAAGAATATTCCTGGTATCAATCAGATTCTTGGTATGGCAGCATACTTTAATCAGGATCAGAGTAAGGGAACATTTGAAAAGATCTTTGGAGAAAGTACATTCTTCCAAGACTACATACTATCCAGATAGTTATAGTTTGATGTTGATCTTCTTGCGGGAAGGATAGTTGAGTGTAATTTTATGGGTCTTGCGTTTACATCCGGATAGTTTACGGTGAGCCTCTTCCGTTAAAGCAAAGCTCCAGTACTTGATACAATAGTCAGCAGGAGTATCATTCATAGTTAATACATATACTCCAGGTTCTACTTCAAATACATAATCTGACCGGATAGAGATACCTTCCCAGTTAAATTCACCTGAGTCTGCAGTTAATACATAGTGACGAATGAAGTTGACATCTTCACCGGTTAATATAAATGTACCCTCTTCGTATTCTCCTTGTACACCAGGAATGAGATTAACATCTTGACCCGTAAGTATGTATGCTCCCGGATCTGCTGTTAAGAGTCTATCAAATAGTAAGGATGCATCTTGACCGGTTTCATTGAATACTCCAGGATCTGCTATAAGCCTGTATCCTTGCTCTAGTGCAGCAGTCTGTCCAGTTAAAGTATAAGTTCCTTGATCAGCTGTTAGGATACTGGTAGTTAAAAGACTCGCATCCTGACCTGATAATGTAAAGACCCCAGGGGAAGCAGTGAGGTTATATGCTATCTGGAAGTTGGCATCCTCTCCTGTCAATGTAAAACTGCCGGCATCTGCAACCAATACATATCCTTGTTCCAGGTTAGTATCAGTTCCAGTTAATACAAAACTTCCCTGATCTGCAGCAATAAAGTAATTGATATCGAAAGTAGCATCTAATCCAGTTAAGGTATAGCTACCCGGGTCTGCCATGAGACTATTAGCAGGCGTATAGGTTAGTGTGACATCTTCACCTGTTAATGTGAATACTCCAGGATCTGCTATCAGTGTATAGTCTCTTAGTAAGCTGGCTGTCTGTCCTGTAAGTGTGTAGGTGCCACTATCTGCTGTCAGTATTTGATCGGCCAACAGACTGGCATCCGTACCTGTAAGTGTGTAAGTACCACTATCGGCAATAAGTACCTGGTCATTTAATAAGCCAGCATCCGTACCGGATAAACTAAATGATGTACTGTCTGCCACTAAGGTATAATCTATCGAGAGATTGGCGGCATTACCTGTTAGTATATAAGAGGTGCTTTCTGCAACTAGTGTTGCATCTTCCAATAGATTAGCATCCTGACCAGCTAGTGTAAAGCTTGTCGAATCTGCAGTTAAAATATATGTACGCAGTAATGTAGCATCGGTACCGGTTAATGCAAAGCTGCCCGGATCTGCCTGGAGTGTTTCTCCTGCTATTAATGCTGCATCTGTACCGGTCAGTGTATAACTGGTACTATCTGCTACTAGTATTCTATTATTAAGTAGAGCAGCATCTGTACCGGTTAATATGTAGGTACCTTCTTCTGCTACAATAGTTTCACCAGCAATAAGTGCAGCATCCTGACCGGTAAGTATATAGGATCCTTGCTCTGCAATAACTGCATAGCCTATTTCTAAGCTGGCATCTGTTCCGGTTAAAGAGAACGAGGCACTCTCTGCTACTAATACATATCCGTGCTCCAGGTTTGCATCTGTACCCGTTAATGTATAGGTACCGGATTCTGCTGTAAGAATTTCACTTTCAGATAGTGTAGCATCTAATCCAGTTAGTACAAAGGAGCCCTGTTCTGCAACCAGGTTATATGTTCTACTAAAATTAGCATCTGTACCGGTGAGTGTATACGATGTTGCGTCTGCGACTAATGATAGACCTGTGATCAGATTAACATCGGTACCGCTCAGTGTATAAGAGGTAGCATCTGCTGTTAAAAGGTAACCTTGTTCAAGATTTGCATCAGTACCACTTAGACTAAATGAAGTACTGTCTGCAACAAGAATGTAGGTTCTATTTAAGTTGACATCCTGTCCTGCAAGTGTATAGGTTCCCTGCTCGGCAGTAAGTGGATAGCCTCGTAGTAGGCTCGCGTCTGTTCCTGATAAAGTATAACTTCCTGAATCACTTGGTATTACATGACCTACTAATAGTTGAGTATTAAGTTGATAAACTAATGAGGCTGTAGAAGCAGCATTAGCTGAAAGTGTTGCCCAAGAAGTTTCATTATCGTTTCGTATTACACTGATAAAATCTAGTGCACTTCCAGTATTGTTTACACGGAAGTTGACTCTATTTGTTACATCATGAGTGACAACTGAACTATACTGAAATAGTATAGCATATGTTACACCGCTGGTGACAGGTTGATTAAGCGTAAAAGTACGAGGAATAGAACTGGTAGTAAATGTTGAAGCATTTACAGGAGTACCTGCGCCTATTAATGTGTCAGGTAATCCGGCATTGGTAGTCCATAACTCTGGGGTAATAAGAAAATCAGGAGAAGATGATTTACTCCAATCAGATGAAATCTGAGTTAATATTCCTGTATTAGAGGCAGTTATGATAATTCCAAACTCTCTTATTGTTGTACTAAAAGCAGAGCTAAAATTACTTGCACCAAAAGTAGTTGGACCTACGGTAATTGATTCCCCAAGAGTATAAGTACCACTGTTTGCGGATAACAAACGACCGCTTAAGAGATTAGCATCGGTTCCAGTTAATGTGAAGGAACCTTGATCGGCAGTTAAAGTATAGGAGTTAAGCTCACTTAGTGTAGCATCTAGTCCTGTCAGTACATAGGTTCCTGCATCTGCAGTTAGAGGATAACCTCGTTCCAGGGATGCATCAGTGCCACTTAGTGTGTAAGAAGTAGCATCTGCAATAAGTACTTTA